TTTGCTATTAAAGAAGATGATAGACCATATCTTTGTTTATATGTAGGTGATAAACTTTTAATAAACTGTAATATTTTTGGACTTACTAAACCAGCTCTATATAAAAATATTTTTCCAAGTAGTAATGTTTTTTTATCAAAACCAATAGGATCTTGCTTTTCATAAAACTTTTTTATATTATCATATAACTTTACACCATCAGGATAATTTTTTGCAATAAGCAAAGCTTTATTTAATATATTATTTATTTCAGTTTGACTTTCTATATAATCTGGAGTATGGTTATTATCAGGAACAACATCACCTAAACATTTATCACCTTTTCCATCTTCTAATTTTGAATCTAGAGAAAGTTTAAAAATTGAAGAATTTTCATCTTGCGTTGCTAAAAATGCCTTATGCTTTCTATCACCAGAAATCGATAATCTGATAATATACAAAAACTCTTTATATAACATTGGATTATATTCAACAGTAGATGCTTTTTTTAACGTTTCTGGAAAAAACCAACGAGTACGATAAAAATTACAAATTTTTACATATTTTAAATAAAATTCTGCAGCTTGATCTTCATAATTACCGTTAGAATTAGCTAATTTATATCCATTATATTCTATATATCCTTTTAAATATGAAATTAATGACTTTACACATCTGTCAAATCTTTCAGGATCAGAATTCATAATTGGTTGATGATTTATCAAATAATGTGTAACTTCTTCAACTGTCTTAAATTTTTTAAGTTTTTCAATTACTTCTAACAATTCTTCATGTGTTAAACACGTATAAATTAATAAATCTTCATCGTTTTTACAAGCGCTTAAAAAGGCTTGAATATCTGTATAACCAGATTCAACAAATTTCTTAAAATTTTGTTTTCTATTAGTTCTTTTTAAAATTTTAGCTTTTTTAATACCACCAATCATATATTTGCTTCCTTTTTAAAAAATTAATATATTTATATTAAGTCAAAACTAGTAAAAATTGTAAAATCATTAAAAAATTAAATTTCCATATAGTTAATTAAAATCACCTAAATTTTTATTTGTCTGTCCACATATAAAATACAAATCACTCATATATAAAGACCAAGCATAAACAAGATTATGTAATTCTATAAGACCTTCTAAAACATTACTATCTTCAGAATAATAAGTAATCACATTTTCTGAAATCTTTTCACCACATCCTTTTGCTTTTTTGATAGCACTTCTAACTTGTTCATTTCGCTTTTTGTCAATCAATGCTTGTATTTTCTTTTCATACAATTGTATTTGTGAACGAAAATAAGCTAAATTAATAAGACTCATATGACGTTTATCTGTTGACAAATTAGCAAATTTTTGTATATTTTGCATAAAATTAATAAAACTAACAACATCTTTATCTTCTTTGAAAATAAGATTAAGTTGATCTTTAATAGATTCATAATCAAGTGCCTCTACTTTTTCAATATCAAATTCCATCTTTTTACTCCTTTATATCTGAATTGTTTTCCGTATTTTCCATATCCACCAGTGAGATAATTATTTTTATAATTGAATTCTTGATCTTTAATGACTTCAAATTCTATATCTGGATTTACTATGTAACAATCACCACATCCATGAGATATAAAATCTAAATGAATATCAAAATATTTATCCATTATTTCAAACGCTTTATCAAAAAATCTCCTTGGATCATCTGAATCATATGAAGAACTTTGACCAAAATTTTTACCGAAACATTCATCATCTTTTGGAAAATATTCACTTACAATTTCAGCTGCTTCTCTAGGAACACCATATAAGATAAGTAAAGTTATTTGATCTTCTGTTAATTGTATCATTCATGTTTCCTCTTTTTTAAATAAATAATAATAGATAACACTAACACAAAAAAGAATATTATAACAAGAATAAAACCAAGAAATTTAAATATTCCATCTAATATACTTATCAAATTTAAAACCATAACTGTATCTCTTCATCGTGTTCATAGATATTTATTTCACAATCTGATTCTTGTCTTAATAATTCTTCAAAGGCGTTTGTTAATTCTGTTTTTTTATTATTTGCATTCGCTAATAAAATTCTTTTTGGTTTCAATCTTAATATTTTCCCAACAACTAAAGCTACTTCCATAATATTATCAGCTTCAAAATCTTCCCAATAAAAACCAAAAACTTCACTACCAATACGTCCAATCAATTTGCCTTCATGATCTTTATATCCAACAGAAATATAATGGTTTTCTCTAGGTGTTAACATAAAGTTTAGCCTATCTTTTCCAAAACCTACTTCATCATCACCTTTTTTATACGATGCATATTCCAATAAATTTTCTAAAGACAAATACATACTATCCGCTATTCTTCTATTAACTCTTTCTAAGCCTTCTGTACTAGAATGATCATGATGTTCATTACATAAAGAAACTAAATTATATTCTTCATATAAAAGATCTTTACGTTTACTTCTGAGATGTATATGATGTACTTGAGTTGCTGGTTTACCACAAACGACACATTTGTAATTATCACGTTCTAATACTTTATTACGAACTTCTTCCCACTTAGCTTTAGCTTTGTCATTTTGTTTTTTTAATGGCGTTTTAATTAATTCTTTTCCATTATCTTTTAAACTCTTTGTCTTTTTTAATTCTATTCCTTTATTTTTTAAAAAATTAACTTTCTTTAAAGAAGAATTCACCTTTAAACCATTTTTATTAGATTTCAAAGGTGTTCTTTTAAGTAATTTATTTCCTGTCTTTAAAGCAGTTTTTTTCATATAAACCTCTCAAGAGCGTGACAGGAAGGAACTTATCATGCAAACAAAAACCTATCACGCTCTTAACCAATGATCACTAATTAAAAAGGAACGTCATCCCATCCTTCATTAGCAATCGTTTCAGCAGCAACATTGTTTGTAGCAAAACTATTAGTAGTATCTGTAGTTTGTTCAGCCGATTTACTCATAGCATCACGGGCCGCTACATAATTTTTAATCATGTCTTCAGCAATTTGATTTACTTCCATAAATTCTTGATCAGAAGGCATCTTCCACAAATCAGGAAGTGTAAGCTGCTCATTTTCTTCTTTAAGTTTTGCAATAACTTCAGGAGAAGGTCTAAATTCTTTAAAACTAAACTCACGTTCCCATTTACCTGTATCACCAGGACGTGAAAACTTAATTGGATTACTAGATTCAATAGTCGTAAAGTTAGGAATTTCATTACTAGCATACTTTTGAGCCATCCAAACAGTCATAAAAGAACCATTTTGCTGTAAAACAGAAATGTGTGCTTTATCCCAATCGTTTCTTTCATCAGACTGAAGAACAACAACCTTAGCATTTGATGAAAATCTAGGATCAAATACAGGATCTGGACCAAATTTACCTTGTGTACATAACTGATCCTCAGTGAAACCCATCTTCAACAATTTTCTCTTAGCTTCACAAATCGGACATTTAATGCCTTTACCTTTAAGATGCACCGTCTCTTCAGGACATACAAATCTCTTAAACTGACCGTTACCTAAATCCAGCCAGTGAGTCCCTACAATATGACAAAAAACATTATCTTCTCTTGTATTAGCTGGCATTACTTTAAAAATGATATTCTTTTTAAAACCATGTTTATAACGAACCCATTCTATATCTGGTAAAGAACCAGAAGAATTATCAGTAGTATCATTTTTGAGCATTTGTTTCATCCATTCTTCATTAAAAACTTTTTCCATGTTAAAATTCCTTTAAAAAAATAAACATTTTATCGAAAACAAGATTTTTTATATCTTGTGTATTATAGAATACAAATAATTATTAATTTCTAATCAAAAAAATTTCCATTTCTAATTAACTTTATCCAATAATCTTTTACCTTCTGTTATTAAAGCTTCTTTCTGTTCATCTGTATTTTCAGATTTATTAACAAATTGTTTAATAACATCAAGATTATTAGTAGTGTTTGATAAATCAGTTTCAATATTTTTAGATATAGAAATTCTATTTATGTCAACGTGTATATTTTTACCTTTCATTCTATCTATCTTAGCTTTAATTTCATCAGTTAATAGAATGTCTGTTGTAACATTAACATCAATATAATTATTATCATCAATCTTCAAAATTTCTTCAATATTATCATCATTAAAACACAACCAATCTGGACATTCAAAACTACGTCTTTCTATTTTATCCATTTTTGTATCATAAATAAGAATATTTCGACGTGATATTCCTTTATCTTTAAAAGATAACCGTTGTGTAGAACCAGCTATTTGTATTTTATGTCCATAACTTCCACCAGAATGATAATGCCCTTGTAATGTCATTTTGAATTGATTTAATAAATCTAAAGGAACACCTTTTTGAGTAACTATACCATTACCAAGATTAATTCCACCTAATTCAAGATGTGAAAAGATAATTTTATTTTGTTTATCTTTTATATTTTCAAGAAATCTTATAGCTTCATCGTCATTAAGACAATAAGGCATATATACACATTCATAATGCATATCTTCACACAAATACTCTATTTCTTCTGGTTTAACATGAAGTTTAATATTAGGTAGATATTTTAATGCTTCTAACTTGTGTATTTGAAGATTGTTATCAACTATATCATGATTTCCAAGAATAATGTCAAGAGATATTTTGGCATCGTTAAACTTTTTAAAAAAATCTAACACAGCTTTTAAAGTTTGGGCAGATATATTATCGCCAACCGGGCCCCAAATATCACCAAGACAAACTAACTTATCGATATGTTCTTCTTGATATAGTCTTATTAAAGTATCAGCACAAGACAAATGCTCTAATTCACGAATTGTAAAACCAGAATCAGTAATATGTGAAAATCGATGTGTATGATGAAAATGTATATCACCAAAAGCCATTATTCTCATGTTACTTCTCCTCTATAGTCGTTACACCAAGTGATTTAGTGCATATGATTTTGTTTTGTATACTTTCTTTTACAGCTGGATGATTAGTAATCCAATATACAGATTCAGATGTATCACTCTTATCTTCAATGATATTGATAAGTTGTTGTACACCGACAGGATCTAATTCAGATTCTATTTCATCTAACCATAACATATTAAAACTTACTTGTGATGTTGCTTGAATTAAATCATAAAGACCTAATTGAATAGCGATATTAAGTCGCTTTTTTTCACCACCAGATAAGCTTGTTACTTTTTTCTGAATACCATTACTATTTATCAAGATATTGATGTCTGCACCATCCAAACGTAATTCTACATCTGTATTGCTGAAAAATTCGTGGATGTATTTTTGCATACAACTGTTTAAATATGCTATATCTTGTTTCAATAAATACGGTCTCAGTTCACCTTTTGATCCAAGTAACTTGTAAAAATAATCAGATAACTGCCTTTTGTTTTCAAGCGATTTAAGTTGTCGAGCTACTTCGATTTCACCAGTGTCAAGATCAGCTATTTCTTTTTTATAAATAGACATGTCTTGAACCAACTTATCTACCTGGGAAGAGTGGGACTTCTTTTCAAGTTCCAGCCGAGCTAACTCTTGCGTATTTGCCAGCACTTTACTCTTTAGACTGTTTATCAATGAGTTATTTTCAGTCAATTTAGTTTTTAATTCTTTTAAAGAACTTTCACTAGCTTGTAATTGACTATTTACTTGTGCCCATTCTTGTCTTTTCTTTAAAAGATCATTATTCAAACCTTTTATTTTTTCATCAACAAGAATCATGTCCTTATTAAGTTGATCACGATGGTTTGATTTTTCAGATTTTTCTTGTTCTGTTCTATCTAATAAATGACCACAAGTAGGACATCTATCGTTTTTAAACCAAGCTTCGATAAGATCAATATCCTTGACTTTCTCTTTCCGTTCGTATTCCGCACTCTGAAGAGTTAGTTTAATATTGTTAGCCTCATCTACTATCTCATTAAGTCTTTTTTGTAAAGAATTATTTGATGTTTCTTCTAAAGTTTTTGAAAAATTGGTACCGTTTTCTTCATTAACTTTAATTTCATTGTTACAATTGCTTATTTCGTTTTGTAACGCATCAATTTTAGCATTTATTTTTGCTTCATCGAAAGATTCAACAAGTACTCTATAGTTTTCCCCCGTAGTATCTAACATCTTTTGATAAGTTGTTTTACTACCATTCATGTTACTTAATTTTAAATTAAGTTCCTGTATTTCCTTGTTGTAAATTTTAATGTCTTTATTAGCTTCATCACGAACTTTATCCCAAACAGAATAATCACGTATACTTTCTAAAGTTTGTACACGTTGCTGAGGAGTAAGCTCAGAAAAAGCAGACTTAATATCATGAGTCATCATAATTGTACTATGGAGCAACTCAAAAGGTATCTTGAATAATTGATTTATACGATTTTGTGTATCAGCAATTTTATGACACGTTAAATCTTGTCCACCAATTTCAAGAAAAAGATTATTGCCAAACTCAGAATCTTTTCTAGTACGTGTTATCTTTATATTTCCTTGATCAGAATCAATATAAAGAATTACACGACAATTTTTACCTGTTTTGGCATTAACAATATCATCTGCAAGAACTTCATTTGTTAAGGCATTACCAGTTAAACACCAATAAATACTTGATAACAAAGAACTTTTTCCAGAACCATTGAAGCTTCCTTTTTCATCATTGTTAATTCCTTCAACAGAATATAAACCTTGTTTAATAGAAAACACAATTTTAGATTGTATACTTCTAAAATTTTCAATTTCTATTTGGCGTATATTAAATTGCATAAAAAAGACTCCTATATTCAGTAATCACCATATATAGAAGTCCAATAATGATATATTTCTACGTAATTAAATTTCCAAATAGTTTAAAAAATTCTTTTAAAAAATGCTTTTAATACATTGAAAATATTACCAAAAAACGATTTTTTATAAGAAACGCTTAAAAATTCTTCTTCTTTAAAAACGTTATTCACAATTGTCCATTTTTTATTAGCAGAAGATTGAAATTCTCTACCTTCATCTTCAGCAAATTCATAAATATCAAATTCATAATCATTAAATAATTCTTTAAATTTCTTATTTTTCTTAAGAATATCACGAACTGTCATAATAAAAGTTGTCTTTCCGACAGCCATTTTACCCTTAACGAAAATATTAATTTTCTTTGTCATTAATTTCTACTCCTTAATTTAAGTTCTGTACATTTATTATTTAATATATCCAATAAAGATACAAAAATTTCATCTTGATATTTTTTTAAACAATTTTCACATAAACAAAAAGGTGAATTTTCTATAAAAGAATCTACAAACACAGATTCTAAACCAGCTAAAAAAGCTTTATGTAAGAAATTCATAGATCTTGAAGTAACTTGATTTGGCATTTCTTCACCACAAATATTACAACATACTTTATCTACTTCAATCACTTTTTTGCAAATCATAATTCACCTTTATCAACTTTATCATAAAGTTCATAAGCATTATCAATCAATTTATCAAAGCTAAGAACTCTTTTATCTGGATTCTGTTTAAATTTTTTATATTCTTCAACACAATCATTTTCTATAGCCGTCATAAACAATTTATTAAAAATTTGCATATTTTTTTCAGCTTCTTCTTTTTTATCAAAAACAACACATATTGTATTTTTGTTTTTATATTTATTACGACTGTGATCTTCATCAACAACAGAAGTATACCAACACCATTGTTCTTTTAATTCTTTAACAATATCATTTGTAGACATTCCATCAAATGATTTGTTTTTCCAATTTACACGAATTGAACATACTCCATTTGGTTTTATTAAAACATCACGTGTTGATGGAATGTAAGGTAAACCATTTAAACAATACATTGAATTATGTATCTTTTTTATCGTTTTATTTATCTTAATTTTCTCTTTTTTAACTAAATCTTTTAATTCATTTACTTTTTTATGTAATTTTTTATCTTTTGTAGTTTTTTCATCTAAAACTAATGCCATCAAATTCATTTTTAGCTCTTCCTCTTTTAAGAATCATAATATTTTATTAAATTTATTAAACCACTACAACTTTCACCTTTGTAATTTAAATTTAGATATCTATTTGCTAGACATCGTAATTTAGAATCACAATTTAGACAAATTTTATCTCTTAAATTTTCCATTTCCTCAAATTTTTTACGCAAATCCAATAAATTATCAAATTCTAATAATTCAAATTCATTATTTTTTGTAAAATTCTGTAAAGCAAACTTATTATTTGGTGTTATATAAACATTTTTTACATTATAATTATCAATCGGTAAAACTTCATCTAATTGTAATTTATTTTGAAAAGCAAATCTCATTGATTTTGTTAAAAATAAATATTTCTTAATGATTTTTTCTGTTTCTAGATATGATCTTTTAATATTTTTTACGTCTTTACCGTGATGGTATGGAATTATTTCCCAAGATTTAATTTTTAACAAATTTAAATCTTCAATAATTCTTTTTTCATTCTTATCACATGAAATATCTAAAGATTTGACATTTATTGATTTATTATTAAATCTTTTAATATTATCAAAAACTTCTTGTTTATGTTTAGTAAATCCATTAAAATTAAATTTAACATTTATAGCATCAAAACAATTAATTAAAGTCTTATTATAATTAACAAAATTTGTAGAAATATATATTTTATTACAATTCAATTTTATTATTTGAAATAACATATTTAAATAAAAATCAGAAGCTAAAGTTATTTCACCACCACATATTTCTGTTTGAAGAATATTATAATAATTTTTCAAATCAGATAAAGCTGAATCTAACCAAACAACATCTAATTTTGTTTGATCATATCTTTTATCATTGAAAATATAAAACTCGTCATTTTCTTTCTGTGTATAAAGTGGAATGACATATAATCTAATTTGTTCCTTCATATTTTGGAAAATCTTTTATAAATTCATCATAAACATTTGATAAATCTAATAATTCATCTGTTTTTTCTAATAAATCATTATGTTTTGTTAAAATATTTAGATAATGTTCATGTATTAAATCGCGATATTTTATTATTGATAAAGATTGTTCTTTGTATTTTTTTATTTTTGAATCTTTCCAGCTATAAGCATCTAAAAAAGAATCAAAATTTAAAGATTTTACAATATTATCTAATTCATTATGTAAATAATCTAAACAATTTTTAACAAATTGTGTTTTGTTATCATATTTGATAATTTCATTTGGATCTTTTGGACATCTTTGCTTTAAATAAAATTTTCCATCATATCCTTTAACGATTTCTTCATTTGTACAATATAAATCTTTATTATACCAGTCTTTGTATCTGAAATTATTGACATAAAATTTAGCTGTCTCAAAATCAGCTGTCCATTTAATACTTCCGTCTTCTAAATAGACATAAAATTTATTTGAATATTTTGGATCACCATTAATTTTCATTTTTAACTCCTTTTTTGTATAATTAGAACTGGAAAAATTTTTTTAAAATTATTTTTCTAAAAGAAAAAGGTTGATCAAAAAGAAAATTTATTAATTATTTTAATAAATTCCCTGCTTTCGCTCGTCGGCTTTGTCGCCGCCGTCGCTCAAGCTGGAATTTATTAATATATTTTTTATTTTATTAATAAATTTAAATTATTAATAAAAATTTCCATTTAATTTAAAGATATAAATGGAAATTTTATAAATTTATTTTTAATATATTTTAGATTCTATAAATAAAATTATATAAGAAAGGATTTTTAAAATGAATACAAATTGTATAATTGAACTTAAAGAACATGTCAATAAACTATATAAACAACCAGTGTATACTCTTGATAAAGATAAAAAATTTTTATGTTTAGGTAATTATGCAAACGTTTTACAGTTTCACAAAAGATTAAAAAATGTTTTAATGTATGGTTACATTAATAATAAAGATTCAGATATCATTCTTTCACATAACGATGATACATTTTTTATAAAAAATAAAAAACACAATACATTAATTAGCTTACCAAATGAACAAGTAAGATATTTATCAGCAAATATTGGTAAATTTATATATTCGAAAATGAATGAAAATAAATCTTAAATATCTACTTCATTCAAATCACGAATTTCTATTTTACCTGTATCAAGATCTTTAACTTTAACTTTCATTTGAGACATATCGTTTTCATTAACTAATACATCTACAATTCTTTCATTTTTTGTAGATGGCATAGGAGCTTCATCATTCATATCTCCTGATCCACCATTTATATTTATATCACCAAAACTTGGTAATCCACCATCCATTCCTGGTTCTTCTGGTCCATAATCATCTAAACCGTCAGAAGCCATATTATCTTGAGTATCTAAATTTGTCGTAGATGTATCATTTGCTCCTGTTGTAGCAGAAGTCATATCAGAAGCTATATTAGCTGCTCCATCTGCAAAATCTGCTGGTGTAGGAGCTTCTGTTAATAATGATAGAAAACATTTATTAAATGATATAGATTCGTTTTGTTGATTTAATAATGGAGTTAAACGCATAGATACATAATCTCCAACACCTTCATCATCAAGATATGAAGCTGCTGCATTTGCTGTTTTTGAAATTATATTTTTCTTAATATTGTTTGGTATATTTTTAATTAAAACTTCATTTTTAATCATATCAATTAAGTTTTTAGTTCCAATAATTTTTCCATTATTAAAAGAATCTATGATACTATCAGCTTTTTTTGATACATTGTTAATTTCATTTTGATTAAAATTATCCATAGACTTTTTATTAGCTAATACTTTTTCATGAGCTGCATTATATACTTCATCATTAGTTAACATTTCTCTAATTTTATTATCTATTGTACGCCATTTGTAAAAAAACGGTATAAAATATGTATCTCTCCATTTTTCGAATTCTATTCGATTTTGAGATGCTGGTTTATTTTTTGTTCCAGCTTTTGTTTTTACAACAGGTTCATTTGGTGTCAAATTTAAACCAAAGGCATTATTTATTTCATTTATTCTATTTTCAATTGCTGGTCTATCGTTTTCGTCATATCCAGCAAAAGCATACATGAGGCTTGGATCTTTTTGTAATGCTTCATTACTTGCAAATGGTTCTGTTTGCCATATTGCTATCGTTGATGGTAATATTTCACCTGTTTTTTTATTAAATAGTTTAGGAGCATCTTTTTGACCACGCCACATATCACCAGCTCTACTATCTATAACACCTTTATAATGTGCTTCTAAATCTTCTCTTGCTTGTTGGCGTTGTTCTGACGTCATATTAGCTATAGAATCACCTTCTTTAATAGCACCTATTTCTGTATTGTTTTTCAAATCATATACTTTATTTTTATTTGCTACATAACCAATTGGTCTATTATTATCATCTAATACAATTCTTCTGTATACATTTTGACTTGTAAATGTAGAATCTATTCCTCTTGTTGGATCTTTATATGTGCCAATACCAGTATCTTTATCAAATGAAAATCCACTATTTCCATCTTGCTCATATTCAGCTATTGTTTTTCCAATTTTTCCAAGATAATTACCATGTAAATCGACTACTTCAGCAGAATCTTTATCATTTTTACGAATTATTCCATAATTTTTACCCTTTAAACGAAGAGATTCTTCTAAACTTTCTTCTTTCTTTTTATTTCCAAGATATTGAACAGCAGAACCTAATCCGGCACAACTAACACCACACTCATTCATATCAAGACCAGTAATCGGTTTTAAAGGAAATGGAAGTTTTTTAACAGAATATAATTCTTGTAATTCATTCATAGCATCTTCACGAGATGTAAATTTAGCAGCTGTTTCTAAATTATCAGAAATTAAATTTTCATCACGCCAATTTGAATTTAAATAATAATTTTTATTAACATCATCTATTTGATATTCAAGATACCAAATTTCATTATCAGTTATTTGATTATTTTCGATTGATTCTTTTTTCATAGCAGAAAAATCTTTACCTTTATTTAAATCATTCCAAACCATTTTTTGAGCAAAATCTTTATTTGCATCATTCACATCTGGATTTTTTTCATAATGTATATCATTCCATTTGCGTGCAGCTTTTTCTTGCTCCCAACCCATACCTCTGGCATTTGGATTCATTCTAGACATATATTCTTCTTTGTGCTTTTGTATATCTTCTGGAGTCCATGATTCTCTATCTCCAAGTCTATTCCATCTGTGTTTTAAAATTGGACCCCATTTAGTATTAGCATATCTAGCTTTAGTTCTTAAAGCAATATTGTCATCTACATCATTTGTTATTTCCGGAACATCTAATTTTTCTATTTTATCTTCTGTTACGTCATCGTCCCATATTTGTTCTTCTTTAGGAATAGAATAATCTGCTTCAGGTATTTCTATTTCAAAATAATTAGGATCCCAAGAACCAGGTTCAGCATTATATTTTTTATAAATATCAAGAATTTTTTGTTTATTATCTTCTATTTGCTTTTTGATTTGTTCTAAATCATCATTGTTTTCTGGTTTTTCTACATTTGATAAAATTTTATCTACATATAATTGATTTAAATTATCACTTATAGCTTTCAATTCTTCATTGTAATGAAGAATTTTATCATTTATAGGTTTATTTAAATTGTCTGTTATTTCTTTATCGATTATAGGTGTTATATTTTTTTTACTATCTTTATATTGCGTACCAAGATGACCAATTATATCATTATCATTTTCGCTGCTTAAAATGAAATAATCAGTTTTAAGATATCGCATATTATTATTATTATTTATATTATCAATTTTTTTATTATTAAAATCGAATACCGTATTATTATCCTTTGTATAACCTATACACTTGTTACCAACAAATACAGGATTCATATCATGTGCTATCTTACCTATAGGATGTTCATCTTTGAAATAGACATCTTTTTTTCTTTCTTTTTCATCTTTACTATTTAAAGCTTTTTGCCATTTATCACTATCGAAATGAATAGGATAAACAAAATCATTTTCAATGACATAATCCATGATTTTATCTTTTTCTAAACTTTCTAATGAATTTGATAATTTTTCATAAGTATTTATCAATTCATTAGTCTGTTCATCAGAAAAAATCTGTTTAAAATTTTTTATATCTGGTATTTTTGTATCTTTTTCATATCTTAAGTTTGATAAATATTTTTCAATTTTATCTTTTGTATCTAATAAACGTTTTATTTCAATTTTAATATTTTCATATTCGCTTTCTATTACAGCTTTTTCAATTTCTTCTTTATCACTTAATTCTTTATTTTTAAACTTTTCAAGTTTTTCTAATGTTTCTAATTTTTTTTGTGGTAATTCTTTTTCAAGAAATTGTATACGTGATAATATTTGATGATATTCATTCATCATTTCACTTAAATTATCTTGTGCTACTTTAGTTATTTTATTCTTATCCAAAAATCTTTTTTCTTCTTCACTTGGTTCTCTTTTAAATTTTTCTGAACGATTATAAAAAAATTGATTTCTATCATTCAACTCTTGTTGAAGTTTTTCATTTTGATCAGTTAAGTCTTTGATTTCTTTCCAACCAGGAGTACGATTTATATTTTCTTCAGTTATTACTGATTCGTGTAAAACAATTCCTTTTGGTAAAGGATAATTATTTTTCTTTAACCAATCGTGTAATTCTGCAACCGATTTAAAAATTTCTATTTTACCATCATGTGAAAGACAAAGATTTTCATTTTGTTTAAAAATACGAGCATTTTTACTTCTTAAAATTGCCGTATTGTCTTCTTCGTTTACTTTCCAATCATTTGTATCGATGTCATCGTTTATTTTTTTAATACGATTTAAGATAGATTGTAATTCATCAGAAACTTTAAGAGATTGTTTTATTTTATCCATGACTTCATTTGTCAATTCTCTTTTTTCTTCTTCTTTGTCAGTATCAAGTTCTTCACGATTTGTATAAAATTTTGATCCAGGATTAGAAGGATCGAATGAATTGTCTTGATTTGCAACAGAAACAAATCTTTCTTCTTCATCTTCTTTTAAATACATATTATTTAATGTTTCATCTATGAGTTTGAGAGAATTTTCAAAAATATTTGTCATGGAATTAACTTCTCTTTCTAAATAGTTAATAGTATTATTTTTAATGATTAGTAGTTATCTCTTAATCTTTGAATATAATCTAAAAATGGTTCATTTTCAGATGTTTTAAGATTTGAATCTTGCCACATTTGATACCAGTCAGGTTTATCTTCTGTTTCAGCTCCAAAATCATCTTGGTAAAGCATATCAGCGTTAGGATTATCTTCATAATTTGGTCTAGATACAGCCTCTGCAAATGGATCTTCACCGTTCATCAACGCTTCTACATCATATTTGTTAAACTTGTTACCATACTTATCTGTATAAATACCATTTTCATCTTTAACAAAATGATGTTCACTAGCAAAAGCTTCAATTTCATCGTTTGTTTGATTTTTATATTGATCAGCTATAGGAGATTCATATTCATTATTATAAGCTGTGAATTCTCCGTTAGCTTGTGCACCTTCCCAATTCATAGCATCATCTGTTGGTATCGTAGATGCATTTGCTCCACCCGCCATCAAACCACCAGCGACAGCAGCCGTAGCAAGACCTTTTTTGATATTGTCTTTCCATCCTTCTTCAAGGTTTTCAGAATTAAATGATTCTTTGAATAATTTATTTTCACTATTTTCATAAATAGCTTTTAACATATTTGATTTAAAGCTTTGTTGATTTTCCATAATTTATATTCCAGATCTGGTTAAAACGTTTATAAATTAGAACATTTTTATTTGGAAATGGAAATATTTTATAAAATATTAAGCCTATCATTGTAGTTCAATAGAACATCATTTTTATAATTACAAAAAGGAGAATGATTTTTATGTGGTCTGGTAATAGCGATAGTATTTTACAACAAGTACCAAGAAATTATATGTTTGGTGATAAAATTTTCATTTATGATACAATCACTAGTGAAAACTGTGCTCATTTGATAGGTGATTTATCTACATATGTATTGAATTATGAAAATGCTGGTAGAAAATTGTCATTTTTTATAAATTCTCCAGGTGGTGAAGTATCAGTAATGATGAATATTATTGGTATAATGAATATGGCAAAGTTAAATGATATTTCAATTGATACTTATGTTCTTGGTCATGCTGCTTCAGCTGCTTCTTTAATTGCTGTCAATGGAACTTGTCGTATAATGAGTAAGTTAGCAAGACATCATCTTCATTTTGGAACAATTTTTGATGTTACAACCAAACAAAGTGAAATTGAAAAAACTTATATTCAAAACATAGAGTATTCTGAAAATATAAAGAATATATATTTAGAATGTTGTCAAGGTAAATTATCAAGAGAAATTTTAGATAAATTAGAAGAAGATGAAAGAGGTCTTTTGAATGCTAAACAGTGCTTAAAGTATGGTTTATGTGACATTATCGTTGAAGATGCCTTAAGTGATAAAATGAAAGATGAAAATTCCAGATCGTTATTTGAAGAACAATATAGAAAGCATTTAAAAGAAGAAGAAAAGAAAAGACGTGAACAATCAAAGAAAGAAAAGCCGAAGAAAAAATCTAGAAAATCATTAAAAAAGGATGAAAATCATGAATAGAAGTGCTATTATTGAATATTTTAATACTTTATGTGGAACTTGTAATAAAAAGTTATCAAGATCTGAATATCGCATGTTAAATCCTGAATATCCATCATCTTTAATTGAAAAGCTTTGGGGTAATTGGAATAATTTCATGGATGAAGTAAATGATACAGTTATCATGACTCGTACTAGTCTGAAGAAGAAATTTAATAAAAAAGCTGATAAAATAGTTATTTCATATGTTAACGATGGAACAGATATTAATTTAGATTTTTTTAAAACATTAAAACTATACTGTAAGAATAATCATGCTGAGTTAGGTATACTGTGGGGTAAAGGAATAAAAAAGAATGTTACTTTTAGTAGAGATACTTTTGATTTATTGTCAGAATATCTTGCTACAGAATTTACATTTGAAAAAGATGATAAATGTATCGCTAAAGATTTTATGTTACCTCTAAGTCAAAAAAATCCACTTTTAAATATAGATAAATTATCAACAAATATAAACACTGTAATAGTTGGATCAAATAAACAATATTTGAAGATTCTTCCATATAAACAATATCACGATTATAGAATAGCTTGCTCTACAGGTGGTTTATCCGAAATAGAATACGGTGATACAATATCAAATTGTATTGATGAAAAATATCATACTTTTGGAGCTATTTTATTAGAATGGAGTAAAGATAAAAATAGATATATTATTAGAAATCTTATTTTTAAAAACGGTTGTATTCATGATTTAAACAAAATATATTATAATAATAAGATAACTACCAAAAAGAGTCTTCCTGGTATGGTATTAGGTGATTTGCATTTACCTGATGAAGATGAAAAGGCACTTTCTATAACTGAAGAATTTATAAATAAATACAAACCAGAAGCAGTAATGTTACATGATATAGCTTCTTGGAATAGTGTATGTCATCATAATTTTGGTAAATGTCTAACACAAGTTATTAATATGGATGAAATAAATACTACACTAGAAACAGAATTAAATGATGTTTTGATAAGATTACGTGTGTTTGCAAAAATGTGTCCAGATAGTAATTTCTATGTAGTTAATTCGAATCATGATAATTTTATTGAAAAATGGTTAGAAACTGGTGAATTTTTAAAGGATAAAAGAAATGCTAAGATTGGAGCTAAATTATTCTTAGATTATTCACAAGGAAAAAACATTTTTGACGGCAAATTACCAGAAAATATGAAATTTTTACCAAAGAATAAAAGTTTTGAGATTTGCGGATTTGAATTATCTGAACATGGTGATTGCGGTATATCCGGTGCAGGTGGAAGTGCTAATGCTTTCAATAAAACTTTTGAAAATTGTATAGTTGGACATACACATTCACCAGAAATTAGAGAAAAAACATTTTATGTTGGTACTTTATCAAAACTAATCGTTAATTATAATCAAAAAGGTATGACAACTTGGGTAAACGCCAATGCTGTTGTTCATGAAAACGGTACAGCTCAACTTATTTTAATATAATTGGAACATTTTTTGAATTTTTTATAGTAATATTATGGATTCTATAAATATAATTTGTAAAATCGTTAGATTTTTGTGAGGTAATTATGGCAAAATCTGTAAAGAGTGTTAAAAAGACGCAAAAAACGACTAAATCTGTTAAAAATGTCAAAAAAAGCATCAAAAACAATGATTTAGAACAAGAAATTGACGAAAAATTAGATCAAAATGTTAAAAATGAAGAACAAGTTGATCAAAAAGATAATAAAAGTAAAAAGAAAAGTAATCTTTTTGCTAGTATGAAAGATATAATCTGGTTTTAAGAAAGGATTTTTATAAAAATGAAGCTGTTAACGATGAGTAGTTGTATTCCATGTAAAATGGTTAAACAATATTTTGCTGAAAATGATATAAAAGCTGAAATCTTAGATGTCACAGAACATGAAGATTTAGTCGAACAATATAATATCAAACAAACACCGTCTCTAATTTTAGATGATGGTACAATTTTAGCTGGTAAAGATGATATAATTGATCATTTTGAAGAAGAGGAGGAATAAAATGTCTAAAATTTATCAAGCTATTGGTCAAAACGTTTTTGTAGAAGAAATAGTTAAAGAAGAAAAGGTAGGTACATTATATATTCCAGATTCTCTTTCGCAAGATTTTACATATGGTGAAGTAGTTTCTTGCGGAGAAGGTTATTGGGATAAGGGTGGTTTTGTTCCAATGACTGTTTGTGTCGGTGATATTGTAGCTTTTCCAAAGGTAGCTGGAACAAAAATTAGTTTAGGTGGTAAAAATTATATTCGTGTATACGCTTCTGATATCATCGCTAAAGAAGTTGAAGGTGAAATTTTAGAAAAGAAAGGAAATAAATAATGAGTAGATCAGCTTATTTTGATAAAGAAGCTCAAGACGCTTTAGTTAAAGGAATAAACCTCGTTGCTGATAGTGTCAAAACAACGTTGGGATATGCTGGAAAAACAGTTGTTATTCAACAAGAAGATAAAACACCTATAATCACAAAAGATGGTGTTACTGTAGCAAGGCACATTTCACCAAAAGACGAAAAAGTGAAATTGGGTGCTGATTTGGCTATTAATGCTGCAGCAACGCAACTTCAAACTGTTGGTGATGGAACAACAACGGCAACTGTTCTTGGTCAAGCAATTGTAAATGCTGGTGTTCGTCAACTTGAATTGTCTGATAATAGTATCAATCGTACTTCTTTACGTCATGGTATTGAAAAAGCATGTGATTGTGTGATCACTAAGCTTGATGAAATGAGTACAACAATTACAGAAGATAAACAGCTTGATAATATTGCAACTGTGTCTGCTAATGGTGATACAAAGCTCGGTAATATTGTTGCTGAGGCTTATCGTAAAGTTGGAAAAGATGGAGTTGTATTAGTCGAAGAAACAAAAGATCGTGATATTCGTCTTGAATTTAAGGAAGGCATGACATTTGATAAAGGTTGGACTTCACAATTTTTTATTACTAATCATGATAGTCAGACTGTTGAATTTGATAAACCTAAGATTCTTTTGTGTAATTCGAAGATCAGTAATTTTAAGACTTTGGCAGATGTTATTCAAGGAATAATCACTCGTGGACAGCCTTTAGTAATCATTGCTGAATCTTTTGATACTTCTGTTACACAAGGTCTTGCTATGAATATTGTTCGTTCTGGTGGTCAGATGAAAGTAGCTTGTGTTGAAGCTCCTTCTTATGGTGATGCTAGACTGGATAGATTACGTGATATGGCTTTATATCTCGGGGCTAATGTTGGTGATGATCCAATGGGAATTAAATTTGAGGCCATGTCAGAAGCTGATTTTGGTTCTTGTGATAAGATCATTATCAAACGTGATGAAACAATCATTTCTGGTGGTCATGGTAATGAGGCAGACATTAAAGCTCGCGTAGAAGCTATTCAAGGTGAAATTAAAGCTTTGAAAGAAAATGCTACTTGGGAAAAAGATGTATTAAATAAACGTCTTGCTTCTTTGACAACTGGTGTAGCTGTTATTAAAGTTGGTGGTTCTTCAGAAGAAGAAATTCATGAACTTAAAGATAGATTAGAAGATTCTCAATTTGCTGTTAAAGCTGCTCTTGAAGAAGGTTATTTACCTGGTGGTGGCGTAACACTATTAAGATTATCTGAAGAATTAAATAATCTTGAGACGGTTAATGATGATGAACGGATTGGCGTTACTATTTTTGCTACAGCTCTTAAAGCTCCATTCAAGACAATTGTAGAAAACGCTGGTTTACACGCCGACGTTATTATTCCAGAAATTCTTAATAAAGATAAAGAATATGGATATAATGTTGCTACAATGAAGATAGCTAATATGCTTGAAGATGGTATCATTGATCCTACAAAAGCTGTTAAAGGTACAGTACTTGCAGCTTCTTCTATTGCTTCTGTTGTTCTTACGTCTTCTGTGATTATTTGTAATGATCCAGTAGAAAATAACGGAGTAAATCTTAACATGATGGGTGCTGGTCCTATGATGTAAAGATAAATATTATTCTGTTGACATGATTGAAAATCTCCCTAATGTCCTTGATTGAAATATATCAAGGACTTTTTTATAATCTATGGAAGAATTTATGACGTGGTTTGAAAAACAATAGTCACATTTTAAGTTCTAAATAAAAACGCGTTTAGAGTTAAATTTAATGGTTAAAAAAAGTAATTCAAGACTTAAAGAGACGGCTTTTTCTCAATATAATCTTCGTGACGCCTATATTACGGAGATGTCAGAATATGTGAGTAATTTGAGAGATGAATCTTTGTTCTCAAATTATGGACTTCAAGTATTAGTAAGAATACCTGTTGTTAACGATAACATATTCGACAACGAAGTTGACGAATATTCAAATTTCGTAAACACAGAATGGATCGATACAACAGAATCGGTTATACCATTGTTTGGCGAATATCGTCAAGTACTTTCTGAACATGGTATGACTGCAGATGGCACAGATGGTTTATATCCTCTTGAAATCTTGATTCCTACAAAACTTCATCTTCCACGTGATAGTCGTATTATTCTTAATGAGCATGATTGTAATTTCAATAAAGTTGCTCGTGAATGGCAAGTCTTAGGTACAATGCAAAAACAGCTTAGTAACGGTTCGACTTATTCTAAAGTTGCTAATTGTGTACCTGCCCGTCAAACTACTTATGACACAAGTCATATTAAAGGTCAAAATATTATCTGGTTTGATTATAATGTGTCTGAAAATGGCTTTAGTAAAGATAATAACATCCGTGCGCAAGGGACTATCTGGTTCATTAACAAGCCAATTAATAGAAATGAATCTGTTAGAGTTATTCATGATACAATATTTGAAGATATTCAAGATATTCCTAAAATAAATACAATAAATGAACATATAGAAGTACCATATTATTATGATACTCGTTCTAAATATATTATTGAATCAGGTATTGGTTTTGAAGCAGGTGAACAATATGATATATTAGATGACAATGGAAATCCTTTATATATTATCATCGATGAGGAAGGTAATAGAGAACAACTTATATTAACTGTTTCTAAAGTAAATGAGCATGGTGGGATAACAGAATTTGAATTGAATGTCGAAAAAGGATTTACGTTACTTGGTGACGATGGAGTAATGAGAATTGAATTAGTTAAAGATGAAGATTTTCCTGCTGTTATTGATTTGAAAACAAATATAATAAATGGATCAATATATAACGAAACTATTGAAGCATCTGTTATAGAAAAACCAAAATATCTATCACCTTATAGAATGGATGCCGTATTAATTGGTAAAAAAGTTGCAATAACGGTAACAGGATAAAAAGATATGAGTGATTCTACTTGGAATGAAAAAGCTTTGAGTATCGTGTTGGGTTATAATTTTATTAAACCTGATGATTTTTCTATTAATGAAATAAAAGAAATTTTAGATATAAAAAATAAATCATTAAAAGAAAATAGTGAAACAGATTTTAAAAAATATATGCGTGCTCAAAATATTTTAGTTAAATTAGCAAAAGAATATGAAAAAGAATTAAAAAATTTATTTGCTGGTAAAAATAGTTCATTAAACATGAATTTTAACATAGATGGTATAACTTTTAAAATTTATGATGCTAGTTTGAATAATGATAAAATATCATACACAGCTAATCCAAAAAATAAAGAAATCACAATATACACAGAATTACCAAGATTATTACAAAAAGATAGTATTTCGGCATGTATTCATGAAATTATACATTGTTTAGATTATGATGATTTAAAAGATAGAAATGCTATAATGAAATCTGTTAATTTATCTGGTATAGATTATCTTACTTCACCATTAGAATACAATGCTATAACAAATGAATTATTTTTAAAAGCAGTCAATATAGTATGCCAATATGCTTGGTTAAATAAAACAGAACCGAAAGAATTAGTTAAAGATAAAAAACTTTTAGCTAAAATATTATCAAGAATGCTAACTGATATGTGTGAAAATGATGATACATATAAAAGATTTTTAGCATGTCAACCAGAAGATAAATTAAGGCGTATATTTAATAGATTATACGGATTTGTTGAAAAAGCCTTAAAAGAAAATTGTGTAAAATTTTTAGATAAATTAACAAATTTACGATTAGAACTTTTATTTGAGTCTATTTTATTGGAGAATAAGTAAATGGCTATATATGGTTTACAAACAGATTTTATGAATAAACTTTTAAAAGAATATTTTTGTGGTGAAGTACCTAACTTAGAACAAAAAGAGTTATTTCTTGGTTTAGGTCTTACTCAAATAGGCGCAAGAGCTAACACTGAAGACTTTGATGAAGTATTTGGTGGAAGACCTCTAGGTAACTATCAAAGAGCTCGTATTATTTTTGGAAAAGCTGTTGATGGAAATATTAGTAATATCAGTGAAGTTGTATTTAATACTGCATCTGAAGATTGGACTGAAGCAAATAAATATATAGAAATGATTGGTATTTTTGATACGATGGATTATGAAAATTCAAAGCCTTTAATTGTATTGCGTTTACCTAAATCTGAAACAGTTCTAAAAGGTGAGACATGTATATTTAATCCAGAAACAATACAACTGTGTTTGACAGATTATTAATAGGAATTAAACAATGACTAAATATAATATTTATAAATTAACATATTCTATAGAAGATAATAAAAGTGTTTATACTTTATCTAAAGAAATTGAAATAAATGACGAATTCATTGAATCACAAGAAAAAGTAGATGAAGATTCTGAATTAGATTATTATAGAATCAATATGGTTTCTGGTAAAACTTATGTTATAGGAAAAAATAAATAATGACAAATTTAAGATTTATGTTAAATCCAAATTTTGTAAATACCTTGTTAGAAAATAATTTTGGTACACCATCATTTAATTTTCCTACAACGGACGTGTATGCTGGATTAGGAATAGAGTTTGATGAAGAATCTTTTAATTTTACTAAAGAACCAGTTTCTAAAGGATTTACAATATTAGAAAAACCTATAAAATTTGGTGATCCTTTAAATGGTGTAATAAGAAATATAGATGCTTTAGAGTGGCCAAAAGCTAAAGAGGATTGGACTAAGAATAGTGAAACAATAAAATATCTTGGTTTATATTATAGATATGAAAAAAGCAAATTAGATACAGAATATCGATATGAATTAATTGCTGTATTGCCTTTGCAACCTGATGAAACCGTTTTATATGGTGAAAGAATGTCATTGAATACAAACATGATTCAATTAAGACTTGCTAATAGATAAAGAGGAGTATACTAATATGGATACAAACAAAATTGTTATGAATGAATCAATTGAAAAAACAGTAAAAGAAAATATTACAGTTAGTCTTGAAGATATGACTGAACAAGAATTTATTCAAGCTGTAAATAGTATTAAAGGATTAAACGCTACTTTAACAGAATCTGGTGAAATTAAAATCAGACAAATTTTGTTAGGATAATATTATGACTGATTATTCTAATTTATCGTTTCCTTTAAGATGTATTTCTTATTACGCTTCTTCAAAATCTGGTTTAGATAATAAACACAGTTATGAATTTTGGTTAAGAGGAGTATGTATTCGTATTGTGTGTGATAAACCATTTAGTAGAAATGACGTTCTTGAAATACAGAACATAGAAGATACTAACATTGGTGTATTAATAAACACAAAACTCATTGATGAATGGGAACAAGAATATCCTGTTCTTAATTTTATAAGCGGCCGTTTGATTTATAATCGTTGGGCTGAATTTGAATATGACGTTACAGATGGAATACAAATAATTAAACCAATAGAACAAATATTATCAAACAATCTTTCTATTGGTTTTATAATTCTTTGTTATAAATCTGGTAAAATATCTTGTGTTGATAAAAAAACCGATAATAGATTTGATGTGTGTGTAAATTTAAATTGGGAATAAAATATAATGCCTAAAGTAAGTAAAGATGCAAAAAGAATAGCTAAATTAATAACTGAAAATGGTTTTTATGATCAGGATTCAGAAACGCTATTCCTTTCTAATCCAGGAATTTCTTTCGATGTATTAAAAGGAATAGCGAAAAAACATAACTTCACAATCGGGCAGACGCGCTCTGGTGAATATATTTCTATTCCTACAGCATTTAAACATACTAGAGAAATGTTTGAATTATATGATGACTTTCTTAGTACATATACTTTCTTTAGTAAAAACTATGAATCCATGTTAGACGTTTATAAAACCGTTGATCAAATGGATGAAAATGTTAGTGAAGTAAGTCTTATTCTTGATACATATACAGCGGAAGTTCTTTCTGAAGGATTTGTAGATAATCCATTAAATATAAAAATTTCTAATAAAAACGCTCAAACTCTTGTTGAAAAGATTCTTTATAAAAATAAGATTTATCAAAGATTACCTAGTATTACTAGAGCTTTAGCCAAATATGGTAATGTAGGTCTTTTGTTATCTTATCCGTATCTTGAAAATTGGATGTTAGAACAAGATGTTAAAGATTTTAAGCGTATAAATGTTTTAGAAGATTTAATCATTTCTTATGTTGAACCAAATCGTTTTAAAGTAAATACAGATGAATATTATAATGTAATAAACTATGAAGTAGAAAATGATGCTGGTTTTGTCAATAGCATGAATGTTACAGCTAAGAGAAGTAAAAAAATATGGCAACCATGGAGTTTTGTACACGGCAAGATATTCGATTCTTTAACAGAACCATATGGAAAATCAATGCTTTGGTCTATGAGATCTGCTTTTGATCAATTGACAACGCTTGAAGGTTTACTTGGTATTTCTCGTGCTTCTAAAATTCAACGTCTCGTATTTTATGTACCGTTACCGAATGGAATTAGCTTACCGCAATCTGCACAATTTTTAAACGAGTTTCGTGGTCAATATTTAAATTCTATGTTTAGTGATACAAATGCTCCAAAATTAGGTCGTAAATTACCAGGTGCAATGTCTATCTTAACTTTACCTGAAGCTGCTGATGGTAAAAAAGTTACGATCGATAAAATAGAAGCAAATATAGATTTAAGTCAAACAGAAGATGTTCAATACTTCTTGGATAAAATTTTACGTAATTCAAGTCTTCCTAAAGGTTATCTTGTCGGTGAAGATGTAATTACTACTTCTCAAGCTTTAGAAGCACAAGATTTAAAATTAAAACGTACTTTGATTCCTTTAAAGCGTGCTCTTCTTGATTGTATGATGACTTTAGTTGAAAATATTTTAACTCATTGTGGTTATGATGTTTCTAAAATGGAAATTGAGATAGGATTAAATGAGCCAATTCAAATTCCAGCTGATGTAATTGAAAAATATGGATCTATAGCAGAATTACTTAAAGGTTTTATAGAATTAAATCCTGGAATGACAATGATAAATAAATTTCAGTTTTTAATTAAAATGGGATTACCAGCTGATGTTGCCTCTCTAGTATGTAGTAATTCGACTTTGAATACTATGAATACTTCAGATGAATTAAGTAGATTTTTATTAGGTCAAAAAATTAAAGATCCACAAGCTGTATTAGCTGATCCAGAATTAGGTGAATCTGTGAAATATAAAATAAATTCAAATGTTTATAACGCTGAAAATCCATATTTGTTAAAGCTTTTAAAAGAAGTTTATGAAGATACACAATATGAAGATTCTAAAACATTATTTGAAAATGCTAAAAAGATATACGGTCATTCTTTAAATGGATAAATCATGGAAAAAGCTATAAATGGAATTCGTATAATAGAAAAGAAATGGTCATTTGTTTGGTTAAATGATCCAGAAAAGCAAGTGACTGAAGCAATGGATTATTTTGATTTTAAAGCAATTTTACATCAAACCTTCACAGAAGAACAAATAAATAAAATATTAGAAATGATAAATTGTGATGAAAAAATATTAATAGATTTTGATAAAGAAAAAGTAAAATTAATAACTGTAAAAGATAAACCATTCACAGATCAAATGAAAGAATATATGAATCCAAATAGAGTTTTATTAGATTTAATTGATTCAGAAGAAAGTGTTGGTAAATTTGTTAAATATTAAAGAAAGGATTGAATTGATATGAGTAGGTTAGATATATTTGGTGATGGAAGAAAAACTCCAAAAATTACTATAAATGTAAAAGTTAAAATAAAAACAAATGATCAGAAAGAAATAGCTGATTGGAATAGAGTATTTGGTTATATAATGAAAAAACCACGTACTAAATTAGAATTTTTAATGGTAGATCCAATTCGTTGTCTTGCTTTAGATAAAATTTACTTGAATGATATAAAAGATTATATTGAAGAAGAAGATTATAATCAATTAAAAACTGTAGAAAATATTTTTGATAAAAGAATAACTTCAGATATAAAAGCTTTCATTTTATCTATTTTAAGAATAAAAATTTCTATTTTAGAAAATATTATTTTATCTAAGAATTGATTATAAAATAAGACGCTGGCAGTGTGATTAGTAGCTGGTCTATTGATTCAGGTGTAATTATTGTTCTTATTAATCCGTTTGGTACGCGGGTATAAGTTATGTTATATCCAAATTCATTAAAATTAGCATCAACAGATTCAAACAAATTTAAATTTTTTAAATTTGTTTCTTCTATCTCTTTATAATGTTCACGTTTTTTATATTTAAACATGATTAATCACCAAAGTTATTTTCGATATACATTACAATATTTGGAAATTCATAAAGATCTTTATCAGATAAAGTCAATTTTTTATCATTTAACGTAAATATATTGTTTTCAATGTTATATTTTTTATTTATAAAATCTTTTACTTCATCAAGTGAAAGATATATTTGTTTTTTGTTATCTGTTATAAGTTTAATACCAGTATCATCAAGATTAATCACACGCATAAAATAAACTCCTTTTTCATAACTATATATAGAATCTAAATAATCTATATTTGTAAAGCTATTATTTTAAAATGAATAATAAAAAACTTCCATTTACATAAAGAAGTTCTAATACAAAGTTATAAAAATCATATAAAATTAAGGTTATACAAATGGCAATCACATTGTTTCCTAATGCTCAAAAAATAGCTTTGACAGAAGACGATAAAGCTAATCCGCATAAATCTAGTTATGAAAATTATACAGGAATAGTATTTGATACAGATAAAAATGAATTTAAAATTGTTACGGGTAAATTTCGTGATAAAAAAGATATGTATGAAAAAATGACTAAAGAGGAAAAATATCTTCGTCGTGCATATGAATCTAAAATTTGGGATTGGATACAAGATAATGCTAAAACTCCTGTTGATGGCTATTTGATGCTCAGTACAGCTGTTTCTAAATGGATAAATAATAATGTTTTGTCTAAATATTATAAAAAATTACTTCATGATTTACCATATATTAACCGTGAAGGTCGTAAAGGTGATCCACAAACAATGGGTACTAAAGCAAGTTTTGAATCAATGGAAGAAACAGAGGAAGATAAAATGTTAAATGAAGCTATTATGAATGAAGCTGATTTAGATGATAAATATGATGAATTGTATCAAATAGACAAAAATGATGAAAATAAGAGTAAACATACTGTTGATATATATGGTGTAGACGATGAAGGTAAAAGAGGTAGATTATTAATATCTTATCCTAATGTTTATTTATTTGATAATTTTTTAGATGGAAGTTATGCAGATGCTTTAAATGTTACTAATGAAAAATTAAAAAATAAAGCAAGAATATTTTCACCATCGTTTATAACTGCCGTATATAATAATATGAAAACACGTCTTAAACAAGATCAAGGAATAAAGCCTGGTGAATTGAGTCCAGATAGTTATAATAATCAAAATTTAATATTTGTTGTTGACAAAAATTTAAGTGATCCAATATATTTGAAAAAAAGTGACATAGGTAATATGTTTGCTAGTATGTATAATAATCATTATGATTGGGATCCATTTAAAGTTATTACTAAAGGAAAAGACGACCAAATAGCACAAATAGATCGCGCATATCAAGCTGGTAAAATAACAAAAGATAAATATAATAGATTAAAAAATGTAACTGGTGCAGATACCAAATTACCAAATGAAATCATTAAAAAAATAATTCCTTTAAAAACAGAACGTGATAAATTAAATAAAATGATCAGTGCTCCAGATAAAGATTGGGATGAATTTATTAAATTATTTGGTGATGAAGAAAATCCTTTACCAAAAGCTAAAGCAAGAGTACACGAATTAACAAAACAAATTTTAGAATTAGAAAATCAAGGAAGATTACAAAATATTTCTTCAAATAAAAAAGAAAATGACTTTAACAGAGAATATAATCTTAATAAGCCTATATCAATAGGTAATCCTCTTCATAATAGCAATTATGAAAATGACTTTGTTAACAGAATTGATCAAAAATTAAAGTTTAAAAACAATATAGTTAATCAAATAAAAAATTATGAACAGCAAGGTAATTATAAAAGAGCAAGTGAGTTAAGAAAATTGTTAGGTGAAAAACCAGATATTCTTTCTACAATACATGACACTGAAATTTTAGATAGATTTAAAAATAAAGCATCTAATGCTGTCAATAGATGGAATGCTTCTAAAGAAATAAAACCTATCGAACGTACTACAAAAAGACATGAAGAAATTATAAATGATTTAGCTTCTAAAACAGGTGCTAACATTTATTTGTTAAAAAGAGCTGCACATGCAGTTTTAACAAATAAAGGAATAGAATTGAAAAAAGAAAAACCGCAGTTTTTTGATCGTAGTTTAGCTGGTAGAACATATGCAGATCCAGTAAATGCTGCTATTGATTATTTTGATAAAAATCGTGTACACGATAATGAATTTATTCAAGATTTGAATAAAGAATATATTAAATTAAAGAAATTTCTTGGTACAGACGCTAAATTACCAGATGACACAATTAAAAAAATAATTCCTCTGAAAAAAGAAATTGATAAATTAAATACTCTTATTCGTACTTCTGACCTTGATGGATTACGTTTAGAGTTTGGTGATGATGTAGAAAATCCAATGGATGTAGCCAAAGAAAAAATAAACGAGTTAAATAAAGAAATGAATGAATTGAGGCAACAGAATAAAAATGAAAGTGTTGTAGATGAAGCTCAAGTAAACGACGGTGCAACAGAATTAATGCAACAAACAGATAAAATAGCTCAAAATATTCAAAAAAATGCCATGACTGAAGATAATACACATTCAGAATTAAATCCTGAATTGTTTGAAAACGAAAAACTTAAAGACGATATTCGTGATGCTTTAATTAAAATAGCAGATACTTTCAAAGAGAAATTAAAACTTCCATTTGAACCTGTAGACGTTTATTTTACAGGAAGTGAAGCTAATTATAATTACAATGAAAACAGTGATATTGATCTTCATCTCGTTTATGATTTTGAAAATGCTGGAGTAAGTGCTGAAATATTAAATAAATATCTTCAATCAGCTAAAAGAGTATTTAATGATGAGCATGATATTTTAATTAAAAATATTCCTGTAGAAGTTGGAGCTGAAAATCTTGCAGAACCTTTAACTACTTCTGGTGTATATTCTTTAGTTTCTAATGACTGGGTAATTAAACCTCAATATGCAAATGTTGAAATAGAAGAACCAGAAAAATCAAATTTAGATGAAGTAAGAAATATAATTGAAGATGTTATTTCTAGTCAAAATCGAAATGAAATAGAAAACATGATTAAGCTTGTATGGGATATGCGTAAAAATGGTCTTAAAGAAGAAGGTGAATTCGGACCATCAAATACATTGTTTAAAATATTACGTAATGATGGTATATTGGCGCGGTTAAAAGATGCTTATTATGCTTCTGAAAGTCGTGATTTATCTTTAGAATCAATAATGAAAGAAGATTATTTTGGTAATCGTGATGAAATATTTACAGTAGAAGATGATTTGATCAATAAATCAGAACAAGAGATTTATGATGGCTTGATGGATCATTATAAAGGTAATGAAAATGAAGCTTTAGCTAAATTAGAAGATGTTTTAAAAACATGTGATGATGGCTATAAAGATAAAATTCATGATGTTATGAGAAAGATTAAAGAAAATACAAGTTTTGAAAATAAATGTAATAGAATAATAGAAAATAGTATGTCTAAATTAGAAGAATATGGAAAAAAAGATCCATTAGAAGGATCAGAAAATCCAGCGCACGTAGATTTAAAAGAACCTATAGCTGAAATTAATGAAATGCTTAGATTCTGTCGCGAAGGAATTCATCCAAACATTAAAGAAGCACATGTTCCTTTTAGATATACTGACAATAATGGTAATGTAAAAGGTATAACTTTGTTAGGTATTGAAAAAGGTGATGATCCACAAAATGTTTGTGTTCAAGAAATAGGTAATGTTCGTGATCCAAATAATAGTTATAGACGTCTCAGAACATATGGTGAAAAGCAATGGATGCCAATTTCTAAGTTTTTAGAAATAATAAATAGCGAAGAAAATAAAAAAATGTATGATTCAATTATACACAGTAGTAAATATCCTGACATGTCATTAGATCAATGGGTTGATTATTTAACTAATAAAAAAGAAGCAATAATCAATAGGTATAATAACTGGTTTAAAGCTCATGAAGATGAATACGATTTAAACAAATACACATGGAAAGCACGTCATGATATTTACGATAAAATCATAAATAAAAAATGGAGACCAGATTTAGCTTTGGCACAACATAAGAAAATTGATGATTGGAGAAACAAATTGCCTAAAAAAGAAGAATCTACATTAGATGAAGCTGGGGCTCAAGATTATTGGAAAGTAACAGATGGTCAAAAAGGTAGATATATAGTTAATCTTCTTGAAAGCATGGGTATTTCTCCGGAATTCATATCTGTTCCATTTGGTATATCTGTAGCTAAAAATACAGATCAATCTAAAAAAACATCATGGGCAAAACATAAACAAGCGCAAAATCCAAATACACCTGAAGATCAAAGTTATAAATATGATTTCTTTATTATTAAAGGAATAGATAAACCCGAAAAAGAAAAAGATATAGAAGAATATAAAGAACCAGAAAATATCTGGGTTCAAAGATTAACTGAAGAAGGTGAAGCTATTAAAACAGCTTTAAAACCTTTTGCTATGAGTACGCATAAAGTAAAATTAGCAATGCTGAATCCAATAAATGATCCTACCGCTGTTGACGAAAGAGCATTTAATCAAATGTTTAATCCACAAGGTGCAAAAAGACAAACAGGACGTACTTGGAAAGAAGGTGAATATCAAAGTATTGTTTTGACAGATGAAGAAATAAGAGCTGTTTTAAAACAAGTTGAAGAAAGATATAGAAAAGAAGAAAGAATGTTTAAAGCGATTAGAGGACAAACAATCGATGATCATAAATTAGATAAAGATTTGATAAGCATATATGAGTCTAATCCAGATGATCCTAGAATCATTAATGCTTTAAAAGCTTTTGATGAAGATACTCTACATTGTGTAAGAAAAGTACAAACCAGTTCTGGTCCTACATATAGATTATGGCTACCTTATCCAAACGGTTCTGTAAATCCACCAATGCATTATGCGAAGAATAATTTCTTAAAAATGGTTAACGCTGATACAAGTTATTAAGAAAATTAGAGTGAGGTTATTTAAATCTCACTCTTTATTTTATATTTTATCAAATAAAGTTCTATATTTATAAGATTTATTTCCCTTTATAAAAGTTTATAAATATATGTTACGTACGTTAAATGAAGTAAGATCTTTAAAAGATCCAATTAAACAATCCCAGTGTGAATTTATCATACAGGATACACCTGGTTTATTACTTGCTAAATTAACACAAAAGATAGCCGGCCAAATTTCAGGCAATACAGCACTTGCAACAGCAAAACAGCTTAGGCTACGCTGTACATCTTTTTCTTATCCAGGAGCAAAATTAGCACAAACAGATCTTAATATAATGGGTCATAAAAGAAAACTTGGAACATTCCAAAACAAATCTGGTGTTTGGAAATGTACTGTTGTAGAAGATTTTGAAGGTTCTGTGCTTAATATCATTGCTGCTTGGCAAGATCTTATCCATTCTAATATGTTAGGAACAAGATTACCATCTACAGCATATGCTGCAACATGTACAATTCTTATGGGTGGTAATAATTCTGGTGGTCATGTAAGAAACGCTAGTTTAAAAAGGCGTCAAATTGTATTGCATGGTTTTTATCCGATAGAATATCAAGTTGCAGACATAGATCCCAGTAGCTCTAATCCAATAAGTGTTAATATTTCTTGGAATTATGATTACTGGGCTGAACGTGGTTATAGTTTGTTTTCATTAATTTCATAGGAGTAGATAAGTTGTCGCTACGATTCCAATCACAAATGGAGGTATCAGGTTTACCAGACGAAGCAATTAATTCTACTTGGGAAGTATTGATGCCTAAAATAGATATATCTGATCCATACAGTTCAATTGCTGGAAATGGTGGAATCGGTGCTGTTATGTCTTTATTTACTTCTTCATTAACAACATATCAACCTGTTGTTGAACAAATAAGTTTTGGTGTTACAAATTTTAAACCACAAACAAGACGTGTAAGAACAATGTGGTGTAACGTTCCAGAAGATATAGAGAATTATCATGATGTTAACATAACCATGTTTTGTTCTGCTGGAATGTTAACACAGTATTATATGGCTGCTTGGAGAAGTCTTGTATATAATGCTGAAGGTGAATATTATAATCCTATGTCTGTATATAAAAAGAATATAGAAGTTTTTATATATGGACCAGGTAATGTTGGAATAACTGGATTAGCAATGGCTCATTTTACATTACAAGGTTGTTGGCCGGTATCACAAGATGATTATAAATTAGAATATAGTGACAATCCTAAGCGTTTAACTATAACAGCTAAGTTTAAAGTAGATAAAGTTGTATATGCTGGTTCTGAAGCAAATAAAGCAATGGTAACAGAATTAATAACGTCACCTACTTCTATTGTAGATAAAGCTATAACGACATTATTTAATGAGAGTTCTAACTATAATGTATATGATACATATGGTTATGAGGGTATTGAAAAAGATGAACCTAATTTAACCAAACAATATGAAAATGTAGGTGGAATTAAAATTTAAAAAAGGAGAATTTAAATGGCTTTTGAGTATTATGCAGTTGATTTACCTGGTAAAATTCTTTATCCTAAGGAATTTAGTGTTAGTATAAGACGCATTACACCAATTGAACAAAAATATATTTTATCATTGTCGCAAAAACAACAAAAAACTAACAGAGATTATATTGAATTTCTTAAAAAACTTGTCGCCTTTGATAATCCAGAAATGACATTTGAGCAATTGTATTGGTTTGATGTACAATTTTTATTATATAAAATTCGCTTTACAACTTATGAAAAGCATCCAATTAGATTAATATTCAAATGTGATAACGATAATCCAGAATGTAATGAAGAAATTACAACAGATTTAAACATTGGAAGTATCGAAATCACAGAAGCTTCTGATATTGAAGGATTAACAACTGGTATTCTTTTAGATAATCTTGGAAATACGCCAATTCGTCAAAAAGTTATGGGCGACGATTTAGCGATTGAAGAATTTATAAAAAATCATAAAGATATTTCAGAAAATGATATGAATATGAGATTACTTCTTCTTGATCTTTGTTTGATTTCAAATGGTAAAACATTAGATGAAATGTGGCAATTAGCATCAGATGGAACAATTACGGCTAATGATATCACTAATATTGAAGAATGGTTTGGAAAAACTATTTGGGGCGTTAAAGAAGAAGTAAAAGTTATATGTCCAAAATGTGGAAAGGAGAGCTCTCGTGCTTATGTTCTAGCATTAGAGGACTTTTTTTCCGCGTTTTGATTTAAATGACATTTTAGAAAGGGAATGGTGGTTAATGCACCACCTTCACCTTGGCTATCGAGATATTTGTGAGATGCCTTGGGAATATTTTGAATGGTTTTATAAAAGACACGTTCAACATCTAGTTGATTTAGAAGAAGCTCAAAAAGGACAAGAACAAGTAACTTTTGGAAGATAGTTAAAATGGCTAGCATAAAAAAAGGTAAAGAACCTAAAATAGAAAAAGAAATAGATAGAGATAAAGCATTATTGAATGCTATATCTGGTTTATCTAAAGATTTTAAATCTATCAATAATCTTTTAAAAGATATTAACGATAATCAGTTGAAAGGAACTAAAGCTTATGAAAAGATTCATGAAAAATTAGTTAAAGATACTTTTCAAACAATTAATAAAATTAAAGCTACTGGTACAAAAGAAATTTTAAATGATTTAAAAGTTCAAGAACAAAAAATAAAAAATGAAATGAAACAGCTCGATCTTGAAAAAAAGAAAGAAGATAAAATAGATCGTGAACTGAGAAAAAAACAAAATGCGGAATTGTTTAAAAAAAGATTAGAAAGATATAATGAAGAAATAAAAAGTATACAAGAAGAACGTGAAAAACTTAAAAAAGAAAAAAGTAAAAATCGTTATAAAGAAAATACATTATATAAAGTTGGATCAAACATAAAAGGTCAACCAAGTAGTGTTGTTTCTTCTATAGGCTTATCTGTTGCTACAGGTGGTCTTATAAATCCAGTGATTGCTAAAACATTAGGTCTTGATAAAATAGTAACAGCTAGTGTTAAATTAGCTGGAAGAACAATTGGCAATGTAAGTAGTAAAATTTATGATGCTACTGTTGGTTCAATATTTAAAAATATAATGGATCCTTTCAAAAATAAAAAATCTTATGTTAGGAAAAACATAGATAAAGGATCAGATGTAGTAAAAAACGCTTTTGGAGGTAGTTGGTTTGGAGCATTTAATAAAAAAGAAGGTGCTATTGCTAAAAATGAAGAAGAAAATAATCCAATTGTAAAAGAACAAAAAAAGACTAACAATATTCTTGAACTTTTAAAAAAACATGTCCTCGGAAAAGAAGAGAAAGAAAAGAAAAAAGAAGGTGGAAGTATATTAGGTAAACTTCTTCAAGCCATTGGTGGATTTGGAACAATATTAAAAGGTGCAGCTATTGCAGCCATTCCATATGTCATTAAAACATTTTTTCCAAAAATTGCAAAATGGTTAGATGATAAATTTAAAGCATATTTAACTGGTACAATTGGATTATCTGAAGGTGGAGCTGAAGTAGTGAGTCAATTAGTCAAAGATGCTCTACCTGGTGCTTTGTTTGGTTTTAAGGTCAAAGGTATAAGAGGTGCTATCATTGGTGGTTTATTAAGTTTAGCCGCTATAAATCTTTATAGACTTAGCGAAAAGATAGGTGAATGGACTGCAACAGCAGTAAATTGGTTAAAAGAACATCCAGCAACAGCAATTGGTGGAAGTTTATTAGGTATAGCAAATTTAGGTAATATAAAAAAAGCTGCGTCTGCTTTATCTACGTATATGCACAAAGCTGTTGATTCTTCAAAAAATCTTGGTTCTGCTCTTTCAAATTTTGCAAAAAAATTAGGTACAGTAACTTTTGGGTTTTTAAAAACAAATATTTCAAAATTAGCATCAGCTATGTCAGCTGGAGCGGCTAAAATAACTAGTGGAATATCAAAATATATAATTTCATACTTACCTGCTATAAGAACAGCAATGTCAGGATTAGTAAAAGCAATAGGTTGGTTAGGTGCAGCTTTTATGGCCTATGACATAGGAAAAATGATAGGTGAATGGGTTGGTAAAAAAATGAATGAAAAGGAAGAAAAAGAAAGAAAAAAGACAAATAAAAAAGTCAAAAGTATAAAAGATATGTCCAAAGAAGAATTAAGTGCATATAATCAATGGTTACATGATACTGGTCAATGGGAAGGTTATGCACAAGGATATACTATAGAAAAAGGTTTGATTTTGGATTCTAAAAAAGATTTTGACTATGATAGAAGTCTTGAACAATTTCACAACTATCAAGAAAAAATTTTAAACAATGGTCCAGAATATGATGTACCTGATTTTAAACAGCTTGGATTTGAAAATTTAAAACAATATTCAGATGTACCTTGGAATTCTTCTATTAAAAGAAATAGAGGTATTCCTAAAAGAATAGCTGATAATTTGAATTCAATACATGATAATGTAATATCTCCTTTACAAATGGCATTAGGTACGCATAAAATAACCATAACAAGTTCATATCGTGATTCAAAATATAATGAAGACATAGGAGGAGCTAAAGGATCAAAACATTTAACTGGTAATGCTGTTGATTTACAAGTTTCTGGTATGACTCCAGAACAAGTTAGTAATGTTTTAAGAAAAGCAAATATACCTTTCGCAAGAGCAATTAGAGAAAAAAGTGGTAATACGCAATGGCTTCATTTGGAATATAATCCAAATGGTAATAATCCAGGAATATTAGCAAATTTAAATGCCACCACTGGAAAATATGTTCAGGTTAGTCCAGGAAAAATCGGTAATGCTAACGATATAAAATTAAGCACAAGTGATATGCCAACAACAGCAGAAAACCAATATGTTGCCATGAATACCATGAATGAAATGACACAAGCTACAGCAGAAGCACAAGAAACTTCTAATGGTGGAATTATGGATTTATTAGGTAATATTAGTAATGGTGTAGCAACAACTGCAGAAAATACAACAAGTAGCATAAACAATATGTTTTCTGGATTAAGTATTTCTAATGCTGGATCTCAAAATCAAGGACAAAGTTTATCATTTTCCATACCAAATACGAATGGAGGAGCTGGTTCTTCTACAGGTTCTGTTTATCAGTTTGGTGATGTTGCTAAAACACCTATTTTATATACTTTATAAAGTTCTAAATTATTATAAAAAACTTTGGAAATTTAAAGATGCCTATTAATAAAGCTGAAGATTTGAGTAAATATGCTAATAGTAATGGAGCGAACATTGTTACTATTGGTAATTATACATATAAAGATGAAAATGGTAATGATAAAACTTTATCATTTGATCAAATTTATACTAACTTAACGGCTGATGCACGAGGTATTCATAATCATAAATCTTTAGATTTTTCTAATGTTGGTATGCCGACGCAAAAATCAGATGGAAATAAAGTTAAACAATTGCGTCAATTTCATCAAACACGTCTTTATATCATGGATTATGATGGTGTAATGGCACATAATGTTGAACAGAAGAAACACAACGCTACATATCTCATATCTGCTAATCTTCCTGAACAATTCAGTTATACAGTAGGTTCTACTTGGACACAGCCTTTTCAACAATTTAGTTCAGCTACAATGAATGGACTTATTCAATTAGGTGGTAAAGAAGCAATAAATAGAATAACAGGCGATCAAGATGCCGGTAATGAAATTCAATCGCTAACAAATAGAGTTATGACTATTCAGACTTGGAATGGTTCAATGCCTTTAAATTTAAGTTTACGTATTCCAGTAATTGATGATGGCCATCCAGCAGAATCTTCAGTTGGTGTTGGAATAAGAACAAATCTCGTTGAAGCATTAGAATTTCTTGGAAGTTTATGTTTACCAAAATCTTCTGGTCATTTAGGATTTTATGAACCGCCACCATCTCCATATGATTTTACTTATACATCATATGCAAAAGATAAAAATGGTAAATATACCAATACTGTAGATAATAGTAAATTTAATTTTTATGGACAAGCTAATAATCATGCTAGAATTATGCTTCAATTAGGAGGTATGCTTCTTGTTGATAATGTTATTGTTAAAGATATAAAAGTAGAATATCCGAATACAAAAACAATGATTAGACACTGGTATGCTCCAGGTGGAACACAAGTTGGAACAGCTGGTCAGTCTTATTTAACTCCATTGTTAGCTAATGTTACCATTGATATAACTACTTCTGAGGCAATTACTGCACAAACTTATAGTAAGATGCTTTGGTTAAGACAGCAAACAGATCAAGGTTCATTTAAATTAAATAATGCTGAAGTAGAAAAAGTACAAGGATATGGTATAGAAACATTTGACAGAATTAAAAAAGGTGTTGATAGATTATTTGATGGAAAAGGATTTAGTGAACAAAAATCACCATCATAATAAAAGGAAATAAGACATGGCTAATAATATATCGTATGATTCATTTTTTGAAGATAGAATATTAGATCCAAATGGAATATCTGTATGTGATATAAACAAAGGATTAGATAATCTTTATAAATACTTTGTAGATACTAAAGATCAATTTTATACATCTCAAAGATATTTAGTTCCAGAACAAGAAGAAGGTTATCCTGATATGGTTGCATATAAATCTATATTAGGTTCACAATCTTTTTGGTGGTGGGTATTATTAATCAATGAATTGGATGATGCATTTGAAGGAATTAAACAGAATTGGGCTTATTCCGTTGTAAATGGTAATCAAATATCTACCTTTATTCAAAATTCAACTTCTGCTGAAGAAGCTTCAAGTGATGATAGAATAGGAACAGTAGTAGAGTTAAACTAATATGATTGTACAAGGAATTTATAATTTAGATATACTTATTGATAACCTTAGTTTATTTAAGGCTCCTGATACTGTGTTTATAAAAGGCGATATATATGAAGCAATTATGAATCCTGTACCAACGTGTTCATTAGAATTGATTATTCCTTTGTCATGGTTTGATAACAGAACGATAGCTGACGGTACGTTGATAACTTTTGAATTTAAATCAGAAATACTCAACTTGAATGAAAGATGTTATTTTCGTGTCTTTAATATAGAAGAAGTTCAATTATCTCAAAAAAATGCAACAGTCAAATTGAATGGTGTTTTAGATTTTTATAAAGGATATACACCTGGCAACGATATAAATATGTATGGTAATTCATCAGATATTTTTCAAAGAATAGCTAGTATTGGACAATTAACACCGAATATAGATCCGACTAACGATAAACAACTTTGGATAGCTGGTGAAAAGAATATTTATCAATTTATGTCAATGATCGCTTCTAGAGGTTGGATAGACGAAACGTCTGCTATGATATGGTGTATAGATCGTAAAAAGAATTTGTTATATAAGAATCTGACATCTTTATTTAGAAATAGACAAGATAAAGTTTATAATTTTGTTCAAAAATCTATAAGTGCTTGTAAAGAAAAAGAATATGAATATTCTGGTGTTACTGGATCTATTCAAGCTGGATCTAATAATTTAAAAAACGAAGGATATGGTGGAGAAGATTATTATTTTGATCTTCTTTCATATTCGTTAAAACCTGTTGCCGCTAGAAAAGCAGTTGCAGAAAGCAAATTTATAAACATTTCTAAAGAATTATCACAAGGTTTATCAGATTGTCAATATCCATTTGATGTTGGTAATTTTCATCCAAATCATTTTTTAGCACGTAAACAAAATAAGCGTATTTTATCTACGTATTCAACATATATGATCTTACAGACGCAACATCTTCAATCGTTTAGACTTGGACAAATTGTAACTTTTGAATTCATGGATTCTCAAACTAAAGCCAATAAATCTAAAGCTATGTCTGGAGTAAATATGATAGATGCCATTCATACAGAAATAACTAAAGAATATATAAGATCTACAGTCGAAATCGTATCTCAAGGCATGAATGGTACAGTGACTACACAGGAGGTATATTAATGCGAGATTTTTTTCAGCAAGATGATACCTTAACAAATCCATTCTTTGTTGCTACAGTAGAAGATAATAATGATCCTACAGGTAATTATCGTGTAAAAGTTCGTATTCCACAAGTTCATCACAGTAACATAACAACAGCTAATTTACCTTGGGCAGCAAAATTAGGACAATCTTTTTTAGGTTCTGGTAGTTCAGGTTCAAATCATTGCGTTCCTGAAGTAGGTTCACAGGTTTTAGTAATAGCAGTAGGAAACAATTTAAATTCTTTAATATATATAGGCATTCTTTGTCACAATGAATCTGTAACACCCTCTGGTAATAGTTATACAGGTTCATATGGTATTTATATGGCTAATGGTCAATTTTTAGGTGTTGATAAAATAACTCAAACTTTAAAAATGATTTATCAAGGTCATATAGACGTCGATAAAATAATAGATGGTAAAATAACCATTTCAGATAAACTAGATGTAACATGTCCAAAATTGAATATTACTGGTGATGTTGATATACTTGGAAAACTTCATATTTCAGGCGAGGCTGTTTCAGATACAGAATTTAAAGCAAAAAATGTAACATTGACAGGACATAGACATGTTGTTCCACAAACACCATCAGGAAAACAGACTTCTGATACAGGTAAAGGATAATCTATTTTTTCATTATAGTTTCTTATATATAAAGTTCTAATAAACAATAGATAATTTATACTTTATATATCGTTTTAAATAATGGATACTTATATTGATTTAAATCAAGATTACTTGACATCTGCTAATGAAACAAGTGTTATTGTAACCGATACTAAAAACGTTATAGAATCTTTAACGCGTCTTTTTATGACAGGAAAAGGCGAAGTTCCGTTTAATCGTGAATATGGAACATCTTTAAAATCTTTATTGTTTGAAACAAATTTAGATCCAGCAGATATTGCTAATTATTTATATATGGATATTACGACATGGGAACCAAGAGTAACATTAAATCCAGCAGATATAAATATAGTACAAAGAGATAATAATAGTTATGAAGTGTTTTGTACATTTACTGTGATTGGTGTGAATGGTAATCCACAAACCATATCAACTATCGTTTCAGGTGGGTAAAAAGAATGAAATTAGATAATATAATTTATGACGTAGATTCACTTAAAGTTGCAATCGCTGAGCAGTGGAGTGCTGATTCAGAAGTATTTGCTTCTATATATCCATCTGATACAGCTACAGCTTTGATAAACGGTATGGCTGCATATGGTTCTATGCTGCAATATACCATTGTTTCATGTCTTGCTAACTGCTATACATCAACAGCTTTTTCTGATGCTGCTGTTTATCAGTTGGCAGATACATTGGGAAATGATTTACATGGTAACGTGTCTAGTCAAGTAATTGTTAACATTATAAAAAACAATTTAAAAGAAGAAAACTTGACGATTCCACAATATAGTACGTTCGTTATAGGTGGTAAAAAATTCTTTAATCCATATGAAATAATTCTTCCTGCTAATGTTCCGTTTGTACATACAATTACTCTTGTTCAAGGTGAAATAATTGAAGTAAATAAAACTACATCTGGTATAGCAAATGAAAAGTTTTATTTTTCTTCAGAATTTAAAGCATCTCCACACTATATTCGTGTTTTCATAAATGATGAAGAATGGAATGTTGTCGAATCATTTTTGCAATATGATAAATCTTATGTATTATCTCCAGAAGATATGAATTCTGTCATTTTAAAAACAGATCCTGATGGTAGAGCTTATATAAAAGTCGGTAATGGTCAATTAGGTACATTACCTATGAGTGGAAGCGTTATTCAAATAAAATATTGCTCAAATGATGGTAAAGATGGTAATATTGATGAAAAAGGCGCAGAAGGTGTTTTAGAATCACAGTTAGTATATACTGATAGATATGGTAATCAACAAACGTTGGATGTTACTGTTGTTACAACGACTACTGCTTATGGTGGTTTTTCTAAACAATCTGTAGAAACATTACGTCTTACATCACCTTGGGTATTTGCTTCCGGTCATAGAGCGATTAGACGTCAAGATTATAATGCTCTTTTACAAAATCAATGTGGTTATATAACTTCACAAGTTTGGGGTGAATATGAAGAAGCTAATAGAATAGGTGCATATGATCATTTGATGATGAATATGGTTTATTATACTGGTATAAAGAACTTTAGAGATTATCCATATTTTAAATTAGATACAATAACTAATCCTACAGCATATACAGGTGCTTTATACAGTAATTCTGGATTTTATGGGTCTTATAATTTAAGATTATCTAATTTGGTTGGTTCAAGAAATGACATATATGTACAAGATACAGGTGCTCAAGGTTGGTTATTTATAAACGATAATGATCAAGATCCACGCGATAGTCTTTTACCAGATTGGATAGCTAGTGAAAATAGGTATTATAGAAACATCATAACGTTTGATCCAAGTGATTCACAATCAGGAACAAGTGGCGGTTTAAATTATAAAGTAAACGATGAATTATGGATAAATGTTACTGTACCAGCTTCTGGAGGAACAATACCAACAACAACAATACAAACTAATTGTTTGGTACGTGTAAAAGAAATAGATTCAAATGGTAAGGTATTAAAGATAGAATTATTAACTAAAGCTAGTTCAGAAAGATATAACATTGTTGAAACTTCTACATTTTCAACAACTTATTATAAAGGTATATCTCAACAAGGTGTAGGATTAGTTGTAAAATTATCACAAGAACAATATGATGATTCTAATTTGATTACTACTAATGATTTTGAATATACTGAAGAAGAATTAGAAAATCCTTTAATAAATGCTCGTTCTGATAAACCTAATGGAGAAGATACATTTTATAGAAGCATTTTTCATCCGACATTACAATATCCAGTTCAAATTAGAATAAATTATAATGAATCAAAGACAATAACCGGTATAAAATTTAAAGCAACAAATCCAAGAAATGGTACATTTATTGGTACAATTGCTATGTTTGGAAGTAACGGTATTGATAATGGTCAAGGTGGTACAAATCCTCCTTCTTATGTAAATGTTAGAAATAATTCAGAAGATTGGACTTGCATCATTAATAGAAAAGAATTAAGTACACCTTATAATTCGGAAAACGATAATGATTGCTGGAGCAATTGGATTGCAACATCATGTTTCTTGAACGATCAAGGAGAAACTGAAAAAGATGCAAATGGTGATCCAAAATTAAAAGAATATAAATATTACGTTATTGAATTTTATTCAACAGAAAACAACAGTGAAGAAGATTCTAAAATAACATTTGATTCAATGAAAGTTTTATATTCAGATAATACGTCATTGATTTTTTATACAGAAAATGGTGAAATAAGGCTTAATTTACCTACAGCTGGTGATCCTGGTCCAGGTACAGAAGATGGTTATATTGAAAACAGTTTAATAACTAGTAAAAATTATCCTTTATATAATTATGGAATTACATTAGCTGGTATTACAAAAGCCAATGGATATGAAGATAATGATATACTTGTATATAAATCAACAAATGGATCAATATTTAGAATAAAAGTTGTATCTATTGCCAATGAAGAATACTTAATGAGTGTAAACGGCAGTGAAGTATTAGTTGGTAACGATAATGTTCAAATGGCTTCTAATCAACCAGTTTCATTTGGTGATAATAAAATATATACATATACTCTTGATCCAATCACAAATCAACCAATTGTTGGTAACGGTGGTTCTGGGTATAAAGTCAACGATGTAGTATATATCGCAAGAACAGATCCAGATCAAATAGCTAGATTAGGTGAAAAAACTGATTTGAGTTTAAGAGTTGCTGCAGTTGATAGTTCTGGTGCTGTTTTAGCTTTAACTTGGTTAAACAATGAATTATTAGATGAAGAATTAGATAAAGTAATTAACTATAGTGTATCGCCAACAATAACCGATGGTGAAGGAGTAAACTTAAAATTAGTTGTTGTTTCTAAACCTGGAACACTTGGTACACAAGGAACAATATTGATAAAGTCATCATATAATATAGAAGTTAATGCTAATTTCAAAGGTGATAGAATAAATACAGCTGATGTAAATTATTATGATGAACCGATAATTAAAAAATTCAATCATTTCACAACATATCTTGAATTTATACAACCAGAAATGCATAATGTTAATATTCATGCACAAGTAGCAATTAAGAAAAATTCACAAATAGCTTCTGGAATAGTTCTTCAAAATGTTCGTACAAACATTCAAAAATTATTTGAAATAACTCCAGATTATATGGGTAAAGATCTTAAATTGTCTGATATTTATAAAGCTATTACAGGTACAGAATATGTATCTTGGTGTAAAGTTTTAAAACCATTAGATAATCAAAATATAAACGCAAATGAAATTATGATTTGTCAAGATATTATTTTAGATGAAGTACAGGATATATATGAGTAATACTGTTAATGATATAAATAAAATATATTGTGATAGTCCTATTTCTGTTAGACACATTAATATGACATCTTTGCTATTTGTCGATGATAAAGTTGTATCAAAATCTAGATATTCTGTTATAGATAGTTATATAAATTTATTAGATGTTGCAGAAAAAGATATATGTCTTTATCAACATCGAGGATCTTCTAATTATTATGAATATCGCATGAATTTAAAAGAATTATCTACTATATCAGGTAGAGATATTTATGGAAATACTTTACAAAATATTACAAAAACAAATCATATATTGTTTATAAATGGATTAAAAATACAACAATCTGCTTATACGATTGATACAGAAAATAACACAATAACATTAAATGTAATATTTCCTAATGAAGAAATATCAACAATCATAATTTATACTTCAGATAGTATGCAATATATGGGGAAAGTTAATGCTATCGATGAAGAAACTGGTGGATATAAAAGAGATTGGAATTTAGAAAAACATTCATTTAAATTAGATGATTATACATATCTTCGTTATATATTTTTTAAAAATGGTGAAGTTTTAACACGTGATTACATTCACAAAATAAGAGATGTCGTAACACTTAATACAGAATTAAATATTCGCATAAATCCAGAAACTGGTGAAAAATATATGGTTGATGACATTGATTATTATATGTTACCAATTGATACAGAAAATGTAATATTCAATGCTGATCCTGGATATTTTTCATATGGTCCAAAGGATAATCTTGATTTACCTGTTCCAGAAGTTCATGATGCTGAAGTAACATTTCAATCAATTGTAAGATTAGCAATAGATGATGTTAGAAAAGGTTTCTTCATAAGAGAAGCCGATGGTGATGGTTGTGTTATGATTTCTGGTGAGAATTTTGAAACAAAAACAGCTTATTGTACAACAATAAAGAAATTTTCTAAAGAATCATATTCTAAAAATGAATATTTTGTTCAAGTTCCTAATGCTAAATCTATTTTGAAATATATATCAGAATATGATTTGAATAAAATGCTTATGCCTGAAATATTAGGCAGTTTTCAAAAATTATTACTTGATGAAACATATGATAGTGTTCAACGTTTAAAAAATTCAAGAAGTATAAATTATGTTGATTCTACTGAAATAAACAAGTTAATTAGATTTATGGGATTAGATATAAATCTTACAAATATAGATTTAGAAAAAAAGCACGCTTTATTAGAAGAATTAACAAACTTCTATAACATTGTTGGTACACGTGAATCATATAATTTTTATAATATCACAAACAATACTGGTAAAATAGTAAATATCGATCAATTATTTACTCCAATTAAAGATTACACTGATACTGAAACATTGGATAGTGCTAGAAGGTATGTTGATTTTAGAACAGCAGAAGAATTAGGCGCAGTAACAAAAACACGTTATGAATATCCTTTTTATGATTTAGGTCAAGTAGATATTTTAGCAAATCCAGATGATTCATTTACAAATCAACCAAGAGATGAAGGAATATTAAATTACACTGGATACAAAATAATAGGCGAACCATTAATCGATTCTAGAGATAGAATAAGTGGTTTTACAAAAAATGATTATATAGAATTAAATGATATTTTTGATCCTAGTGAAAAAAACTTTAAAGTTATGATTAAGTTTAAAACTCCAAATAATGTTGCTACTGGATCAGATCAAGCTTTGTTTGAAGCTAATGGAAATATAAATTATTGTGGATTAATCGTTTATATAAGAAGTAATGGACACTTAGCATTTAATTTTCCAAAAGAAGACATGTCAGGTTGGTATGGTGGAGTAACTTCAAGTTTCATTCTGAAACCAAATACTTGGTATTGGGTAATTGTAGAAAGAATAGATAAAAAAATAACAAGTTATTATTCTATTAACGGAAGAGATTATATAATTATAGGTTCAAAAACTTTAACAGACAACTTTGTTATGCCTACGTTCAATTATACACGTATAGGCGTTAGAAAAAATACAATAACAGATAAAATTTCTAATATTTATAATGGTATAATAGATTTAAACGAATATTATATTTACATCGATGATTCTTTGTATTGGACAGCGATACCAACAGGATTACCTGCTACATTATCTCATACAAGTAATGTTGTTGTTAACTTGATTAAGAAAAAACTTATTGTTTATAAATTAAGTAGTAGTAATGAACAATACGTTGGATATGTATGTGAAAATGATAAAATATACAATGATAATAAAATAGAAATAGGTTATGTTACTGGTGAAAATCATGATATTCCACACATAGAAAACATGACTGAATATGAATTAATAGATATTGATCCTGGTGAAGAATTAAATGTAAATGAACTTTTATTAAATGTAAATGTCGAAAAATATACACCTGTAAACAGATATATAATTGAGCCAGTAGCTGGTCCTAATAAACCAACAATGGATTTTGGTTATATAAATGAAGAAGCAACAAGCTTTTATGATTTTGGTTATGTATCAGATACGATAAAAGGACAATGGATTTCATGGACAGAATGGGATAGACCTAAAAATTGGTATCCAACAAATCATGTTGATGTAGCCGTTCAAATTCCACCAACGATAGACTATAAGACATTTATGACAGAGTTTAAAAATACTTTTTATGATATAGCTAGCGCAGTTCTATATATACATAGTATCATTGAAGTTTATACATTTGGTGATGAAAATCCATCTGGAGTAGGCGCTAATTTTGGTATATTAACTACACCAACTTACTATACGTATGAATGGGCATTCACAAATGATCCAAGAAGACAAGATTATCGATATGATTAATAGGATTTATATAAATGATTGTAAGTAGAGATAAATTAATACAATATTCAATTCCAGAACAATTTTATTTTGCAAGACGTGTTGGTGAAGGTTCTCCAATCAGTCGTGATGAATATTTTAATAACAATCCTATTCAATTAGTAAAATCGGCTTATTGTGCTATAGGTAATGATACTGATGGTTGGGAACTAGAAATGTATAATGGTGTTAACTGGGTAGTAGTTACACCTGAAGAATCATATTCGTTAACAATAACAAATGATGGACTTGCCGCTTTAACTAATGTTAAACAAGGTACAACTCAATTAAAATTCAGTGGTTTAAAAATAATTGATCAAACAATTCTTAATCCAGCAACACCTCTCATTCAATGGACAGATACAACATTTTTAGCTGCTGGTAATGTTGTGTTTTCTGTAGGAACAAGAGGAGCAGCTCATAGCAATCCTGAAGAATTAAAACATCTTTTAAGATGGCGTTTTAATTCTTCTTCTGGTGGTTTACAATATATATTAACGTTACCAGCTGATGGTCTAGGATCTACAGCTGATGATAGAAGTAGTACATGGAATATTGGTGCAATTGGTTTATATGTAAAAGATCCAGATGATCAAACTACCGATGTATTATTTGCTGTTGCAACATTACCAGAATTGGTAACAAAGCATGCATCTACTATAGAAATGATTGGTAATACAATTAAATTGTATTTTAATACGATATTAACTAACTTAGGCGTTGTATCAAATTTAAATGTGTTAGCAGATAATGATGTTAGTTTACCTGAAGTACAAAATGAAACTTTATTAACTTATCCAATAGATGCTGAACAAGATCCAAACAACTGTTATTTAGTAAATAATTTATATGGAACAAATATTCCAGCTTTAGCAATTAAAAAAACAATTGATGCTTCTAGTGATTCTGAATGGATATACATTCAACCTAGTGATAATTTTACAATTTTACCAGCTGAAGCTTTTGATCAATCAGTAAACAATTATGATTTTGTATATTGGGATGCAACTGCAGAAAAATATAAATTAGCTGAAGGTAAAACTAATTCTACAGAAAACAATGAAAAAATGCCTATAGGTATACGTGTTGGTAATTCAATTGTTTATACAGGTGTTGTCACAAACACGTCTACTTCATACGAATATTCAATTGATTTAATTTCAAGCGGTACAAATTATAGAGATAGTGATGAATTATTAATAGCTGTTAACGGTGCACTTACTTTTAAGGTAATAGTAAATAGTATTCAACCTGACGGTGGTATTAATGGATTTACATTAATTGGTCCTACTGTAGGTGATTTAGAAATACCTGGTGGAGAAATCACTTTACCTGCTATATATGATCCAAGATCTCAATTGCCTAGAGATGGATATAACGCTAGATTTAAAGTAACTAGTACAAGAATTCCTAGTTCTCAATGGAATTTTCCAGCGTCGTGGTTAAATAAACCTTTATATTGTAGTTGGAATAATGATCCTGTGCATACAAGTAATCCACAGTTAGGTGGTGAAGGTAAACCAACAATTACTGAAACAGATAGTATGGTTGGATGGTGTATATCTTCAAATGCTATAAAACTTGGCTTTGATGTAAGAAATGAAGCAACAACTACTAAATATGGTACAGTAAGGTATGCTACTAATGCTGAAGTTAAAGAAGTTTTAACTAATTCTCAAGCAAATTATACAACAGCAATTTGTCCTAAGACATTAAACGATAACTATCTTCAAATAAGTAAACCTTCTAATACGAATCAAAAAGGTAGTTCAATCAATAAACCAATAGAAGTAAACAGCTTTGTTAAATTCAAACAAACTGTTCTTGGAAAAAATACTGCTAGTTATGGCACAACATATATGAATGATGCGAACATAGATTTCTACGGTTGTTCATATCGTGCTTGGTATGCTGACTTAGCTGAATTTTATGAAGCTGATAAATATTATGAAGCAGGTACACTAATTAGTATCGGTGGTGTTAAAGAAATAACCGTTGCTAAAAATGAATGTAATGGTATAATTTCTACAAATCCTGGCTTTGAATTAGGTAATAAACTTTCTGATATGCATCTTCCAGTTGCTTTGGTAGGACGTGTTCCAGTTTTATTTGATGGTAATTGTATGCCTAAATTTGGAGATAAGATATATTTGTCTAAAATTATTCCTGGACGTGCTTCAACTGTTCCAAATGGTAATTGTTTAGGTAAAATTGTGGCTAAAAGTTTTGGTACTAATAAATTAATAGAATGTATTATAAGAATAGATTTTTAAAGGATAAACTATAATGGCAAGTTATTCAGAAACAACAGCGATAAGAATTCGTCATGGAAATAAAAGCGAAAATGATAATTTTACAGGATTATCTGCTGAAGTTGTCGCTGATTTAGGCGAAGATAACACTGGTACTGATCAAAATACTACATTACGATTACATAATAGTATAAATCAAGGTGGTATTAAATTAGCTCGTGCTGATATGGCTAATGTCACAACTGAAACTTTAGCTAAAAATCGTCGTTTATTAGGTGATAAAAATCTTGCTTATGCTGATATGACTAACGTTAACACTGTTGATCTTGCTACAAAAGCTGATGAATTAGATGGACATGAAGGTAAAAATCTTGCATACGCTGATCTTAGTAATCTTAAAGATAATAAATTAGATCCAAATACACAAGAAGAAATCATAGATGATGTAGTAGAAGTATTAAATGATTATGGTTTAGCTACAAAAGTCGATTTGAATACAGAAATAACAGCTTTAGACAATAAAAAAGCAGAAAAAGATTTATCAAATGTTGATACAGCAGATCTTGCTAGTGGAGAAGGTGAACAAGGAAAGCATGCTGGTAAAAATCTTGCATATGCTGATATGAGTAATGTAAGTACAGTCGATTTAGCTACATCAACAGGTCATGCTGGTACAAATTTAATGTATGTTTCTGCTTCTAATATTAATACAGCTGGTTGGAATAAATTAAGTACAAAATTACAAAATATAGACGATAGACAAAATGATATTAGCTCATCAGCACAAATAACTGATAGAACAAAAGCGTATCCGACAGTAAAAGCTGTTACTGATTACGTAGATACAGCCGTTACACAAGAAGGTTTATTAAAGATAGACTTTAAAAATGCTAAAACTTGGGATCCTTTGGTAGATAGATCAAACATCGAATTTAGATTTTCTACAGATGTTGAAAATATAATTGCTGCTGGTACAGGTTTTACAACTATGATGACTTCTATATCTGGAACAAGTTATCAAGTACCTACATTGGCTCCAACAAATCTTACTGTTGGGAATACACCAATCAAATTAGCTGTTTATGAAATAAACGATGAACATAAACCAATCAGTTGGAGATTATATCCAGAATATGGTAAAACAAATATTTCAACTCAAACTATCAAATTCAAAACAAGTTTAGGTAAGACATTAGAAGGTACAATTAAAAGCATAGCACATCCAAGTGCATCTGGTGTATATCGTTATATCTTTACAATATCAGATAGAACAAAGATTCAAGAAAGTCCTGAATGGATAGGAACAAGAGTAGCAAATGATTTCGAATACGTACCTTTATACGATTGTACAACAGCAATCAATGTAAATCAAAGTGTTTGTATTCAGATTAATAATGTTGATAGTAATGGTGCTATAACATCTTATTCAATTGTTCCAAGCACATCAACCACAGCAATAGCTTCTAATAATCGTCCAGTATATCATCCAATATTAATTACAGAAGCAGTTCAAAGTGGTAACAACGGAACAATTGCTATCTTTTCTGAAAATTGTATGCCAAACATTGGTGGTGCTGGTCTTTTAAAAGATGATTTCAGCAATTTGAGTGGTAACAGTGCTGTAGATAAAGCATCAGCTAAAGATGCTATTTGGAATATAAACAGAGAAAAACCAATGCCAGATATTTCTTTAACAACAATTGATGAATCAGAATATTATAGAATTTGTACAATTGGACAAGTTTGGGATGCTCTACACGATTATGGTTCAACAAAAGTAACGATTAGAGATTGGTAAATTTTTTTAGTCTAGAATAACTAATTTTAAATTCATTGTTCTTCCTCATAAAAAAGTAAAGAGCTTATTCTATGGTCAAAAAATGAGCTCTAATTTTATTAATATGTTAGATTTAATTAGATTGATTTATAAGATCGTTTGTGATATGATTTTGAGCTTTTTCAGCAGCATCTTGTTTTTGGTAGCATATAATTATTTGTGTAAATGTTTTGTCACCAGCTAAGCAATCGTAGTCATAGTCAGTTTGAATAAACTTATTTGTAGAGATAACATTTGTAGTTTGTGTTGTACAACCTGAAATTGGTCCTAATATGATCAAATAAAGAGTTAATAAACCTATGATTTTGCAAAATGTTTTCATATTATTTAACCTTTCTAAAGTAATTTAATAGCTGCTGAGATGGCTTTACATCACCACAAGAATCAGAAGGAATGTTATTTAATATTTCTTTATATCTTTCTTCTACTTCTTTTATTTCTTTATTTTTTTGATTGTTATATTCATTTAGTTTATCGTTATCGATTTGTAAAGCTGTAATAGTTGCATTAGCATGAATCAATTCTGCATTTTTATTATCCAATTTTGTACATGTATTACGCCACATGAATCCACAAAAGCATAATCCTAAAAATAAAACCAATATGATAATATATGGAATATAAGATTTATTAAACATTATTATTTATCCTTCTTTTTATGAGTTTTCTTTTTATAAATTCTTTTTGCTCTTTCTTTGACTTCTATTTCATGTCCTATCGCAGAAGAAGCTATGTGTTTTAATATAGCTTTAAATATGTCGCTGAAATAATCTAATATCGATACACCAACTACGCCAGATACGCCTGCGCATGCTAATACCCAATTTTTATGATCAAAATCTGGTAAAAAAAGTCCAATTATTATACCAGAAAATGAAGCTGTAACCATAGTAGATATAAATCTTTTTATATTAAAACAAGATTCAAAATTTGATAATTCACGAGCTATGCCACCTAAACAGCTTAAAATTGCACACATACAGATCGCTAAGTATTCTGGTTCATGTCCTGTGTTATTATTCTCTATCATTTTATTTATTTTCCTTTCTTTTCGATCTTGCAAGATCCACAGCATTTATATTTCCAGAATCCTACTAATGCCCAGTTTAATAAAGCTGTAATGAGAAGCATAATACCAATTGCTATTTCCAATTCTTTATCTATTGGCTCTTTTGGATAATTTGTAACACCTGTAATAACTAATAATTTTTCATCATTTACTTTAAAATGTCTAAATTCCCAAATTATTTTATTACCGTTTTCTTTAGTTGCAAAAGATCCGCGTTTGTGTTTTGCGATAGTATTTCTTATTTCTTTTTCGTCATGTGGATGTTTCTTTAAAAGGAATGGGCAATTTGCTGAATGATATATTTCAGATTTTGTGTTTGGATTAAATGAATCTTCTGTTTCGTCACGCAACATATACGTGTATGTATTATCAAAAGTATCTAAAGTTAAAATTGAATTCTTTACATCTGTTATTGTAGAGAGACTTTCTGTCAAAGTCATTAATTGATTCTTTTCACTTATTTGTCTATTTAAATCACGTGTATATAGTCTTTCAAATAGATTTATAAAATAAAATATACCGATAGTAACAATGATTAAAGGAAAAAGCCATACAAACTTTTTCATAAAAGTTTTAAATTTAGATCTCATTTTTAATAATCCTAATAATTCCAATTAAATTTGTTTGCAAATTTTTATTTTTTATAATTATTAGAACTTTACTTATCAAATAGTTTTCGTAAAAAATAAACTTACCATTTTCTTATTGTTACACTAGCACCACCAGAACCACCTATCGATTTACCATTAACATGGGTCAATTTACCATTTGCATCTAACGTCATGAAAAATGATTGAGAAGTATCTATTGCGATAGCGGTTGCAGATTGAGCTACCCCAATATAATACCATGTATATCCAGCTGTCATTGATGTAGTCACATAATTATCAGATAAAATATTACTGCTTGAATCTATTGTACATCTAAAATAACAAGGATTGCCTCTAACTAATGTTGCGTGTGGAATATTTGTTAAAGTTGTAATAGATAGTTTTTGTCTTATTTGGTCCCAACCAAGACCATTACCAGAATTATAAGCAGAAGTAACCAACTGAATACCAAAACCAGGTTCAATAGCTTTAGTTTTATCACTGGCTGGATATATTTGATTACCGTTTTGATATACAAAGGAGTTAGCGACTAAAGCGGCTCCGGCTGTATTAATCGTTGAATTAATAAATTTTGATAATCTATTATTAACTTGTGAAGCGTTATCAGATTGAAGAACAGTACCATACATATAGTTAAAATCATAACCATATCTTGTTTCAATATCAATTTGCCCTGAACTTTGATATGTAGAATTATATGTTGTAGCAGTTCCTTCTACCCATGTAAATTTGGAATTAGTTTTAAATACTTCAACTTTGTAATGACGTTCTGTAGTATTTCTATTATTAATTACTTCTAATGCCCATCCATGTCCATTATTTAACGCTTTAGGAAAAACATATCTTAAATATCTTGCTCCACCATATGTCGATGAAGTTGTTCCAGGAAACATATTAGCTATAACATATGGTTGGTTATTTTGTCTTCCTGGAAATATTACAGCAAAATTGCCAACCTGATGAATGCTTGTACCTGTGACAGTAATTCTAAAATATATTACATCATTTAAATCTGCTTGGTCTGTTTCGGTATTAGTTCTTGTACAAATTTGATGATAAGCAGTATCAGTAGTATCAAATTCAATCGTTTGAATAGAAGTCATAGCATCAAAATTAGGTAATAGATTTCCTTGATCTGCTTGTTTCAGATATGTTTCAGAAATTACATTACCATCAGCATCTTTTCCAGCTTGAATATTAGCAATAGATGTTTGTCCGGTACCACCATTAGCAACTCCTAAAGTACCTTGTATACCAGGAGTAATGTTGGCAGACCCATCAAAACCTACAGCAGTTGTTGACCCTAAATTTGTTCTTATTGTTCTTGCTGTTTCTAGTTTAGTTGCGGTATCAGCATTACCTTTTAAATTAGCATATAAATATCCTAATATTCTCGCTGAGCCATTTACAATCAAATCTTTTAAATTTGCCATAGATATTTATCCTATTAAATTTCATAAAAGTCATTTGCAACTATACAATTCTTAGTTATTTGGAACTTATTTTCTTCAGATAAATTATCGATTCTTACCCATAATTGTACTTTGCCTGATATTACTCCAGTTGGTCCTGGCATACCATTTTGGTAATTGTTTCGTGGAGCAATTGCAAAAAACCAATTCGTATGTCCAACTGAACCACTTAAATAGCATGGATTTATTGGAGAAGCAGAAGTAAGAGAATTTTGTAGTGTTAATCCACCCCAATAATGTCCATTCCAATCAATGTGTATGGCTTCATATCCTTCTGCTGTTCCATCACCAGCAGATGTAGTAGGTACATACTCGTTACACGGATTATTGTTTTGAATCCATCTATTATATTGATTAGGAACATTATCAGGATATTCTAAAAGAAATTCATATTTGTCATTAATATTTTTAAAATAATCTAGTAAATAAAGACGGCTATATTTGTTTTCTACTTGAGTATTTAAAGCCTCATCAACTGAAGAAAATACAACAGTACCACTGTTACTATTATGCTCGAATATCTTAGCCCACTTAGCACCTTCAAAATACTTAGTCTCCATATCTTCAAGTATACCATTTGTAGAGAATCTATTAGATTTGACTACGGTATTCTTCTGTATTCCTGTTGTCATTCTTCAACTAACTCCCCACAATATAATTTTCCCGTTTTATCAACTTGAGCACTGACTTTATATAATTCTGTAACCTCATCAGCTGTAAGTGTTTTAGCATATATTCTGAAATCTAAAAGTTTACCTACAAATTTTTCTTGATTATATGTAAAGTCACCTAAAGACCAACGACTGGTATCGTTGGCACATTTTATAGTGGTAGCAATACTAGTTTTATCAATTGTTCCAACTAATTCACCGTTTAAATAACATTTAAATATTCCATTATCAAAAGTCATTACAATATTATACCATGTATTTAAAGCTAATTCATTAGTTAAACTTATTCTTATATCTTGATAACCAGAATTCATATATACGATACTTTGTATTTGTGATGAAGTATTAGATCTTGTTCTCCAAAAACCATTTTGATTGAGATTCCAAAGATTATTACTAGTCCCCAAATCAACCTTAAATTTAGCCCATATACTAAGGCTTAAATTGCTTACTTCATCGCCTTGATGAAATATTCTATCTAATATTAAATCCTTATTAGCATCAAATTCTGTTGACATATAATATCTTGGAGAATCTGGTGTGAATGTTACTCCTTGTCTTGTTCCATTAAATCCATTGCCAGATAAATCATCTTCAATATCTGTATTTATTAGGCCATGTGGTATATATGGAGTAGCTTTAGAGCCTTTTTCTAATTTTGGACAACAAGCTTTTAATATAGCATGTTCTCCTTCTGTTTTACTTCCATTGTTGTCAATTCTTATATAACCAGTATAGTCATCTGTAGGAGTAGTAAATGTCCAAGTCACATAATTCCATTGATTTACTATTAATCCAGAAACATTAGCTATTCTTGTAGCATTTACCCATCCTGTTCCAGTTTTTTGATTAGTTTCAATATCAGATAACCAGAAAATATCAACACTTTTAACATTACTATCTAACCAAAGATAACAAGAAAATGTATATTGTGTAGATTGTTCAACTTGTCCAGTTCTACCCCATCCTAAATAAGATTCTGTTGTTGCCGTAGTATCTCTTATAAAAACAGTTTGACTTCTATATCCATTTTCTTCAATACTACTATGATATAATGAATTTAAAGGTAAAATATTTTCTCCAGCTCCATATCCTTTTAAGTCATAATGAAGAATAAGACCTTTTGATAATTCTTTTATTTCTTTTGTCGATAATGTATGATTATAAATTCTAAAATCATGAAGTTCACCTAAAAGAATATTACCACTTCTATTATCACCACCAATATAAGTATTATTTGTAATACCTGAAAACGTGAGTTGCTTTGTAACACTATCTACTAATTCTCCATTTTTATAGAATTTAACAGTTGTTCCATCATATGTAAAGCAAACGTGAGTCCATTTATTTGCGTCAACTATTAAATTTGATTGATAATTATAATTAACACTTCCTGTGTACCAATATAATCTTAAACTATTATTTGTTACTCCTCCACTGGCATTTATTTCAAATGCTGCTACTTTTTCACTTCCACCACTTTTATAATTTCCTAAAATGATTCCTCTTTTACCATCATTTTTAAAATTAATCCAAAATGATACCGACCAAGTAGTTTGTCCAAAAGCTTCTTCACCAGGAAAATTATCTAATAAAATTTTACTTCCAGAAACTCCATCAAAACTTGCACAAGTTCCAAATTGATTACTATTCACAAGAGTTACACCAGAATTAACTGTTTCAGTAATATCAGATAATCCTTTATTCTTAAAGTCTTTTGTAAATGGATACCAAACTATTAAACTCATATGTCTTTATCCTTTCTTTTTATATGAAGCTAAACTCTAAGGCTTCTGTTGTAGAATTATATGACATAACAGCATGCTGACCTACTGTCACTGATGTATTTGCATTAATGTTTGCTGTAAATGTCTTAACATCGTTGATAGTTTCTGTACCAGATTTATGAACTACATTGGCATCGAGAGCATATGAAGCTAATTTAGTGTTACGTGCACCTACTGTATCAATTTGAGTAGAAGTTGTATTATCTTCAGTCGGTGTCGGTACAGATGTATATACTGTTCCGTCCTTCTTTGCTGCCACTTTAATTCCAGCATCTACATTTGCTGTATCAGCCGTATTTCTTGCTCTTGCGTGTAGTTCATAAGAAGATTCACCGGATGTTTCGTATCTATATTGTAAATAAGCCATATGCTGATTATTTTTATCTCTTACTGCAAAAGGACTTTCGGCTATATAATCAGATGGATTAACTTTATAATCAACATTAGTTAATCTTACTTCATATGGAGTTTGCCAATTAGCAGATGTTGTATAAACCGGTGAACTAGTAAATGTCTTAATTCCACCTATAGTTTCATTACCTGTTTTGTGAACTACGTTAGCATCTAAGGCATAAGAAGCTAATTTAGTATTTCTAGCTCCAACCGTATCAATTTGAATCGATGATGTGGTATCTTCTGTTGGTGCAAACAATTCAGCTGCTTTTGAGCCATCCTCATTTTGTTTTAATCTTAAAATAGCACGACTGTTAGTTCCTAACCAAGAAGCAACCAATTCTGTTTTCGTTTGAGTAGCATTTACTAAATAGCTATTGACATAACCAGTTTCTTTATTATCACCAGTTAAAAAATGTAAATATCCTTGTCCATATTTTTCTTCACCATAATTTGCAGACGTTGTTTTTATCACAATATGAGCGTTATTTTGTGTAAAGGTTTTAACACCACTAATACTTTCATCACCAGTTTTATGTACAACATTGTTATCTAAAGCATATGAAGCTAACTTGGTATTACGAGCACCGACAGTGTCAATTTGTTTAGAAGTTGTTGTATCTTCACTTGGTGCAGTGGTGTACATTCTACCATATTTTTGTTCTATTTGAGAATATCCATCAGGTAATGATTCAACACCAGCAATATTGTCGTACCAAGTCCAACTATTCCTTCCGTACCCGTGATAATTCATCGGAACAATTTTACAACCATCCCAAGCATTTTTTACATAAGACCATATTTCACAAGTAGCTTGATTACTTTCAGGTGTATTATTTTTATAAAGAACATAAAACTTTACATTTCCATTATTTATCCAATCAGGATATTCACTTAAAACAACACCTGTAGTACTAGTTCCAATTACTCCAGCAGTGGCGTCAACTCTTAAACTAATTTTACCTTGATAACCAACTTCTGTTGTATTAACAGCATCTTTATAATAGAAAAATGGAACAACAACAGATTGATATTGTCCTGTTAATATTATTTCACCAAGTTTTCTATAAAGATTTCCTGTTTCTCCGTTATGTGTTTGATATGCTACTAAACTTCCATCTAAAACAGGAGCAGTAAGCCTATTGGCAGAAACAGTTCCTGGAAATGAAGTATTACCACTACCATCTAAAAGGGTTGCTGTTCTTTTTAGTGTAGCAAAACCACCTTGATATTGTCTTACGTAGATAGGTTCATTATAATCATCTGCCGTAGCTAATTCTACATAACCAGCGTTTGAAGCACCACCAGTCATAAGTCTAAAATAATCATTATCTGCTATTTTAGCTCTCAACAATTCTTTTGTAGAACCAGCGGCAACAGTTGTATTTATAGTTCCATCAATAGGACTTGAGAAAGTCTTAGTTCCAGCTATGGTTTCATTACCAGTTTTATGAACTACATCATTATCAGCAGCCTTAGCGTTTAACTGCGTTTGAATATTAGATGTTACACCATCTGTATAGTTAAGTTCAGCAGTTGTAGCTGTAATCCCATCAAGAACATTAACTTCAGTTGCGGTTGCAGTAACATCTGTAATCTTGGATAATGATAAGTTTGGAATATCACTTGCATCTAAATTTGCTCCAGCCGTTACAAGTCCTTTACTATCATATGTAATTTTACATTTTGTCGCACCAGTAATCGCAGTATTTGAAGCAACTGCACCAACATCAGAAGCAGATAATGTAATATCAGCAGTTAATGCCTTATTATTAATTTTACGAGAAGTTGGAACAACACCAGACAAATCAATATTTTCACTTAATTTATCCCAAGCAGAACCATCCCAAGCATAGTTAGCACCTGTATCTGTAACATTCCACATATCACCTTGAACATTACCAGTTGTAGGTAAGTTAGAAACGCTTGCTTTAGTTCCTTTAAAGTGCATAGCACCAGACAATTTACCATCAATTTCTGTCTTTGTATAAGCATCTGTAATTCCATATCCACTTAAAGAAGTAGCTTTATCTGCTTTATTACTTATAGCAGAAGCAACGGCTTTACCAGACATACCATCTGATGAAGTAGCCGAATAGGTATCTGTAATTGTAGGAATTACCGTAGAACTTGGTAATGCACCAACATCAGAAGCAGATAATGTAATGTCAGCGGTTAATGCTTTATTGTTAATTTTACGAGAAGTTGGAACATAATTTTGAAGTTTAGTATTACGAGCGCCTACTGTATCAATCTGAGTAGAACTTGTTGTATCTTCTGTAGGAGTTGGTGTTAAAGCATATTGCGTATCAAACTTTGCATATCTATTTTCTGATTCATCAAGACCTATTTCTAAAGTTGGCCATATATTACCTGTATCAGCAGCATTTCTAAATCCAGCTCTATAAGCTACATATCTTTTATTATTTCCATTTGCATTATATTTTACAAATCTATTAATTGATGGGCCATCAACTTTACCATCAGTATTTGTTGTAACTTGTAACAAAGGAATATCTGTATCTCTTGTAGTAGTTAAAGATGGTGTTATATTGTTTTTTAATCTAGCAGCGTCTTTAAAAATAACTTCGTTGTTAAATGTCTTTACACCAGCTACGGTTTGATTACCTGTTAATGCAACATATTTTCCGTCTGCTTCTGTTTTAGTATAAGCGTCAGTAATTCCATATCCAGATATTGTTGTTGGTGTTCCAGTTATGTTATTCCAAGCTACAGAACTAGATGAAGTAATATATCCTTGACTTTTAACCCACGCTGTTGTAGCACCTTTTGTTGAATTATCTGATACTGCTGGTGTAGAATAACTAACAGTTGCAGGAAATATAACGTTCTTGTCTTTATCAAAAGAATAAATATATCCTGTTTTAGCAAAATCGTCTACTATCCAATTTGTAACACCTATCAAACGAATATCACTTATTCCGGCACAACAAGTATTACTCGTATTTACAAACGTAGACCATATTTCTATTCTTAAATCACCGTATTGATTGGTTTGATTATTATAACCGCCTAATTTTTCTACAAATGGGATAGAATTCCATCCAGACCAACCTGAAACATTATATGTTCCTTTATCAACCCAAATATCATTTCCAGCAATATAATTAGCTATTGTTCTAACTGAAATATTTACTCTTGTTCCACCAGCACCGGCAGTTGACACATTTAATAAAATCTTTTTTATTGCACTATAAAATCTTGATTCATTATTCGAGTCTTTTATATGAAGGGTTATTCTTGCTCTTACTTTATCAACATTTTCATTTGTAAGAGTACCACCATTTGCAGTTAATGTACCTTTACCAACAACTGCATTAAATCCAGTTCTTGTTACTAACTGCCATTTTTGAATATCAGTAGCTCCATAATCTATCCAGGTAGTTCCATCAGTTGTATATTCAATATCAATAAGACCTCGCCAATATGAAGCCTTATTATGTCCGAAATCATCAATACAACCAGCATCAGAAGGAGAAACGTTTTCAGTTAAGTTAGGTCCACCCCATTGAATATAATTATCACCGTTAAGATTACCTATAAATGAATTAGCAGTAATATCGTTTGTAAAAGTTTTATTTCCAGCTACGGTTTCATTACCAGTTTTGTGTACTACATCTGCATCTAAAGCGTAACCTTTATTATTTACCCAAGCCGTAGTAGCAAGACTTTCATCATTTGTAGATGTTGTTAATTCAGCAATTTTAGCAATTAACGTGTTTGTTCCAGCCTGTGATTTGTAAAAATTCCATAAACCACCATATTCCCAGAAATTCATATAATCTTTACCACTATGACCTAATTCCATTGCGTGGTTAGTATAACTTATGGCTTGGCCTTTTAATATACCAGTAAAAGTTTTATTGCCATCTATTGTTTCATCAGCAGTTCTATGAACAACGTTTGTTGATAGTGTTGGATTATTTACCCAACCAGTTGTTGCAATATTAGTAGTATTTGTAGCGTTGCTTGCAGAAGGAGAAGGAGCTGTTGCATATGCACCACTTGTTAAATTATATCCTATTACTATAGCGCTTCTGTTTGTCGATGCCGCTTCATTTTTATATACACCGAGAGCAAGAGTTGTTTGTCCTGTAGTATCTAAAGCTGCTTCTGCAATACCTAATCTCGTATTTGCCCAAGTATTACTATTTGTTTTATCATTGATCCTAAATAATCCCCAATATTGAGTAGATTCAGGATTAGTTCCTTTAGTTACACCACCGTTAACTAAATCTATTCCTTGATATAATATTTCTTTCTTTTGAAATGTTTTAATTCCATCGATAGTTTCATCACCAGTTTTATGTACTACGTTGTTATCAACAGCTTTTGTATCTAACTGATCTTGAATATTACTTGTTACACCGTCAACGTAATTTAACTCCGTTGTAGAAGCTGTTATACCATCTAAAACATTAACTTCAGAAGCACTAGCAGTAACATCTGTAATTTTCGATAAACTCAATGATGGAATATCTGAAGCTGTAAGATCTGCACCTTCTGTAACAAGACCTTTGGAATCATAAGTAATCTTACATTTCGTTGCGCCAGTGATTGAAGAATTTTTTTCTACTTTATTATTTAATTGAGTTTGAATTGCTGACGTAACACCATCTAAATATCCTAACTCTGTGCTTGTAACATCACTTACTACAACCTTACCTGAAGAATTAGAGATAAGAGCTCTTGAAGCTGTTAAGTTAGATGATACAATTGTTGTAGCTGCACCAGTTATTGTATCTTGTTTTGCATTCAATTGATTTTGGATATTGCTTGTAACACCGTCTGTATAATTTAATTCTGTCGTACTTGCTGTAATACCATCTAAAACGTTTAGTTCAGCAGCACTTGCTGTTATGTCAGAAATTTTCGATAATGTCAAAGAAGGTATATCAGAAGCAGATAAATCAGTACCTGCAGTAACAAGCCCTTTAGAATCATAAGTGATTTTTGTATGTGTAGCACCTGTTATTGAAGAATTAGCTACAACGGCATTATCGGCTTTATATTCTAGTTTACCTATGGCTGTATTTAAAGAATCACTTGTTTCTATAGCGTTCGAACCTGTAGCTTTAGAATATCCAGTCATAGCTGTTATTTTATTCGATGCTAAATTAGGAATATCTGAAGCAGCTAAATTAGCTCCAGCTGTAACAAGTCCTTTGCTATCATAAGTAATTTTACATTTTGTAGCACCTGTAATAGCTGTATTAGCATCTACTTTATCAGAATCTAATTCGTTTATTGCATCAACTAGATTGCTTTTTTCTGTCGTAGATAAACTTGATAATGTTCCAATAGCATTTTTATTGGTTGTAATTTGAGCAACACTAGACGATGTAATTCCTGAATTTAAAGCAGCTAATTGTTCAGCTGTCATTGGTGTTTCATTTACTTCATATTCAACTTTCCAATTAGCTTTATCGTATGTTGTTGAAGATGAAGCATATTTATATCTCCAAGTTCCACCGTCTTGTGTTTCATCTTCTTTGACAACTAGATAATTATTGTTTGTTGGAGCTTCGAATCCAGCATCTATAAATCCTTGTGCGGTTGTTGGAATATCAGCATATGTATTCCAAGAACCATCAAAAGTAGCAGTATTTGTTTGTATTGATGAGTTAACAAAGTTTTTATCTGCCAGTTGATTAGATGATGAAGCTTGAGCTGGAATTTTACTATTTATAGTTGAAATGTCATTTTTGTTTGTTGTAACTTGATTTACAACTGTTGATGTAACGCCAGAATTTAAAGCATTTTGTTGTGCGGTTGTAGTTAAATCGTTTATAGTTGTTGTATCTGGTAATGCATCTACGTCAGAATATGTAAGAGTGATATCTGTTGTTAAAGCTTTATTGTTTATTTTACGAGATGTAGGAACGTAATCGGCTAAATTATTTTTAACAAAAGCAGTAGATGCAGCTTTTGTTGAGCTATCTGTTTTTGTTTGTGTTGCTACAGTTACTGTACCAGCTGTTCCAGTAAACGTAGAATTAGCAGGTATTGTTATACCATCTGTGAATGTCTTGATACCAGCAACATTTTCTACTCCAGTATTATGTACAACTTTAGCATCTTCTGTTGCTATAGCCCTTGTTACATAAGCTGTTGAAGCAGCACTTGTTGAATTATTATTTTCCGCTAATGTTCCAACAACTGGTGTTGTAGAAAACGTTTTTGTACCAGCTATCGTTTCATTACCGGTCTTATGAACGACATTAGAATCATCTGATTTAGTATTTAACTGATCTTGAATAGATGATGTAACACCACTTACATAACTTAATTCTGTCGAAGTCACATTTGATACAGCTACTTTACCATCGTTATTTGATATTAAAGCTCTATTGTTTGTCAAATTGTCATCTACAATTGTTGTAGCTGCACCAGTTATTGTATCTTGTTTAGTATTTAATCCAGTATCAACATATTTTTTAGAAGTAGCATGTCCACCATTCGTAGGAGTTTCTGGAACAAATAAATCACCTGTTGAAGTTCTTTGTGGGATTTTATTAGCGACAGCTTCTTTTTGATAAGGTAATGTGGTTTGATTGCCATTATTATCAGTTCCATAAAGTATATTAGAGGTTGTTACTTTATCTACTTTATTACCTATAGCTTGATTTCTAGCACCGACTGTATCAATTTGAATAGAATCAGATGTGTTTTCTGTAGGAGTAGGAGCAGTAGCATAACTAGTACCATCTTTTTCTATATATAAACCTAATGTAGAATTAATGATTGTATCATCGGATTTTTTATTACTTACATTTAAGATATTTCCTACTGTACCTTGTGTGTTGACTGATGCGTTGTTGCTTGCAAATTCAATACCATTTTTGTCTACAGTTTTATAACCAGAAAAATGTTCTGTTGAAGGTGTATCACCGATTCCATAATCTATTGTTTGGAAATTAATTCTATTTTCAGATACACCTGTAGAAAATGTCTTTGTACCTGTAATAATTTCATTACCCGCTTTATGAACAACAAGATCATCTTCTGCTTTAGTAGCTATAGCCGCTGTGTTTGCTGCAATGTTTATAGTATTTGTTTCTACTTGTTCTCTTAAATCTTCAAAATCATCATCTGGTTTAAGTTTAACTGGATAAATAAATGTAAAATCTAAAACATGTTTATATGCATCTGTTGTAAAGTCTGCTAATTTAATAATATATTCTTTAGTTGCAGATCCGTTTAGTGAATAATACCAAAAATTTTCACTTTTTACATATTGATGACAATAATCAGTTAAATAAAGATTATCAAGATTATCAACATCTTCTAAAAACATTTGTTGCTCTACTTCTTGCATAGAAGTCATATAAAGAGCACGATTATCTGAAGGAAATTGAGGTAATTCTCTAATAGAAACAGTATTATTTAATGATACTTGGAAAATACTTTGTGGATTATCATTGTCTTCTCTTATACCATCTGGAATTAAAACTTCTATTCCAGGTAATACAAAAGCATGATGGCCTACAAAACCTATACCATTAAATATTAAATCATTACCACGTCTAGATTTTGTAAAATATGCAACATCACCAATAATATCTATTGAACAAAGAGGATATGTAACATGTATATCAGTAGTACCATTTTCATAATATAAAATTTCTTTTGTAGAAGTATTAAACCAAGCATGCTTGGTAATTCCTTCCATATCATCTGACATTCCAGATACTACATTTTCTTTTAAAACAGGAATAAGCGTTCCATTTGTTCTAGCGAATACAATCCATTGCGTATCTTCACCTGAAACATCGATTGTAACATGTTTGTCAGCATCAATTGTTATAGTATGATATGTATTTCCACTATCTGTTAAAACGCTTCCACTAACTAAAGTCAAAACGTTACTTTCTAATGTCATATTAAGATTTTCTTGAATTTTTATAATAACGTTAGAAATTGTTACATTTTGAGTATCCAAAGTTTTTATCCTGTAATTAAAAATATTTAAAATTAATATAAATCAGATTCTTCTTCTGGTATTTTCTTTTCACCATAATTTTCTTGCACATCTTTCATAACATTGCTTATTACCATTCTCCTATTTTTTTAATGTTTGTTATAGTCCAATTATCATGTTGTGGATCATCAAAACTATCACTTCCCCATGCAAAATCAAAAGAAATGAGAGAAGTCTCTCCTGTATCCAATTGATTGGTAACTTTTAATTCGTTATTACTATTCAGTACAATATAATTTTTACCTGGTTCCCCATAACCTGATTCATAAGTAAGACTTTGAGATGGTAGATAGAAAGCAGTTGTTATATATGGAAAACTAGAATTATCTGCACTAAACCATAAATTACCGTAATCATTGCCCATAATAAGAGCAATAGGAGTGTAAACAACAATAGTATCTTGTGATACATTTTTAGCTTTTGCTATAATACCTCTAGTTGCTTCGGCAGAAAGAGTTAAACCTCCTAGTGTAGCTCCACTATCATATCTTTCCATTCCTTCTCTATAAGTTGTTTCAACCCTCATTAAAGGCTCTTCAACTGATGTTCCATCTTGTATGCTTTCAATAGCTGCAGGAAGATTTGATAAGTTTTGTGTAGCTGGTAATGTTCCACCTTTATTAGATATAGCTGTATAAGCTGCTGCTACTTTTGCTTGTGCATTTTGAATTGCGCTTGCTATAGACATTATTCACTCCTTATAACGCATTAATTAAGGTTTCAATATCGCCAATCAAATCATAAACGCATTTAGCACTAGGATACTGCGCATCAGTTGAAGAACTTGACAAGCTAAATACTCTATTGCTCGTATTTTCTTTACCAAGCAATGCATCGTAAACTATTTTTGTATTTGGATATTTTGTTGTTGAAGCCAAATCAGCTACCAAAGATGTTGACATATTTGATTTTAACTGCATTATGTTTCTAGCTTCTTCATCTTCGATTATATAAGTATTTGTACCGTTAGATAATTTACCAATATATTCATAAGGTATCAATGTATAGGTTTCTCTATCAACAGTTGTTACTGTTTGTGACCAATAACCATCTGCAGAAATTGTAACTTGTCTACCAATACTAACAGCGGCTTCATATCGTTGATTTGATGCATCAGCTGTTATATACGCTGATGAAGTTCTTTCCATGACTTTAAGATTTGTTAAAGGATAAGGTTTTATATATATATTACCAGCTTGTGCCATTTTATTGCTCCTTTATAATTATGATATCGTGAGTGTTTTTGTTGCAGAATCATAAGACCAAGTAGAACTACCACCTCCAGCATCAAGTGCAATAGTATCTCCAGTTGCTTGATTGAGTGTAAATGATCCTTTAGTTACCCCGCCTTGTGTAATAGTGATTGTCGGATTGTTAACAGTTGGAATAAGTGTACTAACGTTAACCGTACCAGTATTATTAGCTGTTACTGTTGTTGTACCGTTTGTAATATTGACTGGAATATAGTAAGTTCCATTAGATGGTTTAGGGGCTACAATATTTATATTTGCCCAATATCTAAAACCTAACCAAGTAGTACCTGATTGAGATGTGTTAATATTCATCAAAGCATTACCACTTATTGTATTAGGTCTATATTCAAATGCTGCAAGTTCTCCATTTGAATTATCGAATAATGTAAATCCTAATTTATCAGCTGCTGCACTTTGTTTAAAATGAATTTTCTTTTCACCAATAAATGTTTTTATTCCAGTAATATCTTGATCAGTATTAGATACAATCGTAGGACTTGTTACACTTACAACATTATTTGTGATATCAATACCTGTACCGGCCGTATATGATGAACCACCACCTACATCAACATATACATCATCAGAATCATCTGCTTCAAATGTTGCAACAGCTGTTCCATTTCGTGACATTATCAGTTTTCCATTATTAGGATTGCTTGCTATTTTATTACTACCTAATGTTATACCATAATCTAATATATTATATAAAGTATTATTATCAAGTGCATCAACTGATGTAGAAACTGAAGTATAAACTGTTTCTTGTCCTTCTGAACCAGTTATGCTCATTGCTATAACTCTATTACCGCCTTGACTTAAATTATACCAACTCAATTCAGTAGATTGATTAATTTGAGTAGGTGTTGTCCAAGTTATTCCATCTATAGAAGTTGAAATATAACCATATTCACTTATGGCTACAAATTTAGTACCGTCATAAGTTATATTTTCCCAAACATATGAACTATCATCTAATACTTTTGTAGCTGCTGTCCAGGTTTCACCATCGGTAGATGTTGAAATTTCACCATAATAGTTTAAAGTAACAAACTTTCCATCACCGAATGTTATTGGTGATTCCTCAATTTGTAAATGACTACTAGACTCTGTCCAATGTATACCATCTGTTGATGTTGCATAATATCCATTTAAATAAGTAGCAATGAACTTTCCATTACCATAAGTAAGACCGAGTACTGGATAACTTAGACCAGTTTCACTACTATCATACACTTCTGTCCAATTTATACCATCACTTGAAACAAAAAGATATTCTGTATATTCACTAGATACATCATATACACAGATAAATTTACCAGCTCCATAAGTCATTTTGTCTGGAACAGAACCTAATACATTACTAGTTTGAGTAGGTATAGTCCAAGTTATACCATCTGTTGATATTGCTGCTACACCACCACTACCAATCATAACAAACTTAGTTCCATTCCAAACAGGATAACACCATGTTTTATTAGCTAAAGTAGCAACACTAGTTGCATTTGACCAAGTTAAACTAAAGAAAGCATCATATTGAGCTTTAGTACCAGTCCACAATTTTAAAGCTGTAGTATCATCTCTAGAATTGATCACACCAACTACTTGTAATTCATTTGAAGAATTTTCTGTAATTGACTTGTCATCATAACTAACAGAACCACTACCGGATGAATATGATGCAATTTTATTTTGACCTAAATATAATCCATTTTCTACAACATTATATAATGTATTTTGATCAATTGATACTTCAGAAGTAGAAACGTAGCCAACGCCTCCAATGATTACAAATTTGTTTTGGCCATAGGCCATATCTTTCCAAGGATCATCTCCAACAGAAAGTTTATCATCATAGGTAGCCGCTGTCCAAGTAATACCGTCTGTAGATGTAGATATATAACCATAATCCCAACCACCAAACGCTACACACTTGACTCCATCATATATCAGTTTACACCAACTATTACTTCCTAAATCATTATTTTGTGTTGCTACTATCCAATTTATACCATCTGTGGAGGTTGAAATATAACCAGAATAACCAAGAGCTATATATTTGGTACCATCCCAAACTACACTTTTCCACTCATTATCTCCCAAATTACTAACTTGTATAGATTGTGACCAAGTAGTACCATTTATAGAAGTTGATACATAACCACTATAACTTATAGCGATGAACTTTCCATTGCCATAACATAAAGCATACAAATAATCTTGATTATTTAAATTACTATCAATAGTAGCTACTGTCCATGTAGTACCGTCTGTTGAAGTTGAGATATAAGTATCTTCTTCACTCAATGCTCCTATAGCAACAAACTTTCCATCACCATAGGTTATAGTACACCACTCTCTATTACCAAGATTACTAATTTTAATAGCAGTACTCCAAGTAGTACCATCGGTCGAAGTTGAAATATAACCATCATAACTAAGAGCTACAAACTTAGTACCGTCATAAGCTAGACAATTCATGTTTGTTAAATTTTGATTTATTGTTGCAGTATCCCAATTAAAACCAAAAAGATTAGCATATTGTGCTTGTGTACCAGTCCAAGTTTTAATAGCTTTTGTATTATCATTAGAATCTATAACACCGACAGTTTGGATCTCATCAGATATATTTTTTGTAATAGATTTATCATCGCAATCAACTGAACCACCACCTTGAATATCAATGTTACCGCTACCTAAGATAGATTCATCGTTGATAGTCTTGATATTAGTACCACTAACAAGAGTATCTTGCTTTGTATTAGCAATAGTATCAATATAAGTTTTTGTAGCTTTTTGTGATGGAATATATAAATCTGAATTTTCAGATAAAGTTGTATCTGTGTCGAGATTATAAAATTTACTTTTTAGCATGGTATAATTTATCCGTCAAAATTAAAAAATAATAAATAAAATGTACATACTCTATAGAACTTTAATTTGTATTTACTAAAGTAAAGAATATGGTTTTACATATTATGAATTATATTTATGATAATCATTATGACAAGAATAAATATGATATCAGTTAAAGAATTAAAAGACAAAAATCGAAATGGCTTTAAAGATTTATTTGTTCGTGAAAATATACTACTACACTATGCAATTTATGAAAAAATCCACTTTTATATGTCAAAAGAAATCCCACTATTGCCCCAATAGATAAGATTATGTTAAGAATTGTATCTAGTATTTCTAAAAATTCTTTAGTTGAGTCTTTCATGATTAATTAGAACTAAGATAATACCATCTTTCTATAAAAATTGAGAGAGCTATAAAAATATAGCCCTCTCTAATATCAAATATTTATAAATTTGTATCTATTTAACTTCCTGTTGAAACAGTAGTTGTTGCTATACCATTTTCTACAGTTGTTGTGAGAAGAATGAATTCTGCACAATATACTGGAGTTAAATAGATATCAATCTTCATCTGATTGTTTGCGATGACCTGCGCGGTATTATTTGTTTCATTACAAATAACACGATAAGATCCGATTCCATCGGCTGAAAGAACTTGATCCAAGAAAGCATTGAATTGCAAAGTAATCTGTTGACGCTCAGAAGCGGTATTATTTTCGAAAACATGATATCGCGCAGCGTCACGTAATACAGTCTCGATATAAATAACTGTTCTTGCAACATTGATTCTATCAAGTGCAGAAGGCTTCTGCTGTAATGTTCTTTGACCCCAGTTAACATAACCAGCACCTGGATTTCTTACAATGCAATTGACTTGATTGTCTGTGTAAAGATTTCCACCTTGTGTTTCATTGTAGTACTGTGTCAATCCTGTAGGAGCAACAGCAGCTGCACTTAATACACCACGATTAAGACCAGCTGGAGCTTTCCAAGGTTCATAAGCACCCATGATTTTTGCAACATATGCAGACGGACACATTACGAAGTTAGCACGTCCTTGAATTGAATCATATGTCTTAATCCAAGGAGCACTCAAAGCACCACGATATGTGTTAAATCCTTGAATGTTACGTCTCCAATCAACTAAATCTTCATAATCTGTTTCAGTCATTGGGCAATCAAACAAACAGAAACAGTCACGTCTTGCTTCAGCTATTTCTAACATTTTAGCTTGATATGAAGTGTTTCCTTTTAATACATAACCGGAGTTAAGTAACAAAGAAACTGTTACTTGAGAACGATCACGGAATAATTCCCATGCTTCACAAAGTTTAGAATATTTTGTAGCAGCATCTGCGAATGTACCAGATTGTCCACCTGTTAATTGAACATTGGATACATAAGCAGGAACAACAATATTTTCTTCAATTAATTTTGTATTTGTGAAGACTTGAATATGCTCAGAAGAATCATTGATTACATCTTCAATGAATGTAGAATTACCATATTGATCTTGTGCTTGATACAGTGTCAAGAATTCATAAGATTCAAGAGCTGTAATGACACGACCTACTTTTTCATATAAAGTCAAAGAAAATGTAGTTTGATCATCTTCTGGATATAAACCAACACGTGCATTACCATCATTTATATCGTCTGTCGTTATTTCTGTTTCAGATTTTACAATATAAGTAATGATTGCTTGATCATTCGTATTTATTGTGATAGTTTTTATTTCAAAGATACCATTGATTGTTTCAGGTACCATTTTAGAAACAGCGATTTTATCACCTACTTGCGCATCTGAAAATTCACCACCCATATTATAACTACCGTCAGGATTTACTTGACAAGGTAATGTAACTGTTATGGTAGCTTCTTTTTTCGTGTTATTCCAAGTAGATGTCGTATCTGCAGAAACAGCATAAGCTTTATTTTCATTAATTGTACTATTTTCTATAGATACGTAGAAATCACGATTGTTAGGATTTGTAGCAACTATTTTAAAAGCTGTATTTGTATCATTAGTAAATAAACCACTGTTATCACCAGCATCGCGTGAAACTTGTGCAGCTTTTACTTCTTCATAATACATTGGGGTAGCTGCAGAAGCTGTAGCACCATTCTTAGCAAAATTAGCTATAGCCCATTTAGCATCATTAGCTGTATGTTCACCGGCTTCACCTGTTGGAACAACACGTACAAAATAATGCTGACTAATTGTTTCAGCAGCTACAGCGAGAGAATATCCAGCGTAACCATATCTTGAATTTAATTTACCAAATTTGTTTGTGTAATCTTGTAAGCCTGAAAGTAGAGTTGGTTTAAAAACAGGACCGTATTCACTTTCACCAACGTATGCAGCTGAAACAATGGTATTATCAGCAACAACTTCACTGTTGTCTACGATAGTTGGAAATACGCCCGGGAATCTGTAGCCTGCCATTATTTGTTTTCCTTATAAAAGTTAAATATTAATATTTTAATAATTAGAACCTGTATTTTTGTATAACAAAAGAATAGTCTAATTTATACTTTGAACATTTAGACTATTTATTTTATATAATTTATAAATTTAACAACTTTATATTTCAAAATTAGATTTTTCTGGAAACATTGCATCCAGGAATTTATTTAATTTAGGAAATTTTAAATAGTTTCCAATAACATTATCAAAAACACTTATCCAATTTTCTTTAAAATAAGCATCAGTTAAATCATATCCAGAAGATATTTTTACATCTTTTATTTTATGTGGTGCTGGTAAATTACTATCCTTAAACATATTTTTATATAAAGTTCTTTTATGTAAAACACCAGATTGATTCATGAAATTTTTAATTGGACGCGTTTCTATAAATTTTAAATAATTTTCTTTATTAACCACAATAGGTAAATGTGATTCATAGTTATAATCTGTTTTAATCATACATTTTTCTAATAATTTTTCAGCATGTATAAAACCTTCTTGCCATCTAGATCTTTTACTTTTTGCTTTCCATCTTCTTGCTTCATCCGAAATATAACCTAAGCAAACGTTTAAAGAATCTTCCCAATCATATATTGGACGTATCGCTATAAAATCATCATTCATCAAAATAAAATTATCAGATATATCTTTACATTCACAAGCAGTTTTCCAATTCAAACAACTGTTTTTCCATTTGCTACCTATTTTTTGACTTGTATGAATATATTCTACGTTTTTTAACCAAGAAGGTTTATATCCAACAATCCAAATTTTTCTAAAATAACAAAATTTTTCAATAGATCGTAATGACATTTTCAAATCTAAATTGTCTTCTGATTCTTTTACTATATAAACTAAATCATATTGACTATCAGATTCGATTACATTTTCATCGTCATCTTTATCATAATTATAACAAAATTTTATTAATTCTAAAGCTCTATCTGAAAGTATTGTTCGCTTTTTTGTTAATTCTAGCTGTCTTGTTATCGCTTTTATACTTCCTGCAGCCGGTATTAATCCACCCACTTCCTTTCTCCTTTTATATAGATTAACCTATAAAACCTCTTTTTTGTTTATCTAAGCTATGATATTTTGGATTCCATCCAATATCACTAGATCCATCATATTCTATTTCTTCTAATTCTTTGATTAATCTTTTAACACGTTGTTGAGCAGCATATGTATTAAATTCATCTAATAAATCTTTAAGAGTATTAATATCATATTGTATATCATTTTTAAATTCTTTTATTCTATCACCTTTTGGATTATTTGCTTGATTTACTATCAATTGTTCTATTTCTTCTTTTTCTTCTTGTGTAAATTCGTATTTGTTAGCCACATTGGCCAATCCCCTGTCAACATCCTCGGCAGAAAGTTCATTAGTAGAAAGAGGATCAAGTAAATTAATAATATCTTCATATTGTTCATCCGTCAGTGTGTATTTACTCGCAATTAATTGTGCTATATTTTCAGCATCATATGTTCTATCTTCTGGTACATTTTCATCTAAATTAACACTTTCTGTCTGTAATTCTTTTTCTTCTGTTTTATCTTCTTCGTTGTCATTTTCTTTATCTTCGCCAGATTTAGCTTCTTCTACACCGTCTGCATATTTTTCTTTTAAATCAGGCGCTTGGCTTACCTTTTCATTTAATTGAGCAAGATGTTTGATTTCTTCATTTTTTATATCTATCAATGTATCGTGAAATAAATTAACTAAATTTTTATTACTGATTTTAGATTCAATAGCAAGAATTTGTTCATATTCAACAATTGCACCGGTTTCACTAGCGATAGCTTTTAGTATTGCTTCAACATATTGTTTATCATGTGATAAATCTATTTGATTTACTTCTAACGGATTAGCATCTGTTTCAGTTAATAATTTTTTCTTTGGAATAAAACGCATAATTTATTACTCTTATATAATGAAAGTTAAAACTTATTTATATAGAACTAAGATAAAAAATATGTTTGAGAATATAAAAAATCCCTAGATTTATCTAGGGATTCATTCTTGCTATAATGGAGAAAAACAATAGCAAAATTATTTAGCCAAAGGATTATACCAATTCAAAAATTGTTCCATATTAAAAAATTCAATCCAATTAAGATTATTTTTCTTAGCAATTTCTCGTTTTAAAGGATCTTTGTAAACCCATGTATCTATTGCAGAATTATACTTTTTATATCCTAAGTGTAATTTATAATTCCATTCATTTAATATTTTTTGATGTCTCTTATTATTTTCATTATATGGACCAAGAATATCTTTTTCACTTATTTTACCATGTGTCCAATATCCTTGATATTCAATATAAAGATTTAATTCAGGAATGTAAAAATCACAGTGAAATGGATATAAATCAGATATATATTGTCGTTTAACTTCTTTAAATACTTTTCTAAGTAAAAAATATATTTTTTCTTCATCTTTTGATGAATTGATTGTATTATTTATTTTTTCTGTTTCTATCTTTTTTCTTTTTATTTCTTCTAATTTACTTATATTATCTACACCATACTTTTCTATAATTTTAAGTTTTATTTTTTCATTTATTTCTTTACTAGCAAAACCTGTTCCACCATATTTCTTTAAATTTGTTTCTTTTACTTTTTCTTGTATCGATTTGAGTTTCGATGGTCTTTCAATTCCATAACGTTCTAGACAAGTTTGTTTAAGTTTTTTATCACATTCTAATATTTCTTCTTTTGTTCTATTTTTTCTTTTTTCTGAAAGATATCTTTTTCCTTCTTCTGTACAAGTATATGATTTGACACCATATTTCCTTAAACAAGTCTTTTTTATATTTTTTGCTACCAATTTTGGTGATTTCTTTATTTGCAATTCTTTCATTAATTTTTTAAATTTTTTTAAATTTATTCCAAGTATTTCTAGCATTTCATTTCTAGACTTGTTTTGTATGATATACAAATTATATATTTCTTCTTTCGTTAGCATTAAAAAAAACCTCTATAATTAATAGAACTACTATAGAGGTTTTTTAATAATTATTTTAAAGAAAATTTATTGCGGTAATGGATAATTATCGCTCATTTTATCTTTATAATAAACGTTGTTATCACCTAATTTCAATACAATTGTTTCAACTTTTAATTCTTTAGGTAATAATTTTTCATCAATTTGAGATACTTTATAAGCATCATTGTGATTTTTGTCATAAACTTGATCAACATGAAGAGCTTCAGAACCTTCACCTATTTCTTTCTTCAAAGTAGTAAGAACATTAGAAGCGTTAATTCTAGTATCTGGATTCCAATCACGAGGACCAGCATAATCAGATTCTGCTAAAAATTCATTGTGTTCTTTAATCCACTCATCAGCTTCTTCTTCAGTATCACAAATAGAAGCTATTTTACCGTCTTCACCAATAATTTCATAATCACCAGAAGCATTACGTCTTGTTGTGTATTTTTTCGGTTTTTCACCTGATTCATTGAAAGCAATGAGATATTCTTCACATGTTTTACCGCCAAGAATCTTATCTACATATCTTCCTAAATAAGATTCACCAAATTCAAGAATATGTAATGCTTTCTCTTCTTCGTGCGGATGATGACAATGATGTTCATGATCTTCTTGATTTTCTACATCGACAGAAATATCAACCATATCATCAGCCAAATCGTTCATCGTGTTGATTATAGAAGATGCGTCAGTTTGTGTTTCTTCTTTACCTTCAAAATCAGTATCATTTGACATTGCTGCTGTATTCACAAGATTATTTTTGTCTGTGATTTCTTCAGGAGAAAATTCTCCAGGATTAGCGTTAGCCATACCCATATCATCAAAAGATGATACGATATTATTAGCAAGCATTTCTTTACTACTGTCAATACCCTCAGATAAAACAGAAACGCCAGCATTAATCAATCGTTCACGTAAACTCATTATATTATTTTCCTGTTAACATTTGAAATATATTTCTTTTATCATTAGAACTAACAATATTTATGTATAACTTTATCTATTTACTCGGAATAAATCCAGGACAAAGAGTTACTATTTTACCATCTTTAGATTTCGCATACATTGCGCATTGTGGTTTGCCATTCTTTATCCAATTTCTACAAAGATTTATATGAAAATGACTATAACAATTATGTGATTCTGTAAAATATCTACAAGAGCATTTGTGTAAAGATTTATCTACAAAATGAGTTTCTATTAATACACCAGATATTTTTTCATCAATTAAATATCCAACTAATTCTTCGTTTTCATATTTTTCACGTATCAAATACATTATTTTCCTTCAACAGTTATGATTTCTTATTTATTGTATATATAAGATGTCCTTTGTTTACATACTTTTTATCAAGTAATATAAAATCAAAAACACGTCTTTTGAATTTTTTAAATACATTAATTCTTTGATTTATGTCTTTTAACTTATCTTGTGTTAAATTTTCTTTAGATAGCAAATTGTAAATTCCAAAATTCATCCAATATATTTTAAATTCAGTATATTTTAATAAAGATTTATAATTTTTAAACATTTCTTTAATATCTTCAAATGTTTTACCTTCTAATAAAAGTGTATTTGCCAATTCTCTCGCTCTAGCATCTATTTCTTGATAACTAGCTAAATATTTTAAATTTTGATAACTAGTTTGTAATTCGTCAGGATTTATACCAGGTTGAATTTTTTCTTGTTTATTAAATTGATCAATGTGAGTTATTTCATGTGTATATATTTTATATAAATCTTCAATTAACTGATTAAATTGAATATCTGTTGATAAAATATTTAAATTTTTTACAATAAATATAAATCTAGAATTTACGTATATACGAATTATTCCATCAGAATCAGCATCACTATTCAATATTCCAGAATTTGGATATCTAGGTTTACTATTATATGGTGAATTTGTTCCAAACTCAATATTAGCTTTTAAAAATTCAGAATTTAAATTATCTATTATATCTTCATCATCGATTTCGTTTAATTTTCTACAATTATATATAACTTTAATTATACTAGCTTTAATGTTTTCTGGGGTTAATTTTAATTCATTATAAGTTTCTTTCAAAATCATTGAATGAATAATCATATTTTCATATAAAGATTCTATTGTGTCTTCTATATATGATAGCACACTAATAGCTTCTCTATATTCAACTAATTTATTTTTTTCTTCTTCAATCATTTTTTAATCCAGATAAAAAGTTATATATTAGAACCTATAAAAAAGAAGAGTTAAGTATATAAACTCAACTCTTCTTAATGTATTTGGAAATTTTTTAATTAAATATTAACCGAAAAATCTCTTTGTGAAACGATTTTCACCAGCTTCAGCAATGAAATTGTTTGCATCAACTGATTCTTTAAATACGGCAACAAATTTACCATATTTACTATCGAAAACTTTAACACATTCGTTAAGTCTCTTATCACCAAAGGTAGAAACGATCTTAGCAGCTTTTTCTTCTTTAACGCCAGCTTTTTCTAATGATTCAACCAATGTCATATAATCTTTACCAGATTTAGTTGATTCTTCGTATTTACCTAAGCAAGATTCAACTTGATCCATATCAACTTCATCATCAAAAGTTTCATCTTCCATAGCCGGAACTGGAGTATCGTCAAAAGCATCAAAAGATTCTTCATCATCCCATTCTTCTTCAGGATAAATTTCACCAAGATTATCATCTTCATTGAAAGCACCCATATAATGACCTGCTTCATTTAAAGCATATTCTAATTTACCTGGTTTAATTGAACCTTTAAGAGAAGATACACGAGCAGCAAAATCTTTGTAATTATCAAAGCTTTCTTTCTTAACACCCATCAATTTAACGTTTGCCATATTAATTGGAGTAGCTTCTTCAGCAATCACAACAGATTCACAAGCTAACATTTTGTGAGCTTTAATTGTATTTTCTGCAAACTTTTTATATTTATCTTCAACAGATTCTTTCTTTTCATCATCCACAGAAACTTCAGCAACTTCAATGTTATCATCTTCAGTGTCACCCAAAGCATCAACAACATCGTCTACTTCCTCACCATCGAGAACAGCATCTAAAGCAGGTTTTTCTACAAAATCTACATCAGATAATTCGTCAGCAGAAGCAACAACATCTGCAACTTTTTGAGCAATTTCAGGATCAGAAATTACAACTACTGCAGCAGAACCATCGAGAACAAGATTACCTTCTTCATCACCGCCGACATCAACTGTTTCACCAGCGTCAAATTCTACATCGCCTTCATCTGTTTCACAAATTAATTTACGAGTCACAATCCAGTTTTTGGATTCTTGTAATTTAGCACGAGCTACTCTCGCTGCTAAACGATTTAAATATTTAGCCATTTAAACACTTCCTATTAATTAATAAAAATTTAAACACCAAAAACTAGAACTTTTTAAAACATTGTATAAACTAGAAAATTATTTAAAATTTAGAACTATTTATTTTTCAGAATTATTTATTTTCTTATATAACCTACCAATTTTCCATTCATCTCCGTCTGGAATAGTATATTTAAGTACAGATATTTTACCATTATTAAACCAGTGTTTACCTTTAGCGGCTTTTGACAATTTATTTCTGTATTCAGCAGTACTTGTAGCCTCTGTTCTTTTTTTATTCCATTCTTTTTTATTTAGCTCATTTGAAAGAAATTTACGTAAACCATCTTTTAGTTTTTGTTTTTCCTCTTTTTTTGTCATTCTTTCTTTCATTGAATTACTTATTTTTTCTCTATGCTCAGGATTTTTCCATGTTTCTTTTCTACATTTAGATATTTTTTCTCTATATTCTTCGTTTTTCCATAACTCTTTGGCATTTTTAGATCTTTTTTGTTTTAATTCTTCAGATATTTCATGTGGAATATATGCATCTATTCCTTGTATTCTTAATGTTAAATTGTATCCATTTGGTGATAAAGTATTATATTTTTGTATATAAAATATTTCTTTTTCACTTAATTCTTTTTGTGAGCTAGCGTAATCTAATATTTCTCTTTTTAATATTGAAGTTCCATATTTTTTAACAATGTTTAAAATTAATTTTCCAGAACCATAATAATTATCATTTAATTTATAGCCACGATGCTGCCCGACATATTGTTTATTATGTAATATATCTGTAATTAAATAAATGTATCCAAATTTTCCATTTCCATTCCATATATATGTTCCTTGTCCTTTTTCATCTATTTTATAATTCCAACCTTCACGTAACATTATTTTTTCATTATCAGTTCCCTTACCGTCGGTAGTTCCTATTAATTTATCTGGACCAAATTGACGAAGAAGATTATCTGTTATAAATTTATTATTTTTATACCAGATTTTACTACCTTTTGATACACGTAATAATTTAAAATTTAATTTATCATAAACATCGCCAGTAAAATAATTATAATCACAGTATGAAATTATTGAACATGGCTTATAGTTATTTACAAAATAATTAAACATTTTCATTGCTCCTCCGATTATCCTATAATCTGGATGAAAACACAACCTCAATAATTCCCATTGATATGTTTTATTATAGCGTGGATATCCAAAAGTCATTACTGCAATTAAAATTGAATTATATATCAAGCCTATATGATATATAGCTGTTACATTTTTTTGCCTATGATATTTATTTAAAAATTCAGATGTATCTTTTTCTGTTAATTCATTAATGATGCACTTTCTAGCGCCTATCTTAATCATTTCTTACTCCACAAGTTTCAGTTTATTATATTATATTAAATGTGTTTATTTGTAAAGCTTTAATTTATTATAATTCTATTTCCTCTTTCATCATTCTCAACGACAAGATGCATACGAATGTTTTCAATGAGTTTATTTGGAATAGGTTCATCTGTTATCGTTGCCCATGTATCAATAACAAAAGATGTTCCATATATATAACCTTCTCCTTTAAGTTTATCTTTAGAAACTGGATAACGCTCTATATTAGGAATACCAAATACTGTAAATATTTGATTTTCATGATTGTCTATCGTCGGCGATTTATAAGTCCACCATATTTTACTATCCCAAACACGTAACATTAACTTATCACGTATGTATTGTAATTCGTCTTTATTGTCACACAGAATTACAGCACTATATTTACAAGTTATTGCTTTACCTTTGAATATTTTAGCTGTTTTTTCACCAGCTATTCTGAGGTCTGAAACAGGAAACCATACACGTGTCTTTTCTGTAATTTGATCAAACGAATCTTTAGTAATAGGTCTTCCATTTACAGCGATCGAACAAAGCGTAACCCCATTTTCTTGACGTATATCATCTATCTCACCACTTAATCCACGATATTTGTTATTCATCGAAGCTATAACAACATGATCACCGATTTCCCAATCTTTATCTTCGTGAGGAATTTCGAATAACCATTGCTTTACTCTGTTACCACTTCCCCAGAAAACCGTATCTACATCTTCTTGTTTATATGCTAATAAAGGATAAGAAATATCAGTATTCTTTTCACCGTTTATATTTTTTCTTAAAAGATAAACGTCAAATATTTCTTCCGTAGTCATTTCATCAACTTGAAATATTCTCGTTTTATCCCAAAGATAATTTGAATTTCCTTCTTTTACAATATTGTTTTGTTCTCTAGATTTATCTCTTGGATCAGCAACACGCATTTGATGCATTAAAATTGATTTAAATGCAATATCTATTTCATTTAAAGAACTATGAAATTTACTATTTGAAGGTATATCTAATGTGATGTCTGGCATATCATATTCTCACTATTTATAAAATATAATATTAGAACTTTATGAGGATTATTTATTTCAGCACTATTGTTTTCCAAATAATTCATCTGTTGAACTACAAAAGCATAATTTATTTGTTAGTTTACTAATTTCTTTTGCTTGATTTCTATCGCTTTCTATAAACAATTGTATATCTTTTAATTTTTTATAATTTTCAGCTTTAAATTTTGCATGTAAATTTAAACGCTTACGCTGTTCTGCTGTATAACCAGAAAGCATAATCAAATGATCATATTGAACATTATTGTTTCTTAACCATTCTTCTGTTTCTTTTCTATATTTTTCTAAGCGTGATGTGATTATATATGGAATTTTATATTGTGGAATGAATAACGGCTTAGCATTTAATAAGAATTGTTTATAATTTTCTCCATCATCATTTTCTTTATTAGTAGGATCAAAACATAACACTCCATCGATATCAAATGCGGCGTCTTGTAAAAAACAGTGATTTAAATAATTCCATTGAAATAATCTAGGTGAAGATACCTTTTCGAAAGCTATATTTACAAAATCTTTGTAATTGTCGTTTTTGTAATATATTGCAAGATATTTTATATTATATTTTTTATCTATTCCATTATCAATGAGCAACTTTTTTGTTTCAGAAATAGCTTTACCTGACAAAATGGAATCATCGACGATCAAAACATCACTTGTTTCATTGGAAAATTTTATCCTATGCGTTGTTTTAGATTTATAATCTTCATTTATCAATTCACGTAATGTACATACTTGTTTAGATAGCATCATTCCTAACATATTGGCTGGTATCATACCACTTCTTGGAATTCCAACAATAAGATCTATTTTATTTGGTAATTTATATAAGTTTTTCTTTAAATCAAGTGATAGATCTTGATATGTTTTATAATTTAATGATTTTGTGTTTATGTTAAATGTGTTATACATTTTATCCTTCTCTAAAAGAAATCTGTGTGTTTTCTTGTAGTATATGTTTTTTCAGTTTTGTGTTCGTTGTAGATATTATAATATAACTCATCAGATAGCATTTCTTTTGCTAAAACTTTTCTATGTTTTAAATCATTTAATGAGCATTCTTTTTTACCGCAGTTAAAAGATATTATTGCTTTTGAAATAAATGTTTTTTTAAAGGTGTCATAAATTTTTAATTTTTTTAATTTGTTTTCTAGTTGATTAAGCGCATGTAAAACGGCATCGAAATTAGCATTTCTATTTGATGTTAAATTATTCTTTTGACATATTCTATAATGTACAAATATTTTATTTAAAATGCTAATTTTGTTAGCTAAACACATAGCCAAGCACACACAAGTTAAATCATTACAACATATACAATTTTCAAATGTTAAATTGTTTTCAATGAAAAATTTTCTATTAAATAGTTTTGTCCATGGATTTGGTTTACATATATCTAATAATCTATTACGTATTTTAAAAGGCTTAAATGGAGACATTTTTTCATATTTTTCTTTGATTTTAAATTCTTTTACTTTTTCATTTGTTAATGTGTTATAACTTTCCCAAGCACAAATTACTATATCAGAATTATCAGATTTAGCTTTCTCATACATTTCTTCTAGCATATTCGGTTCAAAGAAGTCATCTGAATCCAAAAAGCTTAAATATTCCCCTTTTGCTTGCGACAAACCTGCATTACGAGCAACACCAGCATAGAGGTTTTTCTGTGTAATAACAGTTATCCTCTTATCTTTCTCAGCGTACTCCTTTAAGATATCCAAAGAAGCATCTGTTGATCCGTCATCAACGCAGATGATTTCAATTTCTTTTAGTGTTTGATTGACTACAGAATCTAAGCACTGTCTTAAATATGGTTCAACATTATAAATTGGCATAATAACAGATACTTTTGGTAACATTTTTTATTTCTCACTTAAAATAGGTAAACAAGATATATCTAAATTTCCATAATTTTCTTTTATTAAATATTTTTTCATATCATGATAATTTAAAGTAAATGTTTTTAATTTACTTTTAGATTTAAAAGAATTTGCAACGTTATAATTGTTGATCACTTGCAATCCTCCATTCCCATTTAAAACTTTAATTTTAAATCTCTTAGGTATTAATTGATGCTGTCCTAAATTCATTATACTTTTATCATTGGTAGAAAGATACGCTAAACCCATCGAATTAGAAACAATGTTAAATGATGCTATTTTATATTCATTTTCTGATATTCTACATATCTTATTTGCGTGTGATATACTAATTACTACATCTTCTTCATAATTGTCTTGTAATTTTTGTATAAAATCTACAGCTATTCCATCATCGTTATCTATTCTAAACGTATAAAGTTTTTCAGTTTTTAATTCTTCTGGAATATACATATTCATATCATCTATATAGATATTTTTTACAAAAGAATACGTTTTTTCAATATTATCAAAAAGTTTTTTCTTGTGTAGTGGAATTAAATTTGTATGATACACAAGTAGTTTAAAGTCTTTACATGTCTGTTGATTGAAGGATTCTAATGTTATGTTTTTAAAAATATTAAACCTTGTTGAAAAATATGGTTCTTCATATAATTGAATTAAATTTCTTGAATTTTCACTATTACCAAAAAAATTTGGAATACTATATCTAATCATACCAATTATCATAATACAAATCCATTTTCTTGAAGATAATTAACAAATTCTACTAAATGACTACAAAAACCCATGAGATCTTTTGGATTGTTTGGTTTACGATTTGTTTTACGCCTATAATATCTAAATCTTGGACCAGCTCCAACTCCACGTATTCTATTTGCTTGATCAAATCTAAATTGATAGTTTGGACATGAGCATCTTCCCATTATTTCATGTTCACCGAGAGTAGGTTTTGGTTTAAATCCATTCATGATTTCTTCTTCTGTTAAACCATCATTTGGTTCAACGTCTTTGAAAAATATCATTGCTGAATAATGACCAATTCTCTTATTTGAAGCAACTGTTGCTGTAAATGTCAATATTTTTGATGATTCATCATAAGATAAATCCAAATTGTCTATTCTTGGATTAGAAGATACAGATGATAATGTTTTTGGACTCACTTTTGGAGTAGATCTCAACACGGCTCTATATAAAGGCATAAATTATTCCTTAATTTGTTCAATAATCCATTTTTCACAATCTTCTAACATACGCCATTCAAGAACTTCATAACCTTGATCTATTAAATTTTTAGTCCATACTTCTTGTTCTGGTGATTTTTTACCTTTTTTCCATTTAAATTCAACAAAAGTACATTTACCTTTATTTATGATAATCAAATCAGGAAAACCTACACTACCTCCCATTTTTATCATATGTTGTTTATAGATTGCTTTACTTCTTATATCTCTCATAAAAGATATGGCATTGAAAACATCAGTACAACTACATATCATATTATGATTTCGTAATTTCATAACACAAGCTTTTTGTAAATCATGTTCTGAATCTATATTATCAAACAAATCACTTGTTATTTTACGTTTAACTTTTATTTGACTTTTTTGTTTTTTTGTTGCTAAACTTAATGTTCTTAAAGCCATTATTTGTTTTCCTCTTCTTCATATAAATCCATAACTTCACATGCTAATAATGCAATTGATATTTTAGCCTGTTGCCAAATTTGAATAGCTGAAGATAAATTTAATTTTTCTGCATTGGTTTTTGTAATTTGTAATTTTTTTATAATTTCACCGACTTCATTAAGCAATGTAACTAATGAACTATATTTTTCATATAACTTTTTTTCAACTAAATATTTATGTAATACAAAACCATCTTCAATGATTGTATTTAATGATTTTAGTGAAATTTCTGTTGTTACTATTTTACCATCATTTGTTGTATAGTTTTTAGAATATTCTTCTATTTCTTTAAGTATTTTGTCAGATAATTGATATGCTTTTTCCATTTACTTTTCCTCACTTTCAAATAAATTAGCTAAATCATTTAAATTTTCATTTTTATAATATTGATTTAAAATTATACTAAGAATTAAAGCTTCTTCTTTATCACAAACAATTTTATAATCGTTTGTTAATTCTTTTAACATAATTGCTGTTTTATTACCATCTATAATTGTACTTATTTCTATATTTTGATTATATAAATCTTTGAAATATATACAGTTTTGTTCTATATTTTTATGATTAACATTTTTGTTTTTTGAAAAAAACCTTTTTAGCTTTTGGAACATTATTTTCTCCTTTTTTAACAATTATTTATTAGAACTAAAGAGTATTTGGATTCTATTAAAATAAAATAAAGTTTTTGGAGATAAAGATGCCAATAATATCAACTAATCAATTTTGGAATTATGTTATAAATGAACCATTATCTATAATTGCAAATATAAAAAAATTACTAACCAAACGTTATTATGATTATGATTTAAAAAAAGATATAAATACTATTTATTGGCAAACTGTTTCTAAATTTATAGATGAAAATGATATCTTATATGAAACGATACGCTTTCCAAGCGGTTTAACAAATTTTATTTTAAAAAATATCAGTGTTGTAATAGAATATAAACCTTTTTCACAACACGAGTTTGATGATGAAGAAGTTTTAAATGTTTGTAAAGAAGTTGCAGCAATAAACAAAGACTTTGAAATTCGTGAATATCAAATAGAAGGCGCGTTGGCATCACTTAATGATTTTAAAAGTTTAATTTATGCAAGTGTTGGTTCTGGTAAATCATCAATTATGTCTATTGTGTGCAAATGCTTAATGCAACAAAATGAAAAAATACTCATTTTGAATGGTAATAATATTATTTTAAGTCAGATAGCTGAAAGATTAGAATCCTTTGGAATAACTGATATTTCATGGAATCCTAGTAAAGAACCAGATTATACAAAACAAATTGTCATATTAAATATAGCAGGATCAAATTCTAGATTAGACAAACAAGATAAAAAATATATAGATTTTTTAAAAAATGATGTAAATACAATAATTTACGATGAAGCACATCACTTACAATCAATAACAGCAATTGAACCAATACTATATACATCACCTGACAACTTACATCATTTGATTGGTTATTCAGGAAGTCCATTTAGAGATAAAGACAAGCCATATGATAACCCAGATGATTTTAGAACAATTGCGATTATAGGTGAACCAGCATTTACATATGAAATGAAAACAGCAATAAAAGAAGGTAGTATAGCTCAACCTTATGGATATTTTATAAACTATAAGAATAAAGAAGCTTATGTAATGCCACAATTTAAAGATAATTATTTTATGCAATACAGAGCAAATATAATATATAATAAAGAAAGAAATAAAGCTGGAATAGAAATGCTAAAGTTTTTAAATAAATATAACATAAAAACGTTCGTGTCATTTAATAATACAAAACCAGCGCAAAATCGTATGAAGGAATTGAAACAACAAGGAATAAAATCTTTATTGATATGCGGTAACGAAACTCTATATGAATGGGTATCTGGAAAAAGAGGTGGTTTGGTTTTAGAGAAAAGGAAGGGAAGTAAAAAAGAAGTATTAAAAGCGTTAACTGAATATAATTATAATATAATTTTTGGTACTTCTGTATTAGATGAAGGTGTAAGTATTGATATTTTTCAAGCGGCTGTTTTATTTTCAGCTGGAAAAACAAATATAGCAGGAATCCAAAGACTCGGACGAGCTAGTCGTAAAAGATTAAAAGGAAAAAACGTATCATTCATAATTGACTTTAAAGATGTTGGTGGTAATTATATATTTGCATCTCAATATGAAAAACGTAAAAAAATGATGATAGATTCAGGAATTAAAATATTCAACAATGTGATAGATTTTATAAACTTCATAAAAGAAATAGCAGAAGAAAAATAAACTATTTGGAAAAAGATATTATTAGAAAAGTGTAATTGTTAATATTCTATAGATGAGTAATTTTTTATAAAGAGGCAAAAATGGAACAGCAAACACAATCTACTTTTGATGAAGATTTTAATTTGACAGAACAAAAAAAATTTCTTAGTCTATTAATTTATGATCCACAATGGGCATTACTTAATGGATTAGAAGTAATACGTCCAGAGTATTTTGATAGTAATTATCTAAAAAATATATGTAAATGGATTAAACAATATGCGAAAAAATATAAAAATATACCAACAAAGTTAGTATTACAACAAAAAGCACAAACATTGATAAATGATAATCAATTATCTACAAAGGAATATTATAGATATCAAGAAATTTTAGATGAGATTTTTACATTAGAACAATCTGATGAACTTGAATATTTTAAAGAAAAGGCTATAGAATTTGCAAGAACAGCAACTTGGAAAGCAGCTTTATTTGATGCTACGAATACACTAAAAATACATAATTATGAAGAAGCTCTTGCTAAATTTAGAGAAGTTTTAGATCTAGGTTCAGAAAAAGATCTTGGAACAGATTTTAAAGAGCAAACACCTGATGAATTTTTAAAATTGTTAAATGAAAAATACGATAAAGCGAATATGATTCAGACAGGTATAGAAGGCTGGGATAAAGCTTTAGGAGGTGGATTTGCTAGAAATAATATACATATCATCGCAGCGTGTTTTTTAGGAAAAACAAAAATAAAAACAAATAAAGGAAAATTGAGTTTTGAAGAATTATCTAAATATACGAATTATGATGATTTAGAAATATATAGTTTTGATGGATCAAATAAAATTAAAACAAAAATAAAAAATGTTTTTGAAACAAAAAAAGTTAAAAAATTAATGTATTTAAAATTTAATAATGGAAAATCTTTACAATGTACACCAGACCATTTATTTGTAATTAAAAATCCAACAAAAAACGATCCTTATATAATATATGAAAATGGAATAGCTTATAAGCAGGCTCAATATTTAGGAGAAAATGATGAATTCTGATACTTTTTGCGGTTATGTATACAAGATAACGAATATACTAAATAATAAGAGTTATGTCGGACAAAAATTCTCTCCTGTATTTATAGATAAATATTGGGGTAGTGGAGTTTATATTAGAAAAGCTATTAAAAAGTATGGTTTAGAAAATTTTAAACGTGAAATTTTATGTTGGTGCAAAACAAGAGATGAATTAGATGATCGAGAATTATATTATATAAAACAATATAATACCCTTTCACCAAATGGGTACAATTTAACATTAAATGTCTTTAAGTCTGGTAGAAAACAGAAACATTCTACTATAACAAAAATGAAAATGAGTCAAACACGATTAAACTATTCAGACGAAAAGAAAAAAGAGATTTTAGATAAGTTTCATATGACATGTGAAAATAGAACTGAAGAAGAAAAATTAATTATACATAACAATAGAAGTAAAGCCATAAGATTTTCAGAAAAATTTCAAAATACTGTACATTCTGAAGAATATAAAGAAAAACAAAGACAAAAATCGATTGTTGTTATGCAGAATCCAGAAATTAGAAATAAATTATCTATTACCTCAAAGGAAAATTGGAAAAATGAAGATTATAGAAATATGTGTATAAAAAATTTAAAACATAATGATTCAGAAATACAAAGTAAGAGGAGTATAAAAGGCAATATTATTAGAAAAACAAATGGATTTGATCAATATAATAAATCAGAAAGAGCTAAAGAGATAAGTAAAAGGAACGCCGAATATATGAGAGAATTGAAAAATAATATGTCTGAAGAAGAGAAGTATATATGTAGTTTAAAAAGTAAAATTAAAGTTTTATTAAGAAATGAAAAGCTTAATAAAGAAGAAATAATGACTTTATTTGAAATCATAAAGAATCATGAACCAACTTATGATTTATATGATTCACCGAAAGACAGACTTTTAAACAAAAAATTTCCAAAAATAAAATTAGTTAAAAAAGAAATTATAGAACTCGATAAAGAAATACCTGTCTATGATTTAACTGTTGATGGAAATATACCTAATTTTCAATTAGATGCTCAAGTTTTTGTACATAACTGTCCAGGAGGGGGCAAATCAAGAATTATGGCTTTTCTTACAAAACAAGCTGTTATGGCTGGAAAGCGTGTAATTTTTATATCGTGTGAACTTGATGAAACTGAGACCATGGCAAATATAAATTCTTCTATTACTGGTTTAAGTATGTATGATATATTAAAACCTGAAAATAGAGAAGAATTTATCAAAAGAATAACAAATTTTAAAAATACTTTCGGTGGTAATTTGAAAATCAAATTTTATGGACCAAAAACGGTTAATTGTGATACTATTCATAATTACATACGAAAAGTCATGCAAGAAGAAAAAGAAAAATTGAATGGAATAGAATGGAAACCTGATTTTATTGTTGTTGATTATATGGATAATTTATTGCCGATACAGAAAATGAAAGGTAGTTTATATGAAGACGGTGGTGCTGTTGCTAACGATTTAAAAAATTTAGCAATAAGTTTTGATTGTCCGATTGTTACTGGTTCACAGCTTGGTAAATTTTCTTGGAATATAAAAGAAGGCGATGTGATAAGTATGGATTCTATTGCTGAATCTGCTGCAAAAGTACATCTTGCCCATTCAATGACAACAGTAAATTCAAATCCTGGTGAAAAAGCGTTAGGAAGAGCTCGTTTATTTTTAGCTAAATCACGTTCAGGTAGTGCAAATTCTGTTGTTTGGGTAGAAAATGATTTACCAAGATGTCGTTTACGAGAAATAGATGAATGGAGTCCAAAAGATGTAGAAAATGAGTTTGGCGCGTTTAGTGTTAAATCAAGTAACAATAATCGTAAATAAAAACGGGAGTAATAATTTTACTCCCCCTTAGTCATTAACCGCTCAGATCGCAAGATACTCTATAACTTTTCTTATAATTTCATTCAATCTTATTATAACGGAGGTTTAACACTAAATTCACCTTATTAAATAGAACTTATAAAAAAAAAACGGTTTTACAATTTTTAATTTTCAAAATATGAAAGGAAATAAATGATTAATTTATATGAAAAATCTTACAAAGACTTAGAAGATGATTATGAATCTCAGCAATTAAACGAATTCTATAATCAAGAAGACAATAAAGAGAAAAAAGAAAGATTAAAAAAGATGCGTGATGATTATTATTTAAAACAATCTGTTTTAAAAATGAAAATGAAGGAGAAAATTGTATGCAATTTGTAGGTGATACGCAACTAGATTATAGTGATGTTTTAATTTTACCTCAAACAACAACTATCAATCATAGAGGTGAAGTAGAAGTAGAAAGACATTTTAAGCAACTTGAACCAGATTTAGGTATGGGATATATTCGTGAATTCAAATGTTGCCCTGTCATGAATGCTAATATGACACAAACTGGTACTTTTGAAATGGCTAGTCAGTTGCGTTTACATCATATGATAGCTTGTATTCATAAGTTTTATACAGCGGAAGAAATTAACAATTATTTTGAAAATAATGGTTGGGAAGGAGTTACATTTTTCATTACAATTGGTTTACGCAATCAAGCAGAAGAAATTCAAAAATTAAGAGATTGTAAGAATCACATGTGGTCTATTTTAATCGATGTACCTAATGCTTATATTCCAGATGTAGAAGAGTTTGTTAAATTTGTTCGTTTAGAATTTCCAGATAGAATCATAGCGGTTGGTAACGTATGTACAGGTGATCGTACTCAAGAGCTTATTAAAGCTGGTGCAAACATTGTAAAAGTTGGAATTGGTCCATCTCAGGTTTGTCGCACGCGTCATACTACTGGTTGTGGTCGTCCTCAATTGTCTGCTGTTATTGAATGTGCTAATGCTGCTCATCAAGTAGGTGGATTAATCATTGCCGACGGTGGATTTAATAATACTGGTGATTTGTGTAAAGCGTTTGTTGCTGGAGCTGACATTTGTATGTCAGGTTGTATGTTTGCTGGATGTGATGAAGCAGCTGGTGAAATAATTAATAAAATGTATAGAACAAATGAATATACTTATGATAATGAACCAGAAGATGAGTCTAATTATGTTAATCCAGATAGACCAATATATGAAATGAAAAAATTTAAAGAATATTATGGCATGTCATCTTTTCGTGCTCAAAAAGAAAATTATGGTAAAAAAACAACTACTGGAACTTCAGAAGGTGTTGAAAGCAAATTAATTCCATATACAGGACCTGTTATTGATACTATTAATAATATAAAAGGTGGATTACGTAGTTGTGGAAGTTATATTGGTGCTAAAAACATAAAAAGTTTTAGTAGACAAGGTAGTTTTTATAGAGTAAATAGAGTGCAATAAATAAATGATGGAGATGAAAATGCTAGTGTTAGTAAATGATACATTGTTAACTTCTGATCAATATGATTTTATTATTGGATTTGAAGGTAATGAAAATGATTTAATACATAAAATAGATAAAGACGCCAATACATTTTCTATTTTCAATGAAAAGAAAAAAGATGCACAAGAAGTTCATAAAAAGCGTTTACAAAACATAAAAAATTTGATAGATAAGAGAGAGAAGAATAAAAAATTATTAGCTTTAACAAAAGCTATTCAAAATGAAGAAAAATTAGATTTGATAAAATCTTATGCTAAACAATTAGAAAAACTTTTGAAAGGAATGTAAAATGAGACCAGATCAGATGAAAACAATTCATAGAGTAATTAGCACTTTTGGTGAACGTAACCAAAAGATGCAAACCTTAGAAGAATTATTAGAATTACAATCAGCTTTATTTGAAAATGTACATCGTGGTACAGATAATCGTGCAAATATTGTTGAAGAAGTAGCAGATGTTGAAGTGATGTTAATTCAATTGAAACAAATGTTTGATATAACACCAGAAGAGATTCAAGAAGTACAGGATGCTAAATTGACAAGACTTAATCGTACAATTGAAAAGTATATAGCGAAACAAGCACAAGAAGAACAAACTGCTCAAAAATTAGTTCAAATAGATAGAACAACGTCAAATGGAAAATAATTTTGTTTAAATAGGAATTTTTATATGCTTAATTATTATGTAGACAATGATATTCAATGTGATATTTTAAATAACGAAAACAATTATTTATTTTTTGATATAGCTGAAAATACTATAGATAGATTAAATAAAAAATGTGAATTTATTCTTTCTAAACAATCACTTAAATGGTTGCCATACAAATTAGAATATAAAGAATCTGTTCATATTTATATAAAGACATTTTATTTTAAAAAATTCTAGTTCAATATAATATCTTAATATTATATGAGGATTAGGATGCGAATATATACTGATGCTAGTACTAGATCTAAAATTTCTGGTTTAGGATATGTAGCTACAACTAGTAAACATCAAATAATCAAAAAAGATGGTATAGCTATAAATCAAAATGATAATAACACTGCTGAATTACAAGCTATAATTTATGCAATAGAAGAAACACAGTATAGTTTACAAGATAATGAAAAAATAATAATATTTACAGATTCTACTTATGCAATAAATGCTATTAGAAATAATCATTATAGATCTGAAGAAGAACCATTGGTTAAAAAAATTCAAAATATGATAGAGTATAGTGATTATAAGCTTTTTCACGTTAAAGGTCATTGCCAAGATGGTACTATTTTATCACATTTCAATAAAAAAGCAGATAAAATGTCGAAGTTTGTTAGAAAAGAATATGAAAAAGAATTAGAAGAAACTAAAAAACAAAAGAAATTATTAGCTATAGCGAAATCAAAACTGTTAAAAGATAATAATTTATAATTTTAAATAAAAAATGACTTTACAAAATTCATTTAATATTTTATTTATATAATCAATTTGAAAGGTTAATTACATGAATAATTTATATTACATAAAATTAGAAAATGATACGATTGTTAACATGTATATCGCTAAAAATTTAAATGATGCTATTTTAAAATTTTTACATGATAATATATCTCATATTGGATTATTACAACTATTAGAAAATCATTTAACTTTAGATTTATGGATTAGAAAAGAGAATGAACAATCTAAAAAGATTAATGTTGATATAGACTATAACGTTAATATTAGGAGTTAATTATGTCTAATTTGAAAGAAAATTTGAAAATCATAAAAGAATTAACAAAAATTATAAAAGATAATCCAGATTGGCGTTTTCAACAATTGTTATGGAATTGTGGAATAATTGGTAGAAATTATAATGATCAAGATAAATTAGAAATAGAAGATAAATTTTATGAAAATTCAGATACTACATTAAAAATAATTAAAAATTTTTTACAAAATAGTGAAGATAGGCGTTTAGAATATTTACATTCGCATTCTTTGATGAATCGTGAAGAATTAGAAAAAGGAATAAAATGTCATTGTTTTTGTTGTTGTACAGAATTTAATTTTTCAGAAATTAAAGAATGGACTGATAATAATAAGACAGCAATTTGTCCATATTGTAAAGTAGATGCCATTCTTTCAGCAAATTTAAATATAACAAAAAATGAAATAAATAAATTAAATAAAAAATATTTTAAGAAATCAACAGTTCTATAGAATTATGATGAAAAACTTTGAAATTACATATTCAGATTCCTATAATCAACCTGAAAGTTTAGGTTGATAGGTTTTTGTATACAAAGTTTTTAATCACAAAAGCCTGTCAAAAAAAAAATAAAAATGACAGGCTTTTTATTTTAAGGCTTTACAAAAAAGAAATTACATGTTAAAAATAATTTTGTTTGTAAAGAGTTATAAAGACATTGTAAATAGGAAACAATATTATGGAGGATTGCTAGAGAGGCTTAATAGAGCGGTTTTGAAAACCGTCGTGGATGAAATATGCCACCGAGTGTTCGAATCACTCATCCTCCGCCAATAAGCTGCTGAGAGGGTTGTAGTAACTGTAGTTAAGAGATTTAGAGCTCCTTAACAAAGCAGATTCCCATAACGGACAATGCTCAGTAGAATCTCTAAATGGATCGTTATAAAAACTACAAATTTTGGGGTGTCATATATTGTAAGATACATGTCGGTCAGGCCTAGGGTACAAATAGAGGAAAGCTATATGCTGTGAATGTTTACCGTCACCTACCCCAAACATTTTTAAAAGCCGAATTAGTATAATGGTATTACGACTGACTTGTAATCAGTTTATGGGAGTTCGATTCTCTCATTCGGCACCATTTTTTGGAATGTAGCTCAGTTGGTTAGAGCGCTTGACTGTTAATCAAGATGTCGTGGGTTCGAATCCCACCTTTCCAGCCAATCACGGTGTTTTCGTTCAGTTGGTCTAGGACATCGCCCTGTCACGGCGAAGATCACGGGTTCAAATCCCGTAAACACCGCCATTTAAGGTTGAAAAGTTTGGTTTATGGAACCTACTATCTAATAAACTATATACCTTTATTAGCATCATGATTGTGTAGTAGGTATGCTAATATAAAACTTTTTCATGCGACCATCGACTAATGGTTAGGTCATCACCCTTTCACGGTGGTAATAGGGGTTCAAATCCCCTTGGTCGTACCAATATCCTCAGGTAGTTAAAGTGGTTATAACGGGGGTCTTATAAACCTCTATTCCTGGTTCGAGTCCAGGCCAGAGGACCAATTTATTTTTAATCGGGAGTTAGCTCAGCCTGGTAGAGCGCTTGCTTTGGGAGCAAGATGCCGTTGGTTCGAATCCAATACTCCCGACCAATTTATGCAAGGTTATACCGTAGGAGTAGCGGGACAGACTGTAAATCTGTTGTCTTTGGACTCGGGTAGTGCGACTCTATCACCTTGCACCAGTTTTATGGGGCGTTAAATCTGGTTCTAGAACAGATTGCTTAGGATGTAGATCCAAGATAACATGTGAAAATCATGTGGCCCCGCCAAGTTAGGGAGTTTCTTGTAGTTCTTCTCCGTGGATAGGACAATTAGTGATGAACTAGTTTGTCAAAAAGAGCTGCTTTTGTGGGAACAATACACTGAGATTACATCATACGGTCCATGTTCCCTTCTCTTTTTTTTTTATTTAGGGTGTCTTCTAAGGGTCGGAAAGTGGAATTTGACTCCATTAATCGAGGTTCGAATCCTTGCACCCTAGCCACAGTTCAAAAATTGTCAGAAATGGAGATTTTTTTGCTATTTTACAAGCATGTAAGTTAATTCAAAGATAAATATATTTTGAAGGTTAGTTTTACAATAACTTAGCTATGTGAAAAATTAAATTAGTAATAAAATAAGTTGAATTTATGAATTATCTATACTTTAATAATTGGAACTAGATTATTACTAGGAGTAATATAATGACTGTAAACAAATATAAAGATATCATTATCAATAAATATACAGAATATGATGAAGATACTCGTTTGGTTAGTGATAGAGGACATAATTTAGAATATTTAACCACTATGCGTTATATTCAAAAATTCCTAAAACCAGGTGCTAAAATATTAGAAATCGGTGCAGCAACTGGACGTTATTCTATTACTTTGGCTGAGATGGGGTATGATGTTACTGCTGTTGACCTTACTCCTAAAAATATTGAAGTAATGAAATCTAAAAGTAAAAGATTAAAGAATTTTAATTGTATGATTGGCGATGCTTTGGATTTGAGCATGTTTGATGATAAAACTTTTGATATGGTTTTAAATTTAGGACCTATGTATCATTTATTTAACAAAAAAGATAAAAACAAAGCAGTAAGTGAAACTTTACGTGTTGCTAAAAGAAAAGCGATATGTATGTTTGCGTATCTTCCTTGTGCTTCATTAATGACTAGTTATGGTTTACGACACCAAGCAGTTTCTCATTTAGACGAGTTAATGGATAATGTCGGACGTTTTAAGGATACACCTGAAGAAATATTTAATACTTTTCATATTGAAGATTTTAAGAAGCTATTTAATAAAACAAATACAAAATATATTACTAATGTAGCTACTGATGGTATAGCATATGCTATGAAAGAATGGGTAGAACAATTATCTAAAAAAGATTATGATGCTTTTATAAAATGGCATTTTTTAACTTGTGAGCGTATTGATCAACAAGGATATAGTGCGCATTTGTTATATATTTGTAAGAAAAAGTAGTTTATTTATCTTGAGAATTATAAGCTCACTTTAGCTAATTTATGTAAAGAATTGTCCCAGTAATCCTATGACATCTTAGTAATGTTATGATCTGTTCTATGCAATAACATAGAGTTTTAAAAATTCCTAGGTTCTATTTTTAAAATGGACAAATGATATTTTTAATTATTTTATGGGAAGCGTATATAGCTATGGAGACTATGGCAAGGACTAGTACCCTTGTCCTCGTAAGTACTAGTTAAAGAGACGGATGGTTCGATTCCACAAACTTCCCACCATATTTACTAAGGAACAGTGGCTGAGTGGTTTAAAGCAGCGATCTACTAAATCGTCGAGGGCAGAAATGTCTTCCAATCGTTCGAATCGATTCTGTTCCGCCAATTTTAAAAATGTTGTTTCCTATAAAAAAATGACTTTACAAAATAAAAAATTTGTTTTATATATAAAAATATAAAATGAGAAAGGTTCTAATAAATATGATGAATAGATTAGTTAAAAAATGTTGGCACATGTTTGGATTCGCAGGTAAAACTGACGGAGGTGTTAACTATTAACTAAAATCTTTTCTAAAGTTAATTTAAATAAAAACCTCCGAAAAAGTAAAAAGTTTCGGAGGTTTTTCTTATTTTTATGTATATATTATGAAGATTGGGGAATGGGACTGCTTGGGGTGGTCATCTCGTTTGCACCGAGAAATTCAGGTGAGTTCAAAACTCACATTCTCCACCAATGGATATCTGGTATAGCTGGTGCGTACGTCTGTCTGAAGAACAGAAGGACCGAGTTCGATTCTTGGGGTATCCACCATTACGGAGCTATAGTATAAATGGTTATTACTTGCGACTTTTAATCGTAAAATCAAGATTCGAGTTCTTGTGGCTCCACCAAATGGCAACATATTTCAATCGGTAGAAAGCATCTCTCATAAGGATGTAGTTACTTGTTCAAGTCAAGTTGTTGCCACCATGTGGACCGTTGACAGAGCGTTTATGTGTTCGGCTGCAACCCGAATTAGATGGGTTAGACTCCCTTACGGTTCTCCAATGCGATTCTCGTATAATGGTTATTATGTTAGTCTTCCAAACTAAAGATATGAGTTCAATTCTCATGAATCGCTCCAAAGGAGGTTTAGTTCAAAGGTAGAACACTGGTCTCCAAAACCAAAAATGATTGTTCGAGTCAGTCAACCTCTGCCATTTCAAAATTTTACGCATAGAAGTATATATCAGTGACTTGGTTTATACTTGTGTGCGTAGCATAAATGGATAATGCACTGGTTTGTGGTACCAGATCATGTGGGATCATACCCCACCGTACACCCCAATAAAATTTTTATTTATGGCTTTACTTTTACAAAACATTATTTTATTTTAAATTTGTTTGTTAAATATATACAAACGTTGTATTAACCGTGGAATTTTTCAGAAACCACATTAAATAAACTGAAGAGGATAATGAAATGTCAAAAAGTCAAATGATAGATAGACGTATAAATAAAATAGATGATAATTTTGTATATGTTGAATATACTTATTTATATGTCGATGAAAAAGAAAATATAGAAAAACAAAAAGGTGATTTTAAAGGTTTTCATCCAATTGGTAAAACTATCCATAAAAATATTAAGATGCATGGAAAATATACTGGTTGGGTATGGGGACAAATGTATCAAAAAAATTAGAAATATTTTTAAATAAAATAGTTCTAACATCAATGTCGTTTGAGCCGCGACTTTAAAATAATGACGGATGAAAAATTCCAAGCTCAATTGGAGTGCTGTATCCATAGTCAAAAAATTAACAGCTATAGTAGTAAACTACTGGTGTTTGAATATTTAACCTATAGAAATAATATTCAGTTCTGCAACTTAAGATTTATCTTATCTATAAAGTTGTTCGGTTTAAGAGTAATCGATTGAATACGTATGGAGTATAGTGCACGAAACATACGATACGATAAAGACTTAATCAAACTCTTCGTTATCTATTGACAGATTGTTGTTGACTACGTTAATGTCAACTTTTATTTATAGCAGGGTAGAGCAGTAGTAGCTTACTTGGCTCATAACCAAGAGGTCGTGGTGTGCAATTCCCACCCCTGCAACCAATCAAATTTGGTTTTACTCGAATAATTAGTTGATGGCTAATAAGAGTACATATATAAATACTGAAAAGTTTTATGTGTGGTTGGATGTAACAAGAAGCATAAAGTTGAATTAGCATAGGTTGGCCAACCTATAGTGACGTAAGAAATGGACAAATCGTGTTGAACAATACTGACATCTGTATCCATTTGGAGGTAAACAATCCTCTCATCTATTAAACAAAAGATTAGCTACCTTTTGTAGATGTGACTGAATAATGTGCTTGTTAATAACTTGGAGGTAGTCAGGAGTCCTTCAACCAAATTTTTAATTAAGTAAAAGGAATAGAATATGAAAAAGAAAAAACGAATAAAAACAGGTGAAGAAAGAATAATTCTATTTAATCTTTATCACAATAAAATATATCGACACAAGGTAATAAAAAATAAAAAAAGAGAACAAAAGAAGTTCAATATAAATAAAGAGATTGGTTATTATTCAAGTTGTTATCTATTAACTGTTTAAATAATAACCAATTTTCTTTTATTAAATTTGTTTTTTTTTGATTATTATATGGTGTTAAAATAATGATTTATAAACATTTTCTAGATTTCACAAAAAATTCTCCTTTTGATAAATTATCAGGTGATCAAAAAAGAGCTGTAGAAACACAAGCTAACATAGATTTAGAAGCACATAAACTGTCAAGATATTATAAAAAAGCTATAAAAGATGAAGAAATAGAGAATGAATTGTTTAAAGCTTTATGCAAACAATATGCAAAAAAATCTGAAAATGAGTTAAAGAAAATGGTAATATTAGATTCAAAAGCTTTATACTATTATCCATTAACAAAAGATAGAATTGAATATTACGAAAAATTAGCAAAAGAAAAAGCTGATGCCATGGATAGAAATATATATGCTCAAACAAAATTACATTTTAAAAACTTCGATAGATAAAAAGGTTTTACAAAAATAATAATTTGAAATATATAAAAAATGTAATAAAAATAATTCTCGGAGATATTAATATGAAAAAAATTTTATGTTTGTTTAGTGTTTTGTTTTTATTTGCTTGTACATCTACACCGGAAGTAACAGAAAATAAAAATGTAACTTTACGAAATTCTAATGAGATGAAGTATAACTCTTATAGTAAAACAGAATGTAATACTTGTACATCATCATATACAGTTCGTAAACCAGTTGAAGTTATCTATGAAAATACTACATACACAACAGTTTATGAACCAAAAGTATACACAACAATAACACATGAAAGAAAACCTTATAATAGATGTGAAAATTCTGATTTGTGTTATTAGTTTTTAGAGTTTTTAAAAAAAGAGATGCTTTTAAACATCTCTTTTTTTTATTTATGGCTTTACTTTTCATTTTGTATAGTTTATAATTAAATTATAAATTTTTATGGGAAGGTGACTGAGATAAACAAAGGTGATATAGAATAACTATATTGTCAAGAAATTGACTGTTCAGGTGAGATTCCTGACCTTCCCCCACGTTTATAAATCTAATTTATGAAAGAACAAAATGTCTTATAAAAACTACTATAGTATACTTGAACTAGGATATGATTGTACACAAGATGATATAGAAAGAGCATATCATTATTATGCTAGAATATATCATCCAGAAATAAATCCAAAAGGTGGTAATTTATATAGAGAAATAGTTAATGCTTATAATATCTTAAAAGATCCTATAAAGCGTGAAAAATATGATTTGCAACATAAAATACACTCTAGAGCTATATTAGAAGATTTAAAAGAAAAAGCAAAATTTACAGTACAGATTAGAGATGATATTGGAGAAAGAATAGAACAATTATATGATAAATATAAGAATAAATATTCTAATGATGAAATAATTGAAAAAATATCTAATAGAGTAGCATTAGTATGTGAAGAAATAATACCATCTATAAAGCAATTTGTTTTTTATAGAAAAAAAGAAGATGAATTTATAAAAAATGATAAAATTGATAGATCTATAGATTTTCCATTTGATTGGTATGAAGATAATCAATATTTTGCTATAATAGATAAACAACCGATATTTGATATTTTATACAATATAAACGATTATAGATTTGAAAATGTATGTTCTGGAATTTATAATAGAAGTATAATTTCTATAATTTTTTCTTGTTTGATTTATATTTTAGCTTTACCTGTTATACTTATTTCTAAAATAATTAGAAAATTTAATATTGATTTTGAAAAAATAGATGATAAAAATACACCAAAGTGGATAAAATATTACATATACATGATATATAAAAATAATTTTTGTGAAGTTTTAGGAAGTGTTATTTTTTTACTTGGATTTATAGTTATAAAAACATTAGATAAAATTTTATATTCTTTATACTGGATTTTCGATAGAATATTAAAAGTCTTTATTTTACCTTTTGCATATGTGTTTAAATGGATAATATTAGGTTTTACAATTTTATGGATATTATCTATACTATAGGATATGGATAAATCGATGAATGAAGATTGGGAAAATTTTGAAACGACATGTAAATTGTTTGGCTATACTACAACTAATAAATCTAAGGCACATAATACATTAACTGCTTTAGATTTTTATTTAACAAAAATAATAAAATGCAAAACCAAGTGTTATAATAATTATCATATACACTATTTAGATTATATATTAAATCAAGAACATATATTAACAATAACACATGAAAAAAGTAAGTATAACAGAAACATAATAGTGAGATTTATTGATAAATATAATCATTCAATACCATCAAAAATACATGTTTTAAAATATTTAAAAGAAAATGATTTGTTATAAATGGCTTTACAAAATAAAAAAATATTATATATTAATGTTGTTAATTTAACTGTACATATTATGTAGATAATCGTGGCGGAAGTATAGACGCTAGATGGAATATAGAGAGACATTATAAGACCGGATATTATCAATGTCGTAAATTTAATGAAAAGGGTATGATAATTTTTTACAAATTTATTATACTTAAACGGAGATCATAGTGGAATGCGAACTGTCCATTAGTTTGATAGGCCATCAAATACGATATGATCCAAAACAAAGACTATATGTCCTGTGGGATAGATTTAAGATTAAGAGTTTTGTCTTGGCCATAGGCGATTATCTACATTTTATCTTGAAAGTTCATAAGAATGAAAATAGATCCACATCCATATCGTAAATTAGAAAAAAGAATTTTAATTTATTGTATTAATCAAACATCAAATGATATACATAAAAAAATATTAAAAAATTCTATAAAAACTAGTAAAAGGTTAAAAGGTGGATTTACTGAAATAAGTATGCCTGCTAAAATGAATTATAAATTATTCATTGAATATACAGAAAATTTTATAAAAACAAATTTTAATGATATAATAAAATGTGAATATATATCATTAGTTGATAAAAATACACGTCATGCTTATGATGCATATAATAAAATAAGATTATCAATTAATTATTCTAAAGCAAATTCAGAAGATATAGAAACATATCTAAGGATATTACTGCATGAATAATATTGTAGAATCTTTATTAAAAATAATATTTAATTTAATAAATTGTAGAATAATATCTATAAACGTCATTAATAAAAATGAAAATAATAATACAGAGATAGATTTCTTGATAGCTCTTCATGATAATAATTTAAAATATATTCCTCTTATGTTGGACTTGTGTAAAGAATTAGACGTCTCAATAAAAATTCAACACGATTTTAAAAACAATTTTAATAGTTTAGAAATAGAGTTTAATCAAAATATTCTAAATACCAACGTCTCTAAATTAAATGAATTTGAAACAGTATTAAGATTACAAGGATTATATAATCCAGAAGCAAAAATATTTGTATGTGATCTTTAGAAAAAAGAATAAAAAAATAAGATTAGTAATATAAAGCGACACGACTAATAAATAGACTTTTGTCGCTAGATAAAAAAGAAGCGGAATAGGAATAGAACAGGAAGGAAGAAAACGAGAACAAGATAAGGAATGATCAAGACTTTTATATGATCTAAACAGATCGAATAAAGGTCTGTTAAAGGTTAGTTAGTATGAAATCAATCAAGACGGTTGAATCCGACCTACTGAAATTAGAATATTGTCTACTTTGTTATACGTAAACGGCGTGGGGCCGGCGGCGTGGTGGGCGGCCACGTCGTAAAAAATCACTTTGTTTTTTATAAATATGTACGTTGTATTTTTTATATATTATTATAAAAACATAAAATAAATAAAATAAAACATATATAAAATTTATATTTATTTATTTTAATTCAAAAAATCAAAATAAAATATATAAAAAACAACTTTGCAAATTTTATTATAAAAAATCAAATTTAACTTTGCAAAAATAAAATATCTACTTTGTTTTTAAAATATTTATAATAAAATTATAAATTAAATAATAAAATATATATAAAATTTATATATTTAATTTATCAAAAATAATAAAATAAAAAATATATTATATAAGCTTTATATTAAAATAAATAAAGTTTTTATAATATATTATTATACTCAACTTTAACATTAACTTTAACGTCATGAAAGGAGTAAAGCCATGACAACACGTAAATCTGTAAAATCAATCGAAACATCTGCAACTGAAGCTAAAGGCTTCGACTTATCTGCGGCTTTAGCTGCTGCAGCTGAAGCTCCTAAGTCTTCGCGTACTCGTACCAGCTCTGGCGAAAGCGATAGACTCAATGTCATCACTCAAATACTCGATGCAGCTGGTCCTTCTGGTTTAGCTATGCCACAAATAAAAGCTGCATACTTTGCTGGTAAAGGTATTGTGCCTACAAAGAAAGAAGAAAAGCAGGTATATGAGACTGTATTCCAACACAGCGACGCTTGCCACAATAAAACGTGGAAAGAAAGTAAAGTAGTCTTTACACGTGATGAGAGCGGGGCTTACAGCTTAAAGAAGTAAGCGGCCCAGCCTACCCCCGGCCTAAGCACTGAAGATTGCCCTGCTATCGAGCAGGGCTTTCTTGAATGCTTAGCTTTGTGAGCGGCGTTCAGTTTGATAATCAATATTTTTAAAGGAGTAAAGCAAATGATTATTGTAAAAAATGAAAACGGCACTTATACGTTACGTGATAAAGATTTTAATATGGATATTGCAAACGGCACTCTTATGCAAATGAAGCAATTAAAAGCACAAATCGATGCTTGTGGTCGTGAGCAGAACTTAACATTAGCGGCATAACAGTTCGAGCCCCGCTTTCTAAGCACTGAAGATTCTATCGAGCGTCGTTTGCTCGGTAGTTTCTTGAATGCTTATGAAATTTTTTGAAAGGAGGCATATTATGAAAAAAGTTTTATAAAATTTCTGTGTTTTTAAAAATATAAATATTTGAAATCACTAATTTTAATTTGTTTTTTAATATGTAACTGAAAGGAGTAATATGGAAGCAGCAAATGTTCAACCGTTGACAGCTGAAGAAATCGAACAAAGACGAAAAGAAAACATTAAACGTGTATGTAATTTCGTCGGCGTTAAACAATCAGTTGTTCAAACAACAAGTGTAAACAATTCTGTGTCTACAAACAATGGACAGACTGCTGCAAGAAGCTGTAGTCTTAAAGAATTTGATACACAAATAATCGATATCTTAAATGCATCAGATGGACCGCAGAGTCCTAAACAGATACATGCTATTCTGGAAAACAATGGTGTAACAAGATATACAACAAAAAATGTATGTGATAAGTGCTGGAATCTTAAAAAGAAAGGTCTTATCGCAAAAGCTGGCAAAGGTCAGTATTCAAAATTATAAAAAAAATGACCGTAGAATGCTAATAATTAGAAAAAACGATAAACTAATCATGAAATTATAAAAAGTGCATTCTACGGTCAAAAAAAGTATGTTAAAATCGATTCATTTAGTTTTGAAAGGATAAAGTCATGTTTATTTATATCATAAAATCTGAAGTTAATGAGTATGGTGAACGTCATATTGATAAAGTCGTAAAAGATGTTGCTATTCATCATAAAAGTGGTATTTATGTAACAGAAAAGAATGGATTTGTAAAAGATAGAGATGTAATGCTTGCTTATACAGCTGAAAAATTGAAAGAATTAGTATTGTCAAATGCTTGGAATGGCTATTTCAGTAAAGATTTGTGTCATCAATATAAAGCACAAACTTTAGTTGAACAAACCTTGCTAAGAAATGCAAAAGCTAGACAAGTCGCATAAAATAGACAAGAAATTATTATTGTGTCTATTTTTTGTCTAAAAGTTAAGTCATTGATTTTAAACAATTTAGACAAAATTTCCCGAAGGAAAAAATAAAAAGTTTGTTGATTAAAAATAGACAAAAATTTTATGGAAGGAAGGTATAACATGAAACAAAAATTGATTAAGATTGTTAAAGTTAGTTGTTTAACAATCATGTTAATGTTATTATTACTTGTTGTTGCATTTTTAATATCATCCATCGCATATTTTTTATCAAGTGATTATATAGGAATAATATTCTTTTTCTGTTGTGTATTTGCATTTCTTTTTTGGTTGATTTGGAATGATATTTTATCCAATCCATCAAATGATAAAGAATCAAAGTAATATGGAACATGTTATTCTTATAGCACTTTTTTGTATGATTGGTTATCTTGTATCTGAGATATCTAGATTACATAAGAAGTTTGATCTTGCTGTTCATGGATTAATTGAAGGTATAGGCAACAATGATAGAATGATTTATGAAAAACTTAATGATATTGAAAGGGAGATTTATGATGAAAAAGCAAACAGAAACTAATGAAACAGAATTACATTTTGTAAATACACTTACGCATGACAAACATAATCCATTAACTTGTGGATTTTGTTTGAGTTATTCTGGTGCTGGAAATGTAAAGCTTGTTCAACACAATGGATTCGATAATATAACTGATGAAGACATTGAAAAATTTGAGCAAGTCGTTGCTATGCTGAAACTTATGAAATTCGCCAAAGAAAAGGAGCTAAAGAAATGAGTAAATCAACACTTGATAAATTAGCAAAGTTAATATCACACTATTGTGAAATACATAATATTATATCAGATGAAAAATTTAAAAACGATATAGAAAAACTTAGCCTTGGTGAAGAAAATTTACAGGCTTTAGACATTGGAGCTGATGCTGCAATAACGTTAATAACACAAATAAGGAGTAAATGTTATGACAAAGATATTACCTGAAGTTGCTATTGCCTTGGTTGTAGTTAAACCAGGCAGTGCAAACAGTCAAATGATTTTAGTCGATAACACTGAAGGGTAGGTGTAATTATGTATATAGTAGAAGTAATTGAACATGATATGCTATTGACTAATGACTCCAATGTTGTACAAACATATGATGGAGTTCATTTGGTTGAAAGTAGTACTAATGTAGAAAGACGTAAAGTTGTTGGTGTATTTCACGATAAAGATAAAGCGGAAAAATGTCGTCGTCTTCAACCAGAATTTAAAGAAGATAACGAATATCAAGATTGGGAACCTAAAGTTGTTATACGTGAAATAGATTCAGATATATAGGAGGTATGAAATGATTAAAGAGTTATAATTTGATAGTCTAATTTAATTGTTTACTTTTTAGAATTTATAGTTTATATTTTGGATTAACTAACTGATAGGAGTGGTCATGTAAGAAAGACATATTACGTCTGTTTATTATTAAGTATTTGTTTTAATTTAACTTTTTGAAAGGAGATAAACAATGAAATATTATTTATTTGCTATGCTACCTAATATTAAAACACTATTTGAAGTTATAATAGCGTTTTTATTTGTGTTTGCTGTGATTGGTTTTATCGCAACCGCTGAAGATGAAAATACGTTAATTAAAGAAAAAGATAAAGAGTCAGATTTTAGAGCAATTAAATTATCTTTTGTTCTTGGTTGTATATTTTCTTTAATTATAACATTTATTCCTAATCAAAAGCAGTTAGCTTTTATTATAGCTGCACCATATATCGTAGAGAACCAACAGCTGCAAGAAGCTGGTAAGAACTCTGCAGAGATTATAAAACTTGGTACAGAATATCTTAAACAAAGTTTGTCAAATGAAATAAAGGAAGGAGGTATGAAATGACAATAATATGGAAACTCAAATGTTTATTAAGTCGTTTAAACTTTATAAACAAAGTAACTGTAGTTAAATTTCCATATGTATGTTTGTATGGTAAAAATAAAAGCAATCTATTATTTACTGTTCATTATTTTGAAGGCTTTAATCCATTAAGTTGCTATTTGGATATAGAAATTTCACAACAAGGATCAACTAATACATATAATATTTATGCTGGAGGTATAGAAGGTGATGAAGATTATTATAAAAAGGTAATGGATAACAATACATATTCTAGCGTATTGAATGCATTAATGAAACAATTTAATTTAAACTTAATTAAGTTTGATAAAACTGCTTATAAAGAAACAGTAGTTAAAAGTTGGCGAACTACTTGGGAAAGCAAATATAAAATAGGTACTATCGATAAGGTCGAAGTACAGAAACTTATAACCCGTTTGAAAAATAAAGAATTTCCTTGTTTAATAAGTTGATAAAAGAAAGGAGTAAAGCTATGACTAGATCACACATAACAGCAAATGAGCTTAAGAAAGCTGCAGACCATATAGCTGAGACTAAAGGAAAAAGTGGTTATTATCATTGGAAAATACCTAATAAATACCATAAAGACATATCTATTGTTCTTGACTGGGTAAGTATTTTTGACTGGGAAAATGGTTATGATAGGAATGGTTCTTTTAAAGATAAATATCATGATGGTATCCGGAGACTTGCTTTTAAAGTTGGTTATCAACCAGACGATACAAGTGAATATTATGATTATCATATAGACTTAGATCATGAGTATTGGCAGTATGGTATATATGAAACAACAGACTTTAAAGCGTTAGCTAAAATGATTAACCAGCATGTTGATGAGAAAATTGAACATTGGAAATTGGTAAGCAGCGAGTAATATTAAATATTTTAACCTAATGTTTTAAGGAGAATAAGTGATGAAACAAAAGATTATAGAAAAGTTTGTAGAAGGTGTTGCAGAGGCAAGTGGAATTGTATTCACAATCCTTATTGTAGCAGCTGTTGTAAAATTATTTCAGTGAGGTAAATAATAATAAATAAGAATTATTTTGTTTACTTTTTAGAAAATATAGTTTATATTTCTAATTTGATATGAAAGGAGTAAAGCGATGATTAAAATTGTAAGAAATCTTGGAAAGATATATGCTTATTGCTACAAAAATAGTAATAAGCACATGATTGCACATAAATTATCTTATAGACGTAGAGCAATAATTGATAAAGACGAAGTTGTTCTTGAATGTGAAGTCATAGGAATATATTATGATCGTGGGAATAGTTTTGTTGGACTAGAATATGAAAAAGTTTTAGAAATGCTTAACATAAAACCTGAAAAACCAGAATATGCAAATGTAGCATTAGAATATATTAAATGCCCATATGATTCACAGCATCCATATGGAATGGAAACAATAACTATTGATGGTATTACATATGATAAATATGCATTGGTTATTACTGGTAAAGAACTTGAAAGATCTGAAAAAGATTTTGAGCAGCTTAAAAAACTTGTAGATAAAGATGCTGAACATAAATTGAATAAAGTATTTGTTGAACAATCAGTGAATACTGTATTGTCTAAATATGGTATGAAATTTAATGCTTTAGAACATGAGGTTAGTTGGGATCAAAGTAAATTAAGTGATTTGATTATTGATTATCTTAATAATACCATGATTAAAGAGCTTAAAGAAATTGGTATTGATGCAGAATTGAATACAAATATTCTTGGTCAATACAGTGGTCATCCACTACTGAATGTACCAATCTATAAACGTAAATTTAAAATCAACCTTAAATCTGAAGGAGAATGAACATGACTACTAAATATATTTTGATATATACTGACTTTGGCGATACTTGTGATGGTCTTGCTAGAGAAGCTGGTGTATTCAATTCACAAGATGAAGCGTATGAGGAAATGCGTGCTGATGTTGAGCTGTATCTTCAAGAAAATCACAATAATCCAAATGCAGAAGTAACTGAAGAAAATGATGAATATATCTTGGTTGGTGATAATCAAGATGGTTGTCAATGGCAAATCTTAGAAGTGGAGGTGTAATATGCTGAAAACATTAAATAATGTTGAAATAATTATAATAGAAGATAAAGTTTATTATAATTATAATGGTACACTATATACCAAAGAACAATTTGAAGATACATATTTTCAGCATACAGATACGTCTTCAAAACAACAGAAAGAGATTGAAGATTTGTTTGATGATGATGGTAATATCCGTATTAAACTACAAGCAAATGATTATGTCAAATTCAGTTTTTATAACGAATATGATGAACATGTTTGGGATGAAGGTATAATTGTATATGCTGAATATGATGACAATGATAGAATGAGAGATTTTTATAAAGTTAAAACGCGTGATAATTCTAATGAAGTTATTAGCATCTATGGTCGTGACATTGATGAAGCATGGAGGTAAGTAATGTGGTTTATAATGTTTTTGATACTCATAAGTGATTTAGATGATAGGATAATACTTGCTTGTTTTATATGTTGTTGCTTAACACAGGCTTATATAAATCATCTAGATCATAAAAGGCAGTCAGTTTTAGATACTGTTATAGTAAGAGCATCTGAAACTAACGATAAATTAATTCAACGTTTACAAGAAAGGATAAACAGTGATGACTAATTATGAATTATATATAGACACGCTGAAATCTTTAGCATCTAGTCAAGGATGTTATGCTAGAGCTTTAGATGAGTTTAATAAAATGTCTGATGAAGAAAAAGAACGCCTTGAAAAAGAACTAAACCAATTGCATCAAATGAAAGATCAAGCTGAAATGTGTATGTTTCTTGAAGATGGGTTATCTTCTGAAGATGATGAAACTGAAAAGAAATATGGTAAAGATGTTTTAGCTTGGACTTCATATGATATTAATGGTGACATATACGAATGCTATGTTTTAGATGATGGAGATTATTATAACATTCATGTAATAAGTCCAGATTATAGAGATGATGAAACGAATACTTTAAGACTTCAAGAACCTAAAGATGTAGCTAATCTTGAAACACTTAAAAGTAAAGCTTATATGTTATCTAGAATATTTGAGTTTGCTTTATGGCATGAATGTTATGGTGATAATGGTAAACATTATGACTTTAACATAACTTATGAAGAGACTGATTTATAAAAATATTTTTTGTGTATAAGATTATTTGTTAACTATTTATTAATAATTATAGGATATAAACAAACCGTTGTTAATTTAATTTTTTAACCGGGAGGTGTAAACATGAGCAGAAAGAAGTATAAAGATTATACTATTGAAGAGATTAAAGCTGAACTTGCTGAATTCGATAAGACATATGATCGTCAGCATGGTCGTGCTGGTATTGAGCTAGACGATCCTGAAGCTGAAAAGAGACGTCTATGGAATAATCTCGTATCAAGACGTTCAAGAAAAGCTCGTAAAGAAGCTCATCAGCGTCATGATAAAGCAGTGAGAGAAGCTCTTCATCTTCATGATGGTGAAGATGAATGGGGAATAGCTCCTGTAGATGAAAGACGTTATAGAAGCAAATTCAAGTCTGGATATATTGGAGCACCTGTTAAAGTTGAATACATTCGTAGAATGACAGGACTTAAGTTATTTCAAATGTATCAACTTCAAGAAAGAACAGGTCTTATTCCTACACCAAGAATTACCAAAGAACAAGCGGATGCAGATTATCAAAGATGCATAAGAACAGGAGATATATACTAAGTATTATTCTAAAGAACACGTTTCCTTCCGTGGTTAGAGGGATGTCCTGAATATGACATTAAACTATTCAATTTGTAGAAAGGTAAGTGATTGATTTGATTTATGCTTTACTCCCATTTCAATCACTTATCTGCTTCTAAATGTATAACACCTAAATATGAAAGGAAGGTCAATTATGACAAATGAAGTAAGAGAACTAACAGAAGACGAAATCAAAGCATTGGCAGCTGCACAATCAGATTACAAAGCTGCTGAAGTAAGATTTAAGCTTCTTAAAGATACATTAACTGCTAACATTACAATTGGTAAGCATATCGGTAAATCAGGTATTGTTACCAAAGCAATGGTTAAAAGACAAGTAATAGATTATAAGAAATTACTTGCTGATCATCCAGAGATTGATGTATCTGAATATACCACGGATACTGAATATCCTATGGTTACTGTTACACCTCTCGTCGAAGAAAGCAAAAAGTTTTCTTTGTTCAAATAAACCTGTAACCAAGGAGAATGGAGGCTGGTTGTCTTAGTCTAGATAATCAGCCTCTAAATGTATTAACTCAAGTTATTGAAAGGAAACGAAAATGTTCGATAAATTTAAAGAATATTGGGATACGTTAAACATAAAACAAAAGAATGCATTATACGCTAGATATGGAGGTTCATCTTTTATCTATAAAAAAGATTCATACGATCGCTATGAAGAACCCGAATTAAGATTTCCAACAGCATTTGCTACATTGGATCCAGAAAAGTATAAAGAAGAAATAGCTGCTGTTGAATTAGCTCATAGCGATGATCGATATGCTGATGCAATGAACTTTGATAAAATAATGTATATTACAAATTTTATGTGTAAGAATACAAATTTTATATCAAAAGAACAATATGAAGCTGAACTAAATAATTATCTTGAGAAAGGCTGTGGTGAATTAAACTTCAATAGATATTCTAAAATATTTACTGAAGAGCAATTCATGACGTTCTTGAAAGCATTTTTTGTAGAACACGCTAATGATCTTAGTTCTATGGCATCTATTCAGTTTTCTTTATTAATGTCTGATGATCCCAAAAGCTTTGATTATACACAGATTGGAGATTGTAATTGGAAATACTTATTTTATACTAAAGATCAGTTAAAAGCCGATGTCATTAAAGATCCAGATAATCTTAGAAAGATTGAAGATGTTTTCTGTAGAGGTGGAAATACTGAACTTGATCAGATGTATACAAATATGTATAATAATATCACAGAAGGAAGTTTCAATTATAAAGATGAAACAGAAAAAGCCTTACGTGATGCACTCATTATACAAAAATATAAGTATGCACCATTACATGACTTCATACAAGACATATTAACTATAGATATCCAGTTTGGTAGGTTACTTGTACCTTTATTAAAAGCAGCTAATCGTACTGAATATCATATTAAAACATCAGTTAATGATGTAGTTAATAGTAAGAAATGCATTCGTGATTGGATCAGCATATCTGGTATTGATGATAAAGAGATATCAGAAGAAACATATCTTGGTCGTGAACTAACAGATATAGAGAAAAACGAATATAGATATAGTAAGACAATACGTCAAATGTGTTATCTTGCTAGGTGCTGTATGCTAAGACGTATACCAACATCAAAAATGTCTTTTGTTGGTAATGGTTTAGCTATCGTACAATTGTTCGATTATGATTGGGATAAAATATGGGATTCGATGTACGGACATCTTACAAATGAAGATGTCTAAAAAATAGCTTTACAAATTAGAATTATTATGTTATTTTGTTTTTTAATCTAACCACATTTTCTATGAAAGGAAAAATATCATGTCTAAAAACGAATTCAAAATGCCAACTTTTTCTATTGACACTATCAAAAAAGATGGTCACGAAATTCCAGGTATTAAAAGAATGTATGACATTGCTCTTGCAGTGAAAGATTCTATTATGCAATGGGGTGGTCCTGGTATTGGTAAATCTCAAGCCGTTCAACAGTGGAATGCTGAAAAGGTTGCTGAACTTAATAAGCGTATTGCAGCTGGTGAAAAGGTTAAACCTTGGGATCCAACAGTATGTGATATCCGTTTAAGTATGAAGGAGCCAGTTGATATGGTTGGTGTTCCTATGCCTTCTAAGGATGAACATGGTAACGTAGTTACTGTTTGGGCTACACCATCTGTATGGCCAAAAGGTGATAAGTTTTCTGGTGGTACAATCCACTTGGATGAAATGAACCAAGGTCAAGCAGCTATTCTTAATGCAGCTTTCCAGCTGATTCAAGATAGACAGCTTGGTGAATACAAAGTACCTGAAGGGTATTTGATTATTGCATCATCTAACCCTCCAGCTTTCAATAACACAGTAACAGAATTATCTATTCCGTTATCAAACAGATTCAGTCACTTCAACATCGCTCCAGATTTTGATTCTTGGTTGAATTACAGAATGAATAACGGTGGTAATCTTGATGTTATGACATTCTTAAAGACTCAAGGGTCACAGATGTTATACGACAATGATACCATGAAACAAAGAATTGGTTCTGAAGCTGATGCTTTGTATACAGATATTGCTGTTACACCAAGATCTTGGGAAGTAGTTGAAAAGGTATTAGCTTTGCCTGATGGATCTAAAGAAACAGGTGGATTCAGTATCGATGAAAAACAAAGATATTGTACAGGTCGTTTAGGTCTTATATTGACAGCTAAAGTCTTTAACTATATTAAAGAGAAAGCTAAATATCAAGATTGGCGTGAAATCTTGGTTGAAGGTAAAGACTTCAAATCTGAGGATATGAATGTATTCTGGGCTGTTCAGATGGCTTGTATGTCAGCAATGATTAACGAAAAGGATAATGATAAATGTCGTCAATATATCTTGAACTTCATTAAGGCTACAAGAAATCTTAAGTCTGATGCAAACAAGGTAATTAATGTATCAAGCTTAGCTAGAGCTGATAGAATTACTTCAACTCCAGGTTTATTCGCTCCTCTTAAGGATTGCTTAGACTTGATTCAATTAGCTACAAAGGCTATTAAATCATAATCAATAAATAAGTCTTTATGTTAAAACGTGAAGAGATTGGATACATCGTCTAATCTCTTCACATACTTTCTAACCACAAAACGAAAGGAACAAAATCATGTATATGGATGTTAATCAAGATGAATATGTTGTAAGACAGAATGATCATCTTCTAATCTTTCAGTGCTATATAAATGACATGACACTGGAGGAGAATACATTTACGCGACCATGTGCATCTATTTATAAAGCAACTAAGTTTAGTTCTGTTGAAGAAGCTAAAAACGAAATAAACAAAGTAAAAGCACAAGATTTATCTGATATTGAAGTTGTGCAGATAAAAGATATTGTTGCTGAACAAAAAGCTAAAGCTGATAAAGAGTCAGATGAAATGATTAAGAATGCTTGGCGAAATACTTCTAGAGCTAAACAAGAAGAAATGCTTGAAAACCTTAGAAATAATAAAGGTGAAGAAGCAGTTCAAGAATGGCTTGATAAATATGGTCCATTAAATGAAATCGATGATTCAGAAACAGTATAAGAAAGGAGGTTACAATGAGTGGTAATGTATCTAAACTCGTTAATGATGCTATGATTGAAATGATTGTATTGTTTCCAACATTAGCATATACAATGTCAAGAATAGGTATTAACGTTGTAAACAAACCAGAAATAAATGCTTGTGCTTATACTGATGGTACAGGAATTTATATCAATGAGTATGCTATTGAAAAGATGAATGAAATGGGAACTGAAGTTGGTAATAACGGTAAAACATATAATGTTACTATCAACAAAGGTAATGTCATCTTCATATTAGCTCATGAATTGATGCACTTGTTGAATAATACTTGGTCAAGAGGTGAAGCAATTGGTGTTTATTCAGATGACTTTAGTGCTAAAGGTAAAGCTAGAAATGAATTATGGAATATAGCTACAGACTATGAAATTAATTCATTGCTTTATCATAATCAATCTACTGATAGTTTAGGTAGAAGTTCGAGTAAACCTGTTGGTAATAAACCAGAATGGTGTTTGTATGATGATAAATATAGAGATGTTCCTGCTGAAAAGATTTTTGCTGAACTTCTTAATAACATGCAAACTAACAGTAATGGTTCAATGTCATTAGAATCTGGTGGGATGTCATTTACGTTTGATGATGATCAGAACAATGGTCAAGGTCAATCTAACAGTCAATCTGGTCAAGGTCAAAATAATAACGGTCAACAAGGTAATGGTAAAAAGCAATCTAATGGTTTAACATATGGTCTTGATAAGCACATGCCTTACGTTGATGAACAGACTAAAGCTGAAGTTGCTGCTAAGATTGGTGATGCTTTAGCTCAATCTGGAAATGGTCAAGGAACAGGTATGTCTGCTTTTGATAGAGCATTAGAGATTCTGTTTAAACCACAACCATTCAATTGGAGACGTGCTCTTACAAGATATATGAAGTCTTTTGTTAAAGATAATTATACTTGGAATAAACCTTCAAGAGCTGGTATTGCTAATAACCTTATCTTGCCTTCATCTTCAAAGATGCCTAAATTACATGTTGCGATAGCAGTTGATACTTCTGGTTCAATTGGTAATCCTGAATTAACATTGTTGTTAAATCATGTATTTACAATCTTAAATCAATTCAAAGCATTTCAAGTAGATGTATGGTGTTGTAGTACACAGGTTCATGAAGAAACCTTTACAACATATACATCTGCTAACAAGAATGAATTAAGGAATTTCAAGATGGCATCAGATGGTGGTACAGATATGTCTGCAAATCTTCCGTTCATTAAGAAGAAATATTCTGGACAAATGCCTGATGTTGTAATGATATTTACGGATGGGTTCGATGATTTATCTGGTGATACAACTACTAGAACAAATTATCCAATCTTATGGTTGATTGTTGATAACAAAAACTTCAAGAAACCAGCATTGATTCCAGGTGCTGTTTATGAATTCAACACCGATGCTTAGGATAAACAAGAAGGTATCAGGTTTAATGCTTGATACCTTCTAACTTTAAACTGAAGGAGAATGGTTATGACGTCAGAAGTTAAAGAAGTAGTTTTAAGTACATGGAAAAGAATATATGAAGCTTGGAAAAACCATAATCTTAAATCATTAGATGAATATGATTTAAGATATCGTATTATTGCTTTTCATACTTTCCATGAGATAGTAGATTCTTATGCTGATTGGATAGCACACAATGGTAAGAAAATAGATTGTGCTCCAGATACTCAGAAGATATATAAAGATTGTTATGAATGTACATATCGTACTCTCAAAATAGAGAAAGAAGAAAAGATGCGTCAAGTTATCTGTCAGTACAATAATTCCATGGATGAAGTCCTTGAAGAATTTGGTATAGGTCGTATTACTTATGGTAATAACATATCTTATAGAGTAACAAATCTAAATAAGTTTTTCTTAAAAGTATGGGATGAGTATTTAGACAAACGTATCCAAGAACTTGGTATCAAAGGTCTTAAACTTAAAGATAGAAAGAAAGTAACTTGTAATTCACACGAGTTATTTGATTTCAAAGATGCTGAATTTGGTGTAACTGAAACTAAGGAGGAATGACTATGGAAAATAATTCCGATATAGAAAAGCTTAAAAATTATCTTGAAAAAAGAATTAACAATGAACTTCGTGACCTTCATGCTAGTTATTTTGTTAAAATTGAAAAAAATTTATATAATAAGTTTTGGCGTATTAAAGTATATCCTGTAATAAATGAAAGACAAAATGTTGAATTTGGTTATTGTGCATTAGAAGATATATTAAGTGAAAACAATGTGACTAAAATGTTAGGTGAGTTTACTGTTGATGAATTGAATAACTATATAACTCTATTAAAAATGAAAGGAGAAATTTAATAATTAGAAATTAATGGCTTTACTTTATCTAATAAGTAGTTTATTTTAATAATCATTGAAAGGAGAAAACATATGGCTTTAAGCGATGAAATAGAAGCAAAGCAAAGAGCTAAAGATCTTTTTAATAGTCTTTGGGATAAAGCTTCTGAAGATGAACGTAGATATTTAATACAGCATACTCTAGATACAGAAGGTCCTGATGCTGTTAAAGAATTATTTAGTCCAGCGTTTGTAGGAATAGTTGAAAGTATGATTACTGCTGTTCCAGCTAAAGAAGAAGTAAAAGAAAATGAACCTAAAATATCATTGAATGGGATACCTGTAACTCTTGATCAATTGAAAGAAATATTACCTTCTCATGAATGTGATGAAGATGGTAATGAAATCTATGTCAAAGAAGAATATCTTAAAGTAGATGATTCTGTTGACAAAGACAATACTTATGTTGTTCTTGGTTGGATGGATTGGCCAGGTGGTGAATCATTCATTAAAGATATAGATTTAAATAATCTTAAAGCTCAAATTGACAATGGAATTCGTGATTCAGAAGTTTTAATAGCTAACATTGAATTAACTGATGAAGCTTCTGATGGAGGTTTCTTACAAGCTAAACATTTTACAAAAAATGAAGCAGAAGATATTGTCAATCTTTTGAATAGTGTAACATGTACTGACACAGCAAATCCAATAATGCTTGGTGAAAATGATAACGCTGCTATTAGTATAGCAGATTATCTTAAAGAAGCCAATAGTATTTAGATATTGTTTATTATTATGTTTTTGTTTTAATTTAATTTTATTGAAAGGAAATATATCATGTTTAATGTAATTCGTAAAAATGGTTCTCAAATCAAAGCTTCTTTTAAAACAGAAGATGAAGCTAAACAGTTTTTAGCTGATATGGGAATGCAGCGTAACTTCTTTAAAGTCGAAGAAGTAAAAGAACCTGTATCCACAAAGAAAAAGATTTCAGTATCTTCTATAAGCGATGATGTATTCACAGATGCTGTAGAGATTACAAGAGCTAACGTTAAATACTTTTATAAGAAAGAAGGTCTTATTCGCGTTGTAAATCAGAATGGTAAAGTACTACATACTGGTAAGACAACTAATATGGGTAAGGTCTTTAGTAACTACGTAAATTGTGCAAGATATAATCAATCATATGATTTTAATCTTGAAGGTGGAGACAGATTATTCTTTAAAGAAATGTCTCTTGAATCATAATTTAAGATAATAAAATTTAACCGTAGAATAGTCAAGTTTGGTTTTATGTAGGTTTTAACATGGAAATCAAATAAGATTATTCTACGGTAAAAAAAAATCTAATTCTTAGAAAGGAGTTTATCATGGCACTTTTAGATACATATAAACCAATGCAAGAATACATTACAAATTATCTTAATTCAAAGACTGGTTTTAATTTTAAGATTGTTGTTTTTAGTAAACTTAATCGAATTGCGATATGTATTGATTGTTATGATTCTAACAAGCCTTTTAACTATTTTATAGAGAAACTTCAAGAATTAAAAATAGACTTTGTAATTGAACCAAACAATGGTTTTGAAGATGAGTATATTACATTAACAGAAGATGAATATCTTAAACTATATACTTCATGTAGTTTACAAAATAAACTTTAAAAAAGAGAGGTGATGATCATGTGGCTTACATATACTACTGGTTTACGTGAAGAAGATAGATTATGTAGATCTGCTAATCAATTATTCTTTAATGTTACAAATATGCCAACAGATGTTTTTAGACGTGGTACAAGATATACTGATTGTATTAGTAATCCAAATATGTTTGTGATCATACCTGGTTATTGTAGTACAGAAACAATGAAAATCTGTGCTGTTCAGCAATTAAGAAGCAGAATATATAATGAGTGTGGAATGCTTCTTGGAGGAAGTGAAACAGCTTTTCTTGAATGTACAAAAGAACAGCTTGAAGAAATATTAACTGTCTTTAAAATGAAAGGATACTGATATGGATGACAAAGATTATGTTATAAAGAAATGGTATCTTAATAATGATGGTATTTCTTTAACAATATATTTTAGAAGAAACGATATATTTTATGGATTTAATTGGTCAATGAAATTAGGCTTTGATTACTTATCAGGTAATATTATATTTCCTGCATCTAATTTTGGTTGTGTTTCTTCTGAAGCTGGAACATATAGAAAACATCACACTAAAGAAGAAACTGAAAATTTCTATAAAGAATTATTAAATCATATGGATATTACCGAATACGAATATCATGATGGAGATAAACCTTATTGTATTATAAGTACAGATGTTTATAAAAATCTTTTAACTATCTGGAAAATGAAAGGAAGGTGTTGATATGACTGGTAAAGAATTTGAAGCTTGTGTTTTGTTAGAAAATGTTTTTCATCAAACACTGCGCACTATATGTCCCGATATTTCTCAACATCATTATGATATACTTACAGACGATTGTGATGAATACATAAAATTTAAACTTTATGTTAGTGGAGGATTTAAACAAGTATGGTATTCACGAAAATTAATTCAATATTTAAATAAAGAATTAAGTGGTATACATATGGATTATGATAAAGATAATTATCTCAAAGGATTTCTCATTAAAAGAAAAGATATTTATAATGTTGTAACATATTACAGAATGCGAGATGTAATATGAATATATATAAATTTAAAATGAGTATTAATAAAACCATTTGTGCTGTTGTAAGCCATCGCATATTATCTTTTTATATACAAAAGAGCTTTGATGATATTGGATATTTAACTTGGGATAATAATATTCGAGGTTTTAAATTATATTATCAAAACGAAGATAATAAAATGGATTTGTTAGCTTTTTTAGAAACAATTTGTGGTATACAAACTAAATATGATTCATACAACGTATGGATTACTTACGAAGATTATTTAAATCTTTTAACATTTCTTAAATTGAAAGGAGAATAGAGATGGCTATTTGGATTGTAAATGGAAGTGAAAAGAAAAGATTAATTCAATGTAAGCGTAATGATATTGTTAATCGCAGTGATTCCAATATCGGAACTAGATTATGTTATTCTATATCAAGTATTTATGACAATGGGATATCTTATGGATCTGCTTATTTTAAAGATGACGCGTCAGAAGATGAAATGACTTATGGAAAATATGATTTTTTCGAATGTCAACAAATTGAATTAAAATTTAGTGATGAAGAATATTATAAGATTGGTACTAGTCAAAATGGATTAGGTGAATATGCTAATGTGCTAAATTATATATCGAAATCTGTTGGTAAAGATTTACTTTGTATTTATACAGAAAATACATTTGGGATGTTTATAGGTTTTTATAGAGAACATGGTTTGAAAAGAAAACATAGGATTTTCGGTATCATTAAGGATTCTGTTAAATTTATACCCAATAAAAATAACAATGTTCCTGTAATAACAAAAACACATAACCATAAGACATTTAAAGAATTCATTGCTCCAACCCTTTTAAATGATTTAAATTTGTTTAATGTGATTAATCACTCAGATGTTTCTAGATTTAAATTTGAAAATGAGAATTTTATAAAAATTTATGTTGGAGGTAATAATGTTTGGCCACATGAAATACAAAAAGCTATCATTGAATGTTTACCAATGATTAAAGAAAAATTATTTGCTGGTAAATTTAAGAAATTCTGTGAAGATTATAACGTCACTGATATTTCTTTATTAAAGAATATCATTGGCGAAGATAGAGATCTAGAATTTGATATTTCAAATCTTGGAAAGGAGGAAGAAAATGAATCATGATGTTTTAATGTTTGTTGAATTAAATCAAAGAATTAACTTTAATAATGATTCATATAAACCTGGTATCATTTTAGATAAAGGTATATATGAAGTTATGGAATGGTCGCATCATAACCAAACACACGGTGAATATAAATATGATTATGTAGATCTTATTAAGGTTGATACTCGTGAACGTATTCACTTCATGTTATATCATCCAGAAAACTATAGTAATCTATTTACAGTTCATACAGAGTTTGTACCTGTATGTAGTTAAATGCTTGATATTATTATGTTTTTTTTAATTCTAACCACGTTTGAGAGGAGAAACACTATGGGACAAAGAACACAACTCGTTGTAAAAGTTACTGAATGTATCGTATCTTATAACAATCCTAAACCAGAATTTAAAACACATACTGCATCATATCATAATCAATGGGGATTAGCTAAGATGCAACTTAAAGATATCATTAATCTCTTAAATAGTTATATAGATTACAATGAGTATAAATTTCCTGATAAATTACATAAAGGATGGAAGTTAGATGAAGATGAGAAATGTACTGATCTTACTCCAGAAGGTGTAGCAGAATATCTATCTCATCAAGATAATAATGATGGAGGAGCTTTCTTAGAAATAAATGTTAAACAAGGTGAAATTGTAAACGGTAATCTTATCTTATATTCAGATCCAGAATCTGAAAGAAGTTGTAAAATATATGGAGATAATATAGTACCTTATGTATCTCTTAAAAATTATATTAAGTTTCATCCTCATTATTATGATAAAGGATTTTATATGATGTTTCTTACAACATTAAAATATCATAACATCAAAATCATTACAAAACCTATTGACGAAGGAGAATAGACATGAGTTATGAAATCTATAAATCAGTAAAGCAATTAGTAGATGGTACTTTTGAAGTTGTATCTTCTTCTAGCAATGTGTATCCAAAAGATTTTAGACAATGGAATATGAATTATTTCAACAAAGAATTTCCAACAGTTACTAATGAAGAGAAAAGAGCTCTTTGGATGCTTTTTTCAAGACATTGGGGTGATAAGTTTTATCAATCTAATTGGAAGAATGATCAGAAACTTGCTAGTAAATTCTGTCAAGAAAAAGGATATGATACCTGGGAAGTAGCTCGTACAGATAAAGATCTATTTCTCAAATATGCTCAAGAGTTTATCGAATGGAAAAAAGATAAAGCTAAAATAAAGAAGCATGAATATGTTGTATCCATGATATTTGGCTTTTCTAGAGAATATGTTGGTAAGAAATCATCTAGACGTGTATGGCCTTCTTATAGCAAGAATGGTGCTAAAGTATTTAAAGCTGAAACATCTCAAGATGTTTTAAATCTTTTTTCTGGATATAGTTTATATGAACCACAAGTTGAGGAGATTTAATATGACAAACAATATATTTTCTGGATATGATGAGAAAAGAATCAAATATGCTTTGTATTTTCATCGTGAAGGTCTTCGTGGAATAAACCAAGATGATCAATCGTTATATCGTGCTTTAGCTTTACACGTTGCTAAATCCCTTAATAGTAATTCAATATATACTTCTTCTGCTAATCCTGATTATAGAAGTGGTGAAGACGGTTTTGTATTCGAAGCTGTTCGTCTTAATATAGATAGAGAATATACTAAAACTTTACTTAAGAGTAATTATATGTCAGATTTTAGATCTAATCTAAAAAGTGTGTTAGATGAAGCCAAAAAAATTAATCCTAATATCATAGCTGTTGTATTAAAAAGTGATTGCGATATTTGTGATCTAAATGATATAGAAAACAAAGTGATTTATAGTAAAAGACCTTCTATTGTTTATGGAATTCTTGATACACCAGCGAAGTATTTAGAATCAAATGATAAGAATATAAAACCTGCAATATCTACATTTTCTAATATAGAAATGTATAAATCTTTAGTTTTATCTTCATTAGTAAACGATTTAAATAAATACAATGTATTTAATGAAAATTCATTTCAGCTAAAAGATGAAGATCTTAAACCTGAAGATATAGATATTGGTCAAGATAAATATGGTAATTTATATTTTCCTTTAGCTATGTCTGAAGAAATGCACAATGCTATACGTAATTATCTTAAAGATCAATTAAATACATTTATACGTTTATATAAAGAAGGTGAACTTTGTAATATCTTAGATAGACAAGGAATAGATGTTGAAAGATTTATATCTGACATTAGTAATTGCTATATACACAACAGACACTGTTGCGTATCTCTTTTTATAGATATAAATAAAGTAATCAATAACTAAGGCTTTACTTTATCCCAAGTATAGTTTATTATTAGTATATCAAAAGATATGATATAATCTCCAAACAATTATTATGTTATTGTTTTAATTTAATTTTTTAGAAAGGAAGGTATTAATATGAGAAGAAAACAATCAGCTAGAATGACATTTTTAAAAGCCATGATTAAAGTTAAAGGCGGAAAATAATCATTCTTATTTTTTTCATTAATTTATTAAAAAAGGAGGATAAAATGTATTGGGTTGTAATGAATGGATATACTTTACCGACACCGTATTTAACAATGGATGATGCTGTAGCAGCAATGAATAAATTACGTGCTGAAAATGGTCCAAGTATTTTCGATATTATTCACGATTAATAAATGAAACGAAACTATAATTCTAGGGATAGATTACTTTCTGTCCCTAGAATGATTTTGAAAGGAGATTGAAATGCATAAAATAGTTGTTACAAATATAAATACAAACGAAGAACATGTTTTTTATGATATATGTAACCCGAATGGTACAGTTAAAGAATCTGCTTTAGATCAAGCAAGAAAGAAATATAACGAATTAAGACATAAGAATAAAGTAACCATTACTCATGTGTATCCTGATTATAAACACGGTTTAATTAAATCAGATCTTATAGAATGTAATGTGTGATCAAGGAGAATGAGATATGAAAACTAAAGATCAAATAGCTGAAATCTTTTTAAGAGAAGCAAAGAATGTAATAGATTCTAAGTTCGATGAACTATCTGCTTTATCAGATAAAATTCTCAACAAAGACCAAGATGCTAGCGAAGAATATAAAAAGATTTTCAATGATCTATCTAAGATTTTACCTAGTAAAGGTATAACTGAAGAAGAAATGAAATCCTTTTTACCATACATAAAAGAATATCAAAGTGAAATAGCTTTTTATATTATGTCAAAGATATTTAAACCTGGAGGTGATTAAAGTGTCTTTTATTAATAGTGACGATGAAAATTATGTTGCTAATCTTATATCTGAAATGACTTCGTTAGAATGTCAAATTGGATATTGGAATAATTTATACTTTATAGCCATTCCTCATGTCATAGCATTTGATAAAGAAACAAATAAAGTGATTAATAATGTTCTTGATATGTTTCAAAAGTGTTGTATTCACAAAGAATTAATGAAGAATTATAAAACTACTAAAGTATTATTTACATTAACAGCATCTGAATTAGAAGCGTTTGTTTTATTTCATAAGATGAAAGGAGCTTAAAATGGAAACAGTACAAGATGTTTATGAGGTAGAAAAACGTTTAAGAAAATTTATTGAAAAATGTTTGAATATCCATCGTAGTCATAGAATAAAATGCTACGTAAATATAAATGATATTAATAAAAAAAATAATACTTGTAAATGTCATGTAGAATTTTATTTTATAAATCCATATTCTTCAGAGAGTGTAGATCCATTTTACAAACAATTACTGTTTATATTAACTAAAGCTGGAATAGAAATTTTATCTGAAAATTATAATGATTTTTATTTTAAACTTCCAGTTAAACAAAGTGATATAGAAAACTTATTTACAATATTTAAAATACAAAATGATTTTCAATGAAAGGAGCTTGATTATGGATTACTTACAGAAAATAATGATTATGAGTAGAATTCCTAAAGAAATGTTTTGGGCATATGAATCAGTAAGACAATCTGGATTATATAATATGTGTTGTATTATTCCAGCTGTTGGAAGATATGCTGAAACTAGTTTTAACGAAATGCTAAAACTGATGGATGACGTGTATATAAGATACTGTGTATATAACGAAGTAGATCTTGATGATGCTAATAACAAGGATATATACAAACATGTCACGTTATACCACGCTAGATTAATTCAAGAATTATACTCAGACTTGCTTGAATTACATGGGATGCCACCTAAAGACGTCGTTAAAATTAAAAAAGAAATTAAAATCGATTTTTAAAAATGGAAATTTAATAAGGTAGAATCTATATTTAATATTGGTTCTATAAATGCAACAAAAAACTATTTACAAATAAAATTAAATAGTTTATATAACTTTCGCTTTTGGAGAAAATATAAAATGAGTACCGTAAATATTAAAACTGCTAAACTTTCAACATTGATAGAAAACCTTCAGCAAATTCTCGATACAGAAGGTGATCTTCCAGTGGTTGCTTCCGTAGATGAAGAAGGTAATCACTTTAATACATTCGATCATACAGGATCTAATACATATGGAGTAGAAAACGGTTTACTTATTTTATATCCTTCTTCAGAACGAAATGATCTAGATGATATTGAAGGATTTCGTGATGAAGATGAAGATGATGAAGATGATAATCCTTTCAACGATGATTATGACGAAGATAATCCTTTTGATGATTATGATTTAGATAATGATTGCTATTAACATTAAACTCCATTTAAATAAAAAGGGTATGTAGTGAAAGGAAAAAAGCTACATACCCTAAATTTTATAATAATATATACGTCAATTATTCAAATTTTTATTTATGACGTATTTTATAGAACTATTAAAATTCATAACGTAAGTTACAAATTGCATTAGCTGCACCATTATGCATGAAAGCTTTCATCTTACAAGATTTCATAGCAACAGGCTCTTCCAATGTAACATCACTGTGACCATTAATACCAGGAACAACGAGTTCACCAGCCATTTCTTCGATCTCAGCAAATGTCCATGCATTAACAGGCATAGAATCAGCATTCATCTGTTTAACATATAAAGATACAATATACTTTTCAACAGCAGCAGATCCAGATTCTTCAATCATAGATCCTGATTCATTACCATCTGCATATACAGCAGCTACTTCTGCAGATACCAGCAAATCTTCAGTATCTACAATTTTACCAGAAGCAATAATTTCACTTGACATAGTAATCACCTTATTCTATTTATTAGACGCATTGTTAAGGATTATTCCAAATAAAGTTATTCGGCGTCTTTAAAATAACTTTACAATTTTATAGAACTATTAAAAAAAGCTTTACTTTTATAAAAACATGTAATACATTTAATAATGTTAAATTTTAAATTATAAAAGGCGACCACTCCTTTCGGGATATAAGCTATAAACAAATATCCTTGTCGGAAGACTAAATGCTATGATGCACTTTTATGGTTGGGGTGTTAACATGATCTGAGGTCGCCAGTGTAGTTTTCTGCATGGACAGACGTGAATCATAGAATTGTTTATAAATTTTGTCATATGTAATATAGAAGATAGCTATCTCTTTTCCCTCTGTGATAGCTATCTTCTTTTTTAAGGAGTAGAGAAATGATAGGATCTTCATTCTTCAAACAATACATAGAACAGCAATACTTTATTTGGATGTTATTTAAAGCATATAGTGGTTGGTCTAAATCTCTTGACAAAAACAATCTTCCTATGTATACAGACACAAAAGAAGGATACATAAGATATCACATATGTGCTAATAAGAATTGGGATTGTGCAAATCTCATAGACTTACTAAACTTCTACGATGATTTACTGAATAAATTAAACATACCACATGAATTAAAAACGTTTGCTATAGTATTTCATATACCAAGATCAATCGATCTAGAAGATAGAATAACAGCGTTAAAACTCCTAGGTATTGACGAAGGAGAACCAGATGATTAGAAATAGACAAAAAAGTCATCATTGTGTCTATTTTGTCTAAAAAATTAAGTCATTGATTTTAAACAATTGTGTCTCGATTTTCCCAAAGGAGAAATAAAAAATTTTCAATTAAAAAATAGACAAAAAATAAATTTAAAAAATAGGCTTTACATTTAAAATTTTCATGATATAAATATATATGTTTTAAATCCTTTGTAAATCAATTAAGAAGCTTAGGTAATTTTATCCTAAGCTTTTTTATTCATCAGAAAGTCTAATAATTAGATTAAAAAGCGATAAATTGATTCTAGCATATCTTTTTTGACCAAAGAAATATCATGAAGCTTTTTAACGACTAACTTATCAAGAAAACTAAATAAGCATGCTAGAAAATGATTCTATTTTCATTCATTTATTCCTTATTTATTAGAATTTATATTTCGTTATTACATTGACAGAACACAAATGTTCTGTAAACAATCGTTTTTCCATTTCTAATAAGTAGACTCTCATTAGATTTTAGTCTAATTAGTAGAATAAAAAAGACCCCAGATTTCTCTGAGGTCTTTCTAAAGCCTTGAAAAGACTTAATTTATTACGCAACGTTGAAGTTCGTAATAACACCTTTGCACAAATAATCTGCTTTGTTAACAAATAAATCGTAGAAAGACAAAGCACCTTTGTGATTTCTCAAGTTCGGAGCTTGGAATGTAGGAGTGAAATATAATGATACCCACTCAGCCAGAACTATCGCGGAATCACCAAGCTGGAATCCTTTGAAACCGAAGATTACGTGATCTTCCGGTAAAGTCTTGGTGTAAGGAACAGCAATAACAGCAATTGTACCTTCACGCAATGTACCAGCTAAGTACGGACCAATTGGTTTCTTAGATTCAGGGGCAGCTTTGAAGCCTTCGATTTGTTCGATAACAGGCAAACCAACGCGAGCAGAACAAATAATGAATTCTACTGTACCACGACCAGCAACTTCTTGGATATAACCACGAGCGCTTGAAATAGTCGTTGTATAAGAAGAATATCTTTGTTGTAATGTCAAGTTAGTACCGTTAGCAGCACAGTCAAATGTCAAATCCGGAACAAGAATTGAAGCAGCATCAACAGTCTGAATCAATGTCAAGTCACGTTCCCAACGAATTGTACCAGCAATCTGATTAGAAATTAACTCATCTGTGTCAATAGCCAAGTGAGCATTCATAACCAAACCAGCAGCTACAGAATATGTAGACATCAAAGGATGTTCTTTAGCAGAAACTGGTTGATTCGGAATATCGAATTGAATCTTACGAATCAAATCAACGTCTGTTTCTGTATCGAAAGCAGCTTCGAAAGACAACATAGCACCAGCTGTGATAGCTTCAGCAAACATTTCAGCGTCAAACTTCAATTCAGCTTTACCAGTCTGAGCATCTAATGTACCAGATACACCACGACCAATTACGTTATACTTACCGTTGTTAACACCATTCATCTTAGCAGAACCGTTACCATAATCACGAGCAACTTCCTTACCAGCTAAGCGAACAATGAATGAACCAGCACGAATCTTAACAGATGCATCATCTAATGCAGTAGAAGGTTCAGCTTCAACTTCAGCAGCGATCTTTACAGAAGCATAACCAACATATTCAGATGAATAAGTACCATCAGTCGGTTCTTCGAAAACGATATCACCAGCTTCAACACCAGCAGCAGATTGGCTGTAACGAGTTTTGATGGTGAAAATCTGACCAGTCTGACGGTCAAGTGCTTGAATATCCGCAATATAATTTGCTACCATCATAGGATAGAAGATATTGACGATATCAATAACTTGAGGAGTTAAAGTAGCAACTCCAGGATTTAACAGAGATACGGCAGATGTGCTTGCGTCTTCGTTCAGTACGTCGCGGCCTGTTTGGGCTTGGATGTATGCGGCTGTGTTCTCGAGGATTTGAGTCAAGGTAGCAGCTTGGTATTTAGCTTCCTTAGATTCGCTCTCGATTCCTTTTACCAAGTTCGGGCAGCGGGTACCTAATGTGGATTCATGAAGAACTTGAGCAGCGTGTGCAATACCCTTGTTCATTTTAGCAGCTCTTGCTTTAGATGCAAGATTTGCGTCAGAGACTTTATTTAATATAGACATAGTAGTTATCATTCCTTCTATATGTTTTAATTTTGTTTCTTAATGTCTTCCATGTATTTAATCTACATATTGGAAGGGGGTTCTTTATATTTACTTTATTTAGAGACGTGTTTGTTTGCCGTCTGTTATGTGGTAGAATGTTTCTATACGCATGTGTATATGACCTGTCTTATATATACTTTATTCTACTATTAATCACTATGTCCAGAATAGATTGTTCTTTTTTTAGTCTTAATTTAAAGACGTATTTTTTTATTTTATGTATTTTATTAGAACTGTTTGTTTTATATAGGTTATAGTTTATTTTTAGTATTCTATAAAAAAGTTTAATTTAATGACGTGTTGAGAAATCTTAATTGCTAAAAAAGATATTTTGTTCTTTACTCATCGATTGTATTTATTTAATTTATGATTTAAAACATATTCAATTTTTTTATAATAAGTTCTAAAAATAGAAGTTAACTTTATTTTTTTAGGATTGAAATAAAAATGAATGAATATATTAAGTCTTTTAAAGAAGCTGTAGAAAAATTAGAAGAAGATTATGATTTGTCTTATGGAAGATATTTAGGATCTTTAGTGAGAAACAATGATGATTATCAATTTTATAAATATCCAAATGATTATATTGAAATAGTTCACGCTGATTATAATAAAGATAAACATAATATATATCCAAAAAATTTAAATACTAAAGGAAAAGCAATCGAAATGATATTTAGATTACTTGGAAATGGATATAGCTATTCAAATGATGCAGGTGCATTAGGTTACGATGACCAAGGTAGAGCTGAATGGTATGAACATAATCATCCAATAGAAAATAAGTAAAAAAATTACGATATTAAGATTTTTCATTAAAAAAGCTCCTTTCTTTAATTAGATTGGAGCTTTTGTTTTAACACTTTTAAAAGTTTATTTATATTATATATTGTTAATTGATTCTTAATATTATTTCGTGCCACTGATCAAATCTAAAATTACATTTAGGTCGATATTTTTCATATTGTTTAATGAAAGATAACATATATTCGTCATTAACTTTTGCTGGATTATATCCAATTTCAATATCATAATTCCATTCATCTCTCACTGCTGTCACTACTACTAAATCTTGTTTAATTAATTTTTCTAATTTTTGTACTATGTTATCTCTGACACTATACGCTTTGTATTTAGAATTATGTAATCCTCTTCCCATATATTCATCTGTTTTTTCGGTATCTAATATTTCTATTTTAGCATTAGGAAGATATGTTTTAATAGTATTAGTTATTTGTTCAAAATCATCGTTTTCACAAAATTTTTTATTTATCATAAATCCAACGATATAATTTTTTATATTATATATAACATGAGGATTATCATCTGAAGTCATTTGTTCATACGCTTCATTATCTTCATCTTTTTTACCTGTCAAATATAAAGGCTTTCTTCCTTTTCCTACAACATTTACTTCATGATAAGCACCTTGTAATCTTGTAACTTTATAATTTTCAGATAATTTATCTCCATCTACTACTAATTGTACAGGATAGTTAGCAAAAAATTCCATTTTATTTGAACTAAAAGCTATACCTCTATCTTGATATGCTATCATTTTATTTGATTTTAGTATTTTTTCTAACGCATATACAGTTGTACAATGATAAAGTAAACCAACTTGTTTGGCTTCATCTAATTTTTTTACATCTTTTCTAAATTTTTCAATATATTTATTCATCGTTTTTTAACCTTTATATCCATTGGCAAACATAGCTTTTCTTTGAGCATCTGCTTCTTTCTTAGTCTTGAAGGTACCGTGTGTACCTTCTTTTCCTTTATTAGTCCAAGAATTACCTTGTTTAACTGTATCTTCTTCTAAATCCCAATCTTGATGATTTAATAATTTATTTATTTTATCTTTACTAAATATTTTTAAGCATTGTTTATTATTTAACATAATATTTTTTGTTAAATTGATATCTTTTATATAATAATTATTCTTATATTGTGTATATCCGGCTTCTAAATTTTTATCATTTAAATATATAAAATCTGCTACATATATATTGTTAGGAATATTTATGATATTTTTTAGAGCGTCTAACATATCTGTATGTATTCCAAAATGTGCATCCCATACATATATATCGTTATTAATAGCTAAACCACGTAATTCTTTATCGATTGATTTGTTTAACAAAATATCTATTTCAGTTTTAGTAGGATTTTTATATACTTGTATATATTTCATATAATTCATACTTGAATCATGATTAATATTATCTAAATCTATTTTAACTACTTTAGCTTCTTTTATTAGCTGATAATCTTTTTCAGCATCTTCATCGAGTTTTGCTATAGATTCTCTAAGTCTCTGTATGTATTTATTCATTGTTAAATTCCTTAATTTTTTTTGCTATAATCTACGAGATGGATAATTAATAGTTTTAATTTCTGGTAATTCATTTATTTGATTGTTTTTTAATAAAGCTTTATGTCCTTTTTCATCTCGCAAATATACCGGTAAATTAGGATACATACCTTTAAACATTTTTATATTTCCATTTATTTCTTTAACAATATCATTTAATTTATTTTTATCATAATGTGTCTCAACTTCTGATGGATATCTGATTATTAAACCAATTAAATATTTATTCAAATTATTTATAGACAATGGTTCAACTAAATCGTTAGAATATTCATCATTCCATATAAAAATCTTATCAACTAAATTTTTAAATTTATTAAATTCAGCCAAATGATCTAAACTTGATGAATCGAAATGCTTTTTAAAAAATTGTTTACGAGCTTTATCCATTTCATTACTCATATTTTCATAAGGAATTTTTAGTTCACCTGTTTCATTATCTGTATAACTATATGTTTGTTGTGAATTTATATATTCATATAGTTCTTCTTTGGATATTTTAAATTTTTCTAATATTTTTTTTAATTCTTTTTCAAAAGTACGCTTTTCTTGATGAGGCGGTATAACTTTAAATTCACCAGCACTTTGTCTAGATTGATATATTTTATAATTATCTGATAGTTTATCACCATCAAATATTAATGTATAATAACTAAAACGATGCCAACCGCGATCGTTAAACCAACCCTCATTCTTATCAAAAGATATACCACTGCTAGTTTTAGCCTTTAATGAATCATTTTTAAGTATTTCTACTAAGTTTGGGGTATTATGATATAATAATCCAACTTGTTTGGCCTCATCTAAAATAATATTGTTTTCTTGCAATATATTTTCTACGATTTTTTCCCATTGTGACATTTATCTATCGCCTGTTATTATTTTACCATTTAAACGTAAATCCCAATTGTCATTATTAAATGTATCTGAATCTAATATCCATTTATATAATTGTTTTGCTTCTTCCTCAGAATTCAGTGTTATTTTACCATTTTTAGATATTTCAGTAAAAGCTTTTTCGACAGTATTTGCTATTTTAAATTCTTCAGGTCTATCGACAAACAATTGTGTAAATTTTGGATCATCTGAATATCCTTCAAGTTCTAAAGTATTTTCAAAATCTTCCCATTGTACGAACATTAATATATTTATACCAGCTTCATATAAATACTTACCTATTTGATAATGAGTTCCATAATCAGCATCCCAAACATAGGTATTACCATCATCACCGTAAATACCACGAACAGAATTATATTTAGTATTTTTCTTAAAATTTTTATAATCATTATAATTAAGATTTTTTAATATACGTATTAATTCATTATTTTTACCATATACCTTTATAATACTTTCTATTAAAGTAATATCATTTTCTTTCAATATATTTTCTACTATTCTTTCCCATTCAGACATGTTTTCTTTATTTCCTTAAATAATGATATGATATAGAACTTTATAATTAACAAATTAATTTAATATATAAACATATTTTAATGGCTTTACTTTATGATTCATATAGTTTATTATATAATTATATTAATTAATGAAAAGATTTTATAATGCAATTAAGTTATTTAAGAAAAAGAGGGATTGACGAATAATGAAAATTCAACACGAAAAAGCAAACGGATTTTGTCTTGCTATATTAAAAGAATGCACATTATTAGATGAACTTGGTAAAGTAAGATATGATTGTAAAAAGCCAGGCATAATATTTTATACAGCAACTTCTGGTTATAGTAATAATACTCTTTATAGACATATAAAATTTGGACTTGGAGGTAAGAATGTTTTAGATTATTTTGATATAAAACTCTATAAAACATCTATACATGTTAATCTCAAAAAAGAATATATAAATCATATAGATGATCTAGAAATATTATTAGAATTACAGAATTTTTGGAGTTGATAATATGATTTCATGGAATGTATCAGAAGATTTACAATGGAAGCATGAGCTAGCTAATCATTTTTGTTTAAGATTTTTAAGTAAATTTATTAATTGGGCATCCTTCGATGATGTTAAATATAATAACCTTGTTCCTGGGGTTATAATCATATGTGATAATACTGGATTCAATTATATAGATGTAGTTAATAATACTCTAAAACATTATAACATTAATTCTTATTTTAATGTGAAAGAATATAAGTATTCAATACAAATTAATCTTAAAAAAGAATATATCAATAAAATAGATGAATTAAAAACTTTACTTAAAATTAGAAATATATTATAATGGCTTTACTTTATCATTTGTATAGCTTATAATATAATTATAGTTTAAATGAGGAATATATGATATTACGAAATTTTGATATACACGTTAAAAATTTATTAAAAAGTGAATTTCCTAAATGTGAATTCGTTGTACACATTTATACACATAAAGATTCTGGATTTGTAACTAGAGGTTATCATATAGTAACTAAAAATACTAATATCTATGAAATTAGAAATTTTGCAAGAAAATATCCATATTTCGATGGTGTAGTAGGAAATCCATTTCTAAATTATTCTCAACATGATCTCGAAGAATCAATTGTTGTACCTGATTATATTATGCTTAAAAAAGAATATAACAATCATGAAAGTATATGTAATTTAGTTACTTTATGGAAGATGAAAGGACTTTTGTAATGTTTGCTCAAATTAACGATTTAGATTATATAAAGTATTTAGATGGTGTACGTAAAGAATTTAAATTAACATCATCTAATTATATACTTGATATTGAAGAATGGGAAAATAAAGAATTCACATTATATGTTTGGGATAGAAAAGGAAATGATAGTAGATATGCTAAAAGTATAATTCAAAAGACTGGAAGTAAACTTGTTGAAAAATTAGAATTTCTTAAAGATAGACAATGTGATGCTCATTGGGTAATTCCGAAAGATTTATATAATTATTTTCTTAATAAAGGTGAAATTACAAAAGCTGGTTTAAGAAGTCTTATAGAAAGGTATTTAGAATCAGAAATTAGAGAAAATCTTAATTTAAAATCATTTGCAACATATGATATGATATGGATAGATGAAATGTTTTATTATAAAAACTATAATGAATTTAAAAATGATTATCTTTGTATGAATCTTCAATACACAAGTGAGAATAAAATTAAACGGATAATAGATTTTTTAAAAACTAATTACAATATAGAATACATAAAAACTGAAAAAGAAAAATCTTGGTTTAAAATAAACGATATTGATATGGTTTATACATTAATTAAATTAAAAAATGGATAAGGAATAAATAATGTTTTCTGAAAAAGTATCAGAAGAAATATGTTTTAAGCATGAACAAGCAAATCATTTTTGTCTCGCTGTTTTAGAACAAGTACATTTAACACCATATATTTTGAATAATATAATTAATATTGATTACAATAATAATATTCCTGGTCTTATTATCGTTTTTAAAGAAGAAATAATAGATTTTATATATTATGAAATAAGAAAATTATACAGAGATAAAAATTTGATTAATTATTTTAATTGGAAAAGATTTAATAAATCGATACACATTGATTTGAAAAAAGAATACATAAATAAACTAGAAGAATTAGAGACACTTTTTAAAATGCAAAATATATTTTAATGGAGATAATATAAATGACATTTAAATATTTTAATCAAATGATTGAATTGCTGTATTTAATCGTGGAAATAAATTTTAATAATAAAAATGGATTTATAACAAAATTAGGATTTTTATATACATATACAGAATATATTCGTGATAGAAAACATAATGGTGCGTGTGAAAATTGTAAACAACTATATAACAAATTTAATGAATATTTAAAAAATAAAGGATTTGATAAATACATTCGTGTTAGATATCCTTATATGAATTCAGAAAGAAAAATTGCAATAGATTTCAATGAAAAAATAGATATGAATGCTGAATTAGAATTTATAACACTTTGTAAACTATATAATATATGAAAGGAATATATAATGCTTATAGTTGATAATACGAAAAAATTAAAAGACATCATAGAATTTAAAGACGGTACTTATTACAAGTTTGTATGTCTTTTAAGAACTAAAGATTATAAAGATTCTGATGAAGAACCAATGCTTAAGTGCATGGAGAAGCAAGAAATTCTTGTTAAAGACTGGTTGATCGATAGTCAAGAAATGTTAGATAAAACTTTACCTGACATGCTTAAATTTACAGAAACATTTAAATGCAGACTGTATATGTGTACAGATAGAAAATCTGTTGTGAAGACTTTAAAGACTATGCGAGATATAGTACAGAATTATCTTGATCCTTTTATTGGTAATTCTAATGTGAATTGTTCTGTGAGAGCAATTAAGAAAATTTGTTCTTCTGCCACAAATAAAAGTGAATCATCTGATAGAGAAGGAAGAAAATGGTTATTTGATGTTGATTCAAAAGCAAATATTAATATATTAAATGATTTAGATAAAGTCTTGAAAGATAAACTTTTAGCTAAATTAGAAACAAAGAATGGTTATCATTATATCACGAAGAAAGATTTTGATGCTTATAAAGTTTTAGAAGATTTGTGTTATATTTATAATCGTGTTGGAGAAGATTTTCCTGTTGAATTAAAAGATAATGCTATGACTTTGATAGCAATGGGATAAAGACAATGGTGTATGATATGAGAGATGCTTTAAAATGCAATGACAAGATGTACTTAGTTTTAAACGATCTTTTAAAACAAGTTAATCGTTATTCGAATGATGGAAATACATATGATAATGTTATTCACTATCAATATCTTACATATTCACATTTACAAATATATAGTGAAATAGTAAGACAATGGTTTAATAAATATGAATTTTTAAAAGAATATTTTGAATTAGAAATTACTCCTTCTATTTATGATTTAAAAATATACATGAAGGAAGAATATTTTAACGAAGAAACGTTGGATAATATCATAACTGTCATGAGGATAAAAGGAATGATTGAAGAATAAAAAAACTCCAATCTAATTAAAGAAAGGAGCTAGTTTTTATTTTTACAAATTTAAATATTAATTATTTATTTAGATAATCATAATCAGCATTTTGGAAATCATATTCTGGTTCAATATGATTATAATGTGATGTACTCACAAACTCATTTCTATCTAAATTTTTATTTCTTTCGCCAGACAAATACATATCAGCATCATATAATAAATCTTTTACTTTTTTTAATTTTTTATTATCTTCATATTCACGATATAAGTCATATGCAATCACATAAACATCTTGAACCTTTCTCATAAGATTCCAAAATCTATCATCGTGTTTCATTTGATCGTTATCCATATCATAATCTATAGCTTGTAATAAACCAGGATTACCATCATCCTCTTCTAATTTTTCTACAGCTTCTCTAAAAGACTTAATATATTTGTTAGAAAATTTATCTTTATTATTGACACTTTCATATAAAGAATTAATCCAATAATTATAATATTCTGGTGTAAATTCTCCACCATCATTGCTAAGATCGAGATATTTTTTTATATCATTAATATCATAACCTGTTTTAACTACAAGTTTCGTACGAAGTAAGTATCTAGAATATTCATCTAAAGTTTTATAAAATTTTAAAAAAGCACGTAAATCACGGGTAGCAGAATAACCATCGCTATTATCGTAACCTAACTGATCAAGTCGACTTTGTTCACCTTCTATTTCACCCTTATCATTTTTAATAGGATGTAATTCGAAGATATTCTCTATTTTATGTATCGCTTTATTTATGTAACTTGTATCCAATTTCTTTTTTTCCATAATTTCTCTATTCCTTATAGACGTATAAAATATTAACTTTAATAATTAGAACTTACATAAAAGCTTTACTTTTTTATTTTAACACTATATATTTAATAAGTATAAAGGAGTATTTATGAAAGGATACGATTGTGATTTATAAAGGAATTAGTATAGTTGATTTACTTTTTTATTTATTATGTGATTTGTTTGAAATACATAAATATAAACATTTTTTATATATTGCTTGTGAAAATAAATCAATAAGTTTATGTGCAGATGAACATTTTAAGCAATTCAAAACAAATATGAAAGATTTTAAAAACAATTTAATCGAATGTATTAATGAATATGAATATGATAAATTGCTAATAATAAACTTTAACAATTTTGATGAAACACATGAGATTGTTTATGGAGATACATTATGTAATATATCATTAAATTTAGAGAATGAAAATAAAATTGATCAATTAATTACTTTATATAAAATAAAGGAATATTTATAATATGTTTGAATTTATATTAAACGGAATGTTTAAAGATTTTTCTTTAATAAAAGAAGGTATTGTTTCTATATATAATTCACCAAACGAAATTCGCATGATCGCACAAGAATGGATTAGTAGATATTATATTGAATATGAAATAAATAATTATTTAGAAGAAAAAGGTTTTGAAAATTATATACATATGATATATCTCATTGATACAGATTCTCATACTATATATAAATCTGGAGAAGTAATAGCTGAAATTAGATTAAGTCATGAAGGAATAAGTAAATGTCAAGAATTAGAAACCTTATTTAAGATGGAAGGACTTTGTTATGTATGATGGTAGAGAAATACGTTATAGCGATTTGCTTTTATGTATGTTAAAGGATTTTAAACCAAATGGAAATAATCACTTTATATTTCTTAATACTTATGATGAATTAATAAGTATATGTGCAGATGCTTATTTTGATGATAAATATATTAAAATGACTATGAAAGTGTTTAAAAACGAATTAATGAAATATCTTCATCAAAATGGATATATGGAAGTATTAATAATACATTTTAACTTCGCTGATGAAAATCATAAAATTTTTGCAGCTGATATGCTTTGTGATATATCATTCAACGAAGAAAAGGAAGATGAAATTAATCAAATCGTTACTGTTTTGAGAATGAAAGGATTAATTAATGCTTAAATTAAATTATAATCAAAAAGTATCACTTAAATATCTTAGAAGATTAGTTAAACCATGTAAATGCTGTGGAAATACTAATCCTCGTTTTGATAATCTTAGAGGATGGACAAATGTAACAATTGTTTGTAATAAATGTTGGAAACAAAAAGCCGTTAGATCAACTGTTGAAGAAGCAATAGAAGCTTGGAATAAATTAAATAGAGAAGATCAATCATGTCATATGTAAACGAATTGATAGAAAATAAAGATTATCAAGAGATAACAAAAGCTTTAAATATTTTACGTGACATTATTCAATTAAAAGGGTTAGAAATTACGGATAGAGCAATTTCTATTTCTCAGTCATTTGAAGATTGTAATATAGAATTTTCTGTTTATGCTAAGAGTAGTTCTGATAATGTCAAAAGTGGTTTTACTGTTGTTGGTAGTTATGATTATTGCTTATCAAATAAATTATACAGACATATAAAAAAGTGTTTAAAAGAAACTGGATTAAACAAGTATTTAAGAATTCATCCTAAAAGTTTTAGTTCAACAGCATCTTTAGAATGTATATTTTTTTATGTTTTAGAAATAAAAAGAACGTTAACGAAAACACAATTTTATGAATTAATGACATATGGAAATCTTTATAAATAATAGAAAAATGGCTTTACTTAATCAAAGTAAAGCCATTATAATATAGATATAATTAAAATAAAAATATTATTGTATTATTTCAACGTTAAAGAAAGGAAAATATCATGAAAGAAATTGAAAATCTGACAAGAAATATAGAAACCTTGTCTTATAAAGAACTCAAAGAAGCTTTAAATAAATTAACAACTTATGATTCTAAAGAAATAACAAGATTGAAAGAGAATGCAGTTTTGAGAGCTGAATATATTAAAGAATTAGAAAGTAAAAGTAATAAAACTCAAGAAGATAAAAAACTTTTAGAAATAGCTAAAGATGAATATTTTAAAACATCATTGGTATTAAATCATTATAACTATATGATTCCTACAACATATACTCAAGCTGATTGGTTGGTATATTATTGTCATATATCAATGCCAAAAGAGCAATTTGATACTTTAGTTACAAAAGCCAATGAGATGTTAACTGATTATATGACAATGCATAAAGACGTTATGTATAAAGAAAATAGAAAACTAAAATTAACAATGGAAGAATGTGTTGAAGGTGCATTAAATAATCCTATAAAAGAAACATTACGTAAATATGGTAAAGAATTAGTAAAATTAAGTCTTGAAAGAAAAATAATTGAAGAAAGATATAAACCTGAAGATTTAAAAAGTATTATTGTACAAACAGAACGTAAACGTGCATTAATGAGTGTAAATAAAAAATTTATAACTTTATCTCAAGAAAGATTAAATCTTAAAAAAGATCATGATGAAACAATTATGTGTACAACAGCTTATTGGTTTGAGCAAGTAATTTATAAATATTGTCCACAAGATGAATCTAGTAAATTATTTACAGGTGCCAAACGCTATTATCATATTAATATTGATAAAATGACTAAAAGAAAAATCATTTCCGAAACAATTAAAAAGAAAACTGATAATAAACAAACAATTAGTAAAAAAGAAACAAAACAAAAAGAAGTTGTTAAAGAAATAGTAGAAAAGAAAGTAGAAAAAGAAATAGAATGTCCTTTGAGTAAAACTACAGATGAATTGATTTCTTTATCTGAGAAATATAAAGACTTCTTAAAGCAGAAAGATGAATTAGAAAAACAAATCTTTTCAAAAGTAAAATTTGTTTATAACAAATTAGATTCAAACAAAGATGGCATGACTAAAGACGATTTTATTGATTTTGTAGAAGACATTTTTGATATTCCATCTGGAACAATAAATAGAAAACTGAAAGGATTATAAATGAGTATTATTTATCAAATTTCACAAAAAGATAGGTTTATAATTAAATTATTCAACAATATATTCAATAGTGTTTTTAATAAAATGAATTTTAGTTTTAGATATACAAAAATAGCGAATTATCAAGAACCTTCATTAGGTATACATTTGAATAAATTTGATAAAGTATCAATTAAAGATTTTTATAAACTTCATCAAGAAATATTAAATTATTTAAATAAAAATTTATTTGATAATCAAATTTATATAAGTAATATAAATACTAATTTTTATTTTAAACTTTATTTAAAACATGAATTGTCTGACAATTTGATTACGTTTTTTAAAATGAAAGGATTGTGATTATGAGTGAAGAGAAAGTTTTAGGTAGACCTTGTAGAATGGCTGGAATGAGCCATATTTATATTATTGATAGTTTATGGTATACACATTCTTTATATCCAAGTATTTATGGATCAACTGGTGATTTTAATTTTGTTACAATCGGTGTTGTTAAAACATATGACACAATTACAAAGGAATATAAAACATATATTGGTGTTGGTAAAGGCGACGATATGGAAATGGATGAAGATAGAATTGCTGGATGTGGAACAAGTTTTACTAATCCTGTAAGTTTCGATGATATGAAAACTTGGTTAAAAATGAAAGAAAAATAAATAATGATTTTCTATACAGAGTTTAAAAATAGAATGAAACTAAGTGAGTTTTTATATGAAATTTTTTATAAAGAAAATTGTATTAGATATCAAATATCATTGATTTTACCTGGTTGTATAAAATTTAATTATTTACAGCAATACCAAATACATAGAATTGAAGAAATTTTAAAAAATGTTTATTTATATGATTATTTTGAAATCTATCAATCAAATGATCGTAAAAAAATGGTTGTTGAATTAAAAAATGAATATAACAATGAAGAAAAGGTAGAAAATATTATATTAATTCTCAAATTAAAAGGATTATTTTTATAAAACTCACGATTTCAAAAATTGCAAAGGGTAATAAATTAATGATTAATTATAAAAAATATGATGAAATAGTTAGAATGTTGAACAATTTAGTGAATAAATATTTTCCTAAAGAAAATGATTCTATCGATTCACCTGTTTTTATTGTTCAAAACTGTTTAAAATATTCAGAAAAAACACTTGCTAGTGTACCTACATATATATGGTTTAAAGTTTATAATAACAATGACGTTTTTGCTTTTTATAATCCAAAGAATAGAAAAGAAACAGTGGAGTATTTCATAAATAATTGGAATTTTATATGTCAAGAAGAAAATTATACACGTAGAAAATATATTACCTTTAAAGTAAATGATGTTGATGAATTATATATGTCATTAAAATTATTAATTTCTTAAAAACAAAAGCTTTACTTTTTATATTTTTAACTATATTATATAAATAGTTAAAATACGAAAAGGTGTAAAGGTATAAATAATGAAATTGCGTCAAGGAGATATAGTTTATATACAAAAAGAAGACAATAGTGATCCAGATAAGTGGCATAAATCTAATGAAATTTATGTTATAAGAGATCAAAGTGAACAATCTGTACATTTAAAAGTAACACATAAAATAAGTGATGATGATTTTGTTGAATATAAAGAATTAATATATGCTAAATTGAGTAAAATATTTTTATATTTTGCCGGTTATGGAAGAATGAAAGAATTAGATTATTTAGAATTAAATTTAATTTGCGCAGAATTAGAAATACCAAGTCAAGTCGTTGAAAAGTTTGTAAACGTCTGTAATGGTGAAAAGATTAATAAAAGCAAAATACATTATGTATACCTATAAAACTATTTATGAGGAAATAAAAAGTGACAATGTTAGCTGATAAATACTTTCAAATAAGACCAGATTTCAGAATAGAATTGTTTGGTAATGATAACCAAGGTTGGGGTGATGGTAGAATATTTTTAACTGGTACAAAAATATTAGATGATAGTCTACGCTTAGTAGAAAATCAATATACGTTTATATATGATATATATCAAAATAGTTATAAACTGCGTTTATATAATAACATTGACAATAGTCAAGTATTAGATTATTTTCAAACATTAATTGAACTTAAAAAATTCAATATACCAGACGAAATCGGTAATGAATTTTTAGAATTGTGCAATAAAGCTCGTTCTGATTTAATTATAGTTAAATGAGGCAATGCTTATTAAAGGTTATAAAAAATGACTATACGAATACTTGATACAGATATAATCTTTCACGATAAAAAAGAAAAAAATCGTTTATTGATGATTAGAAAAACATATATTAAATTATATGATACATACGTTATATATCTTATGAGCTTATATAAGCATACTTGTTATGGATATAGACAAGAATTTGAAATAATGAAAAATAATGAAAATGCTTATTGTTTAAATTTTCCTAGTTTAGGAAGAATTTACACTTTTGATTATTTAGAAATATTGTTAAAATCACAGCAGATGAATATACCTGATAATGTGATGAATGAATTTATAAATATCTGTAACAAATATCATAATAGATAGTTATGATTTATTGTTGCTTTTCATACCATTTCATAAATTCTTCAAGAGTCCAAAATTCTAGCCAGTTAAGATTATTCTTTTTAGCAGTTTCACGTTTTAATGGATCAGAAACAGTCCAGACGCATATCGCTACATCATAACTTTTATAACCTTCTTTGGCTTTTTGTTTCCATTTTCTTAACGTTTCTCTATGAATTTCATTATTTTCATCAAAAGGTCCAAGTGGTTTATTTAATATCCATCCATGGGTCCAATAACCTTGATATTCGATCCAAGTATCAACTTCTGGAATATAAAAATCACAAGCAAATGGATATTTTTCTGTATTGTATTGTCTTTTTGTAAACGGATAAATGACTTTTAATAATTCATATATGTAATCTTCAGTTTTAGATTTTTTAAATAAATTGTGTTTTTTCTTTGTTTCAAATGCCTTTTTCCAGATGTTTTTATTTTGCATATTGTGTTCGACGCCATATCGATTTAAATTAGTTTGTTTTATTTTGTTTTTAACCTCATCTAATTGAAATACATTAATTATTTCATTATCATTCAAATACTTATCCATTTTTTCTTTATAATCTTTTGTTTTGAAATATATATCATCACCATATTTCTCTTTACAAGTATGTTTAATCTTTTTTAATGTTTCTGGAATACCTCCTGCATTCGTTGTACCATATTTTTCTAAACATATTTTTTCTGTATTTTTTACACGTAAAGAAATAGGTTTGCGTATATTCAATTCAGCTATTCGTTCTTTAAGTAAGGCTTCTGAAACTTCAAAATATTTAGCTAATTCTTTTCTTGTTTTATTTTCAACTATGTAAAGTTGATATAATTCATCATAATGAATTTTATTACGTAAATTTTTCATGTTTTTCATCTAAACAATATTTTAACCATTTATATAGAACTATAAAAAATGGTTAGATAACATAAGCTATCTAACCAAATCGGTTAAAATATCACGTAAAACATGACCTTATATAGAACTATATTATGCCCATAAACCTTGTTTTAAAACAGCATGATTTTTTAAAGAATCTGTTTCTTCTTTGAGTTTTTCAAGACGTTTTTGTAATGCATCTGTAGAAATTTGAAAATCTGCATCAAACTTAACACCATCGCGCGCTTGTATAATTGATTCGATAAAACGGTATGATATAAATTTACAAACTATATCAACATTATCAAATTCAACATATTCTGGAGTATCATAACCCCAATATGTTTGAAAAGACATTTGACCAATACCAAATGCAGGATGAAGATAAACGCGTTCTTCTTCCGTCGATATAGTATATTGTGGTTGACCGGCAGATAATTCATCTAAAGTGTTATTGTATAACAAACCTAATACATCTTTATTTGTCGCACTCACTGAGCCAACATTCGCAACTCCTAGCATGGCCATATCCCAAATTGATGGATTGGCTAAAAGGGTCCATGGAGCTCTTTCCATTTTACCTAAACCTAAGAAATATGCATGATCTAAATCTTTACATGCTGGAACAGAATATTCTAATATTTCATCAAATGTAAAATATGTTGCGCCATTTTCCTGATGAGGAGGTTTTACGCCATTCCATACAAATCCAATTGTAGAATCTGAACCACTTGTTGTGCTATATGTTGTGATATACATACTGCGTCTTGGATAATAACGGTAATAGTCCATTGTTCCAAGCATGATAGCTCTTTCACGCAACAAACTTTCTTTTTGTGATATTTCTAAGTTTGGATTTGCTAAATCTAGATCTAAAGCAGCGTTAACGACTTTCATTACAGGATTTAATTTTGTCATCTCATTATATCCTTTTTTTTAATAATCTGTAGTATGTAATTCAATTCTTCCTGAATTAATTAATTTCTGTGCTACTTGCTCTTTATAACCTTCTGGTAACATTTCTGTAATGTCAATCCAATTTGTTCTATCTTTAGCCCAATCTTCTAAATATATTTTAGAGACGGTTAATTCTTCATCATATGGATAACCTTCAATTTCATATTCTATTTTACAGTCTAATTCACAAGTTGGAATAAGATTACCTTGTTCATCTTTAAGATCTTCATCTGAAAGAATGTTTGCGTTGATAATTGTTTGATATATCTGTTCATTTAATGGTAAATCTAATGTCCATATAATTTCATCATCACCTGTATGATCAAACGGATGTTGTGAAGCATATTTCAATTCACTTTCATCATCCCATTCTTTAAGATCTATATTATTTTCTTGTAAAACTTTGTGTACTAATTGTTCAAATTGATACATATCTAAATAACCTATATTTTTAATGAAGTTTAAACTTATATAATTAGAACTAGCATATAAAACAACAGGTTCCTCTAGGTTAATTACTCCTATTGGAACCTGCTTTTTTCATGAAAAATACATAGAAGCCTTGACTTCGCTTATATTTCCCGGATTTGCACCGTACTACATATTTTTCTTAGCTATATCTACCTAATCAACTGGATACATATATTGATCAAATACACTTACAGTCCGATACCGATATAAAGACAAGATACTGCCTTATCTTTGTTACCTGAAACATCTTTATGGCCACTCAATCAGGACTCACCAAAGATATATTTTATATATAATAAAGTGTTGGTTTTGTAAAGCCTTTTTATAAAGTTCTAAAAATTAAATATTTTTTAAGGATAATTATAATGATGACTTTAGAAGAAAGAATAGAAGATTTACGTCGTAAAGTTAATGAACTTTTAGGTGAAGATGTTTATCATTTTGATAAGTATCATACAGATAGAACAAATATAAACAATTTTATGAAAACATATAGTGGTATATTTATGCCACTCGATAAAAATAAAGATTATGAATATAAATCTCTTAAAAGCTTTGTGAAAAGAAATTTGAATAGAAATACATATTTCGCTAATAAAAATTTAAATAAAAATTATGTAGATTTAAATAATCAAAATGATGTAAACGAAATTACAAAAGCATTAAATGATCTTAAAGAAGATACATATGCCTATGATGCTTTCAAAGATTTATCAAATAGATTAGGTTTGAGTGAAATAAATACTCTTTGTATTTTAATGAGTCTTTGTCATGGATTAGAATTAAGTAAAGTTGAAGAATATAAACTTAATACAGCTAATCAGTATGGATTAAGATACGGTCAAAAATCAACTAAAGTCGCATAATTGGCTTTACTTTTAATTTGAAATAGTTTATTTGTTATTTTAAAGGAAATAACAAATGCTAAAAGATTTTATTTTAAACTTAACAAAAGCTGAATATAAAATTAACCTTTTAATGCTTGGAAAAAAAGAAGCTTTAAAAGATAATAAATATTGTCTTTTTTCATTAACTGGACAAGAATGGCGAAATTGTTCTATTTTATCATATACTGATTCTAGACAATTTGTTTCTGAAAAAGAAATAGTAGAATTATTTGAAGATAAAATAGAAAAAATATATCCTTCTCTTTGTAAAGTTGGATATTACGATTTTGATAAAACAGGAATCTGTGGTATATATGAAGATAAACTCAGTGACTTTGTAAAAGATATTGAATTACCAAAAGAATACGAATATTTGCTCATAAAAAGATTTTTACAAGGATATCTTACTTTAACTTTAAATTCTACAAATACACTCACGCCAACTTTCAAACTAAGAAAAGCTTGGACAGATATAAATGATATAAAAAGAATAGAAAAAGAATATCTTCTAAAACTTGTTAAAGAAACAGAATATGATTATGAATTAAAGATTTGTGAACCAGATGGTCTTCTTGGATTATTAATGATGAAAGAAGACTAATCCTCTTTTACAGAATCATTTCCGTAAATATCCATCCCTCTTGCTTTTTGAGCAAAATATTCATCGCTATCGTATTGTAAAGACTTTGGTGGATGTTTATATTCTTCATATGTCAATTCTGGATTAGCATACCAGTCGTTAAATTCGTCCATGTTAAATATCTCAACATATCGATAACCTAACTCTTTAGCTATTTTACGCTTTAATGGCTCTAACTCTGTCCATGTATAAAGAACTTTCGCGTAATAATCACCTTTTTTAGACTTAAGCCATTCTACATCAGCTTGACAGCTTGGATCTTCTGGATCGTATGGACGTCTTCCATGACGCCAGTTTTTATTGATTTGAATCATCATCTTTTCAGATGGTACATAAGCATCTACTTGCCACGGTCTATGATTAGAAGGATTGCGAAAATCATCAAAAGTCACAGATTTTTCTGCATCTGGCCATTTTTTCTTGATCAAATTCCAATAGTATTCTTCGTCTTCAGAGCTATTATATCCGCTATCTTTATCGAATATTTTTCCATCGCCTTCTTCGAGGTTATAACCGTAATTTTCTAATATGCTTTCTACAAGCTTTTCAAACTGAGACATATCTTAATAAATCCTATATTTCATGATGTTATTTAGAACTTAATTTTTGTAAATTAAGACAATGATAAAAGGCTTTACATGATAAATGCAATATGATATTATTTATTATATTTGATGTAAAGGAATTTGTCATGGGTCGATACACATTAAAAACTGCTAAAAATAAACATAAAAAAGAATTTTCTTGTGTTGAAAAATGGGATGGTGAAAGTGGTGATGTATTTTCAATAGAAATAATTGGTAATAATTTAAAAGATACATATATTTCGTATGACGTGTATCATGATTTTATCATATCTATCAATAAAGATAAATCGTTACGTTATGAGCATTTCGATTTGTTAAAGCTGTTAGTATTTATAGAGATGTATGATATTCCTAAAAAAGTCGTAGAAAAATTTATTTCAAAAATAACAGCTATAAGACAAAAAATTAACTAAAGGTTTTACAATTTACTTCATGCATGGATAGTTAATATATAAATTTAAAAAGAGATTAATCATGATAACAGATCATATATACAAATACAAATCAGGTAAAACTTATCACATCGGCTATATTCCAAATATATATTTATATATTGAAATACGTAACAATAAATTTGTTGAATATTTCATTGATTATGATGCTTTACACATTGATAAAAAAATACATTGTAGGAAATATGATGAAAGTGTATGCAGTTTTATAATAGATGGTGTATTTTGTTTTGATTTCATGTTGATTGTTTATAAATTGGCTAAATTAAATATTCCAAAAAGAGTATCAAACGCCTTTTTGAAAAAAGCGCAAGAATTAAATCAATGTTTAAAAGGGTAATTTGAATGCATAGAATTAATTTTAAACTTCATTATCCTCAATACGATATATCTGAAATATCAGATTATATAGTATTTAAAAATTTGATTTTAGATAATAAAGATAAACCGATTATATACAAAAATGATGAAATATATATAAATGATGATTGTACACGTTTATCGATTTCATATACTATTTACGGTATGGATATGATGGTGCAAGAGAGTATAGAAGAAGCTATTAATAGAATAAAATATTATATAGTATTAAATGGTTTAGATGAATACATTAGTGTAAAACAAGATTATGAAACAAATATCATTTTACAATTTTTTGTAAAAAATATAAATGAATTGAAAGTAGATTTTAAATTGAGAGGAATAATATAATGAAAAAATTTACAAATGAACAAATATTTGAATTTCTTATGTTAATTTCTGAAGAATTAAAAGTGTTTATTCCATTTTCTAAAAGAATGGAAATTTATCGTTTATATAAAGAAACATATTCTGAAAAGAGTACACCAAATATTAGATTACCTAAATATATATTAAAAGGAATAAAAGAATCTGATATAAAAGATTTTGAAAACAAATATGGTTTAATGGTACTCAATAGCTATAATTATGATTTTATAATGTTTTTAGATTTTGATAATTTTTTCACATTTCTAAAATTGAAAGGTAAATAATGTTGACGAAAGATGACGAATACATAATGATTGTACACGGTACATTAGGTAGAAAATTTATTAGATGGCTATCTAAACGTTGTGATGTGTTTGAAGTCAATAAAGTCTGTGATCATGCCATTAGATATGGTGTATATAATGATACAAAAAGATATTCTGATAAAAAGGTTATCGAAAATTTAAAATATAGTAGACCATACGTTATTAGATTTGAGTTAAATGAAGATATGAAAACTGTACTTCTTTTAGCAGGAATTAATTTAGAGAAATATATCAACGATATGTGGTGTCCAATATATATAAGTCACAATGCACCATATGGACGAAAGAATATGCGTAAATATTATGGAGCTGCTAATCGTAAAGATTTATGTATAGCAATATTAGCGTATTGGTCTCATTCACACCCTAGATGTTTTCCTCATGATATAATTTATTATCATGATAGAAAGAAAGGAGTAGAAAATGGAAACATGGATTGAAAACTTAGATCATAAAATGCTTATGAATATAATGTTAAATAAGTATTTACTTGATAAAGTAAAAGAAGCTTTAGAAGTAGTCGATGTTGGACATTCTTATAAAGAAGATCAAACGTTTCAACTTTGGATAGAATTACGCAAATTACCTAGTAAATCTGATTTACGTGTTAAAGCTATAATCAGAAATATAGGATTAGATAGATATATGAAAGTAAATTTTAACATAGATAAAAACTATTTATATATTGTATTTAATCTAGATCCAAATTTGACAAAAGAAGACATGGAATCTATATCCGGTATTCTACTTTTGCTAGGATATGGAAATAATATATAATGGCTTTACATTATTTTCTAGTTTTGTATAAATTAATTATATAAAATAATGAAAGGTTATAATATGGCTTATCGTTACGTTAAATTTAAAAAATGTTCTGGATATGATGGTATGTTGTGGGATATAGATTATATTGGATATTCTTCAAAATTAACATATGAAACAAAAGTAACTGGAATTAAAACTGGAGAAGATTATTCTACGTATATTTTAAACATTGATAAAGGTTATATGGATATCTTAGATAAAAATGGTAGAATAATTTATGATAACGACATAATAAAAACTGAAAAGAATGAACTTTTTATAGTTAAGAGAAAAAGAAATAGAAAAACACCAATTTTTATAAATATAAACGATTCGAAAATAAAACATAGTATATTATATTTTGAAAATGTATCTTGGGAATTAGTGAGTAATGCTTATGTTTGTTTAGATACAATGTTTGATAAATCTTTAATTAAACAAACACAAAATTAACTATAAATTAGAAATAATAAATGGCTTTACAAAACACATTATTTTTGTCTATAATGTGTTTACAATAGTGAAAAATTGAAAGGAACTAATTATGAAAAATTTTCCATCTGAATATTTATTTGTAGATGAAAACGCTAATACTTTTTATAAACGTTATGAAGAGAAAAAAGAAGCTTGTAATATAAATCCATATACATTAGCATCTACACCAGTTGTTTTTTCAAACAAAGCAACTGTAAGAACATTGTTTGAATTAGTAAATAAAAATGAATATCTTAAACCTTTTTTATTTCATTTCAACGATTTTTTTAACGAATTAGATAATAAGAAAGAGCAAAATATTAATGGTTCGATTAGATTTAGTTGGTCTGAAATTGATTTAAGTGAGAATTACTTCAATGTGAGTTTTCCAAAAATGGAAGTAGATGGTATCGATGAAAACAATGATATTTTTGGAATAGACTTTTTACCATGTAATGAAATCGCTGATTTACCATTATTGTTTGATAATAATGTGATTGTTTTAGATCAAGATGGAAAAGAAATTAAGAAAATATATACACATCCTACTTTATTTCAAGTACTCTATGGTTTATTTTGGGAATTGAGTTTTTACGGAGATCCGCATACTAGAGATGAAAAAGGTAAAGAGTTACTCAATGAATTATATAAAAATAAGGAGAATAAATCCAATGCGTGAAATAAAAAAATTTAAAACAGTTGGTGAATTAAAAGCTGTTTTAGAAAAATACGATTCTGATACTTCTTTACGAATTTTAAATGGTTTTAATTTATATGCTATAAGTATTATCGTTCCACAAAATAAAAATATGATTATTTTAACTCCGAACAAGAAATCTACAAGATGTGTGAAAGTAAGAAAATCTTAAAAATTAAATATATAATTAACAACACAGAATTTGTAAAAGAAATTGAAGTTCCTAATATCGATCAAGCTTCTGATGTTGAAACACAGATTATTCTTTTAGTAGATAAATTTGTGTCAGATTATAATGAAGCCGCTGGTTTTAATATAATCAAATCGATAAATTGGGAATTAGTATAAATGAATGATAAAATAATTATTCATCTCGAAGATGAGATAGGTCCAAAAATGTTTTTTAGACATTTCTTTACAAAAAGAGGTTATACAGTATTAGATTTTTCAGATGCAAGTGAAGCAAATGATGCTAATCAATATCAAAATGCTAAAGTTATAATATCTGATTTTGATATGCCTGGTGAAAATGCTTTATCTATGTTAAGATTTTTACAAGACAACAATATTTCTACTCCAGTAATAATGCATTCTGGAAATAAGTCTAATTATGATTTGATTAAATCTAAAGGTTTAGATAAAAATGTTATAATGTGGGCTGATAAAGATGAATCTTTAAAAAATATTTTAGAAAAAATAGAAAGTTTATAAAAATGGTTTTACTTTTTATTTTTGATAGTATATAAAAGTTTTTGTTAAAAGCAAACATTTTTTAAACATAATTTAGAAAGGAAACTTAATCATGGCTCGTGCTAGAATTTTAGTTAGTGTTGATGGCGGTAAATTACGTAATGTTATGGATACTGCTGAAAAATATAATGTGAAAGCTAATAGTTTATATATGGCTTTACACAATAATCAGAAATATTTTTTTGATTATCGAATTAACAAAATAGATAAATATACATACGATTTGATCACAAGTAAAGCTTCTTCAAAAGAAAGGAATTTATCTAAAAGAGCAGTCGGTGTCAAATGTGTAGATACAAATACTATTTATCCAAGCATTAGTGCTGCTGCTAAAGCTTGTGGTGAACACATGTGGACAATGTCTGTCAAAATGGAAGAAACAGGTAAATTTATCGATAAAGAAGGTAAAGAATATATTCGTTTAACTCCAATGAATAAATTGACTGATCGTACATATGGTATTAAAGCATCTGCTATAACAAGAGATATTAAACCGTATAAAAAATCTACACAAAGTGTTGAAAACGTTGAAACTCATGTTATTTCAGCAAAAGATAATATTATTCAATCTTTAATTAAATCAACAAATTTATTAATGGATAATAAAAATTATTCACAAGCTGCTCAAGTTTTAGCAATTTTAAATGAAATTGATAAGCAGTAAATAAAGTTTATTGTTGAACGAAAAGGCTATACATACAAAGTATAGCCTTTTTTATGGCTTTACTTCATATAAAGTTTATAATATAATTATATTATAAATGAAAGGCTTAACATGGAATTTCCAAAAATTTTATATATTAGAAATCAATATGATCACTTCGCAAGTAAAACAATTGGCGTTTGTAAAAAAGCTAGAGTTAAAATAGAATTTGTAAAAACGATAAAAACACTAGACGATTTAAATGAAATAGAGACCTTAGCCAAAATGTCAGGACAAAAAATAGAAAAAGAAGGTAATACTTTTAGTACTCATAAAATAGGTCAATATGTTATATTACATTCTGTAGAAAAATCTACAATGCTTTATTTGACAGAATTAAATTCAGCCAGATTTCATTGGTGGGAATCATATCATGATTATGATTGTGAATATGCATTATATGTAGTAACTGAAAAAGATATACCTAATCCAAAAAGAAAGGATATAGATATGAAAATAGCAAATACAAAAAACATAAAAAATGATGTAATTAAAAATAGTAAATATATTAGTTATTTAACAAAAGACTATGTTTATTTAAAGAAAAGTCAATTGATGAAATTGATAGAGAATGAATTAAAAAAGCAAGGTTTTGAGTTAAATAATAAAATTAATATTTATATAGAAAACAACGAATAGGAAAAGAAATGAAATTAAAAAAAGTAAATTTTGATGAAAGAGGAGCTGCACCTTGTAAATTTTGTAGCAAAAAGAATTTACAAGTTTATCCAGTTATTAAAGAAATCGATGAAATGTTTTATGCTCAATGTCCAAAGTGTAATAAACATAATCCTTATGAATTTTTAGGAATAACTGAGAAAAGAGCGATAGATCGTTGGAACAATTGTCAATGCTCTAGAGGTGACGATTTGTATTAAGTGAAAGGTTTTACAATGTATCGTAAACAGTATATATACTATTGGAAAAGAGAAGAAGATAATAACAATGGATATATAATTCTATCATCTAACAAACCAGATGAAGTTGCTAAAGCGATGATTATATATGATTGTGATAATAATATATATTATTATTCACAAGATAAAGAAGACTTAAATGCTCCAAGTAATCTAAAAAATGAACTTGAAGTAATTGAGATTTATAAAAATAAGTTTATTTATCGAGAAAAAATAATAAATGAATTTTTTAATAACGTTAAAAAATATTTAGAAAAGGAAGAAATGTCATGCGAAAAGATATTATATCCATATTAGAAAAATGTAATGAAACTTATTCTAAAGGCGAAGTATATTTTCTCAAAGATAATGAATATTCCATTATAGAACAAGAATTTAATATCACTTTGCCATATTTAGATGTAGATGATTCTTTATATGACATTATTTATTTTTGTGCTAAAGAAAAATGGCCAGATGATCCATTTTTTAACAAATTGACTTCAGAAAACGTTGGCTATGGACAAGACATTATTCATGAAATACCAATGGGTAGCATGGAAGAATTAAAAGAAGGTGATTTGGAGAAGTGGATTGGAAATCACAAAGATTTTGTATTCTCGGATAAATTAGATGGTTGTTCAGTTATCCTCACATATATTGATGGAAAATTGAACATGGCTGCTACTCGTGGTCATGGTACAAAAGGAAAAGATATCATGCGTCACATTAAACAAGTTCATAACGTACCAAAGAAAATAGATTATAAAGATAAACTAATAGTCCGTGGTGAATTAATTTTTAAAAAGAATATGATCAAATCAATACTCGATAATATAGAATTGAAAACTGGTAAAAAGCAGAAAAACGGTCGTAATACAATAGCTGGCGCCTTAAATAGAAAAGAAACAGATAAAGACATCTTTAATAATTGTAAATTTGTTGCTTATTGGACTTCTAATAACCAAGGAACACTAGATGCATTTAAACAATTAGAATACTTAGGTTTTACAGTACCTTATTATCAGGAATGTTCTAATGAAGTTTTGACAGATGAAAACTGTTTAGAAATAGTAAAAACTCGTTTGAAGTTTTCTGATTATGAATTGGATGGTATAATCATTACTCAAAATGATTATAGTGATACAGGATTTGTAGGTGGAACAATAAATCCTAAATGCAGTCGTAAATTTAAAATGGGTATTCATGATAATGTTGCTGAATCTACAGTTACCAATATAAATTGGCAAATTAGTAGATGGGGTATTTTTACTCCAGTATTAGAAATCGAACCAGTTGAAGTAGCTGGAGCTTTGATTACTAATATCACGGCACATAATTATGAAAATGTAATTAAGTCAAGATGCGGTATTGGTGCTAAAATTAAATTTAAACGTGCTGGTTTAGTTATTCCTAAATTAGAAGAAGTATTGATACCATCTGAAAATTATAATTTACCAAAATGTAAAACTGAAATACAAGGTGTCGATTTAGTATATGTTTGGTCTAATGATACTCCACAATATGCTAAAGAAATGGGAATTAGGCGTTTAGAATATTTTGGAAAAGTATTAGATATTGAACAGCTAGGTTATGGTAATTGTGCTAAAATATATGATAGATATATAAAAGATAATAAATTGAATCTTTATGATAATCCATATCGTATTTATGAACTTCCAGAAGGTGAAATTACAAAACTGATAGGTGAGAATGGGAAAAAGATAGAAGCTAGTCTGAAAGCTAAAAAAAGTACTTTTACAGAAACACAATTTGCTGCGGCTTGTGGTAGTTTTGGTCCAGATATCGGTGAACGCGTTTTACAATTAGTTTGGGATAAATACGGTACTTTAGAAAATATGACTGAAGATATGTTAAAAAATATAGACGGTTTTGGACAAGCTCGTATTGAACAATATATTGAATATCAACATTTGTGGTATATGACTAAAATCCATATGCAATTTTATGGTTATTGTATAGAATTTGTTGATGCTAAAAAGAAAATAGAATCTGACAAATTTAAAGACTATATTGTTTGTTTTACTGGCGTTAGAGATAAAGCTTTAGCTCAATATATCACAGACAACGGTGGACAAGCTGGAGATAATTGGACAAAAAATACAAATTGTTTAATTGTTAAAGATAAAAACAGTACTTCAACTAAAATGAAAAAGGCTTTACAATTAGGAATCAAAATTTTATCTTTAAATGAAGCTTATGGGGAGTTTAATTTTGAAAGGAAATAATAATGCATCCAGATAAACTTATTCCAGGTTCAATGTTTAATTTTGATGGTATAAATTATACTGTTGGAAATGAAAATGAGTTGCTCAAATTGATAGAGTTAGATACTTCTAGTTTATATCCATCGATTTTTTCAACTTCGAATGAAGAAAGTAGACTTCCTTTTGATAACGCTTGTTTATATCGCAATATATTTTTAAATCTTTGTGACGAAAATGAAGATAAAAAAGCAGATTATGAAACATTATTGATATTGAATGATAATGATTACCGACGCACAGTTTTGCAAATCGAATACGAAAGAGGATCAGCGATCAATACAAACAATGTTTCAGATTTATAGGAATTTATCATAATGAATAATGTGTTTAAACAATGTACTAAATTAACTACTCTCGATTGGATAAACATGAAAAAAAATATATCAATTGAAGCTTGTTATCGTGTATTATTTGATAAACTTTGTGAAAGATTTCCACAATATGTTGATGATTTCGTGACAATTAAAAGACTATATAATGAAACAAATCAATTAGAAAATGAAAACGTAGTAATTCAAATAATAGCTTTTTTGATTAAGGAAGGAAAACTTTAATGGTAACATCTAATAAAGTGTTTATATCTGCAACATCATCTTCTTCACCTTTAGCACAAACAGTAACGCTTAACAATAATCAAACTGTTAATGGTTATAAAACATCTATAAGCACTACTACTTTTACTAATCAACTTTATCTTCAAAATCACGATAAAATGGAAATGATTTTGAGTGAAGGAAATATAAACAAAATAGAAGAAAATAATCGTGCTAAAATAATGTATGATTTAATATCTGTTTGCTTAACGAACGAAGAAAAACAAGATATAGAAACAGTTTTAAAATTGAACAATGATAATTATAAAGCTATTTTACGTTCTGTATTAAAGTTATTATTACAAGATGAAATATCTACCATTGACGGTAAGTAATATTTTTACTTTCTCCAAGACGGAAAGGCTGTTGAATTGTGAAGTCTGTTACTGCTGTGCCGTCACCTGCAAAGTTTATTAATGGTGTGTACCAAGTTTGTGCTAAAGTGTTTGCTGTTATAACAGCATTTTGATTTTTTATATAACAACCAACACCGCCTGTTACATCAACATCTTCAATAGTGTTGTATTCCCTATATCTTCCATTAGATATAATTCCGTTACTAAATAATCTTACATACCAATCTTTAGATGTTCCAGTTCCACCTAGTTCAACTATTTGTAAACTATTTGTAATTGTTTGTCTTGATTTCAAATTTCCATTCGTATTGTATCTATCAGAAACAAGTGCTTTAATCCCAGGATATACGAAAGCATGATGCCCGATGAATCCTGCACCATTAAATATCATGTCACGCCCATTAGAGTCTTTGGCAAAACTTGCTACACCATCTACGACATCAATTACACATAACGGTGCACAATATCGCCCACCTGCTTCACCTGTACCTGAATAATTTATAATCGTTTGTGCACTTGTATCAAATGCAAAACCGCCACTTGCTGTTGCTCCAGAACCACTAACACAACTTAAAATGTTTCTTGCAAATAAAGAAGAACCAGCAAAACTCATACAAACTACAAATTTGGCAGTATTTGTCGGCAAATCTAAAGTTAAATCACTCGAATTGCTTACTTCTGAGTATGTATTGCCATTCGGGTACCAACAAGAACTTCCAGCCTTCAAGGTCAGCACATTATTTTCTACTATGGCATTAATTTTTTGCGGAATTTCTAAAATACAATTAGATATAGTGCCATTTTGAGTAGCAAATACATTACTTATGTCTTTAATCTCATAAAGTTGCGTATTATCATAAGTATTTGTATCTATAACATCTTCATATTTATCATAAGACAATTTATTAATTATTAAGTCTGAAATAGGGGTATCTGTACTCATTATATATAAACCTGTAAAATTTTAACAATATTTATTTATAGAACTAATTTGTTGTTATAATCACATTGTTTTCATTCAATGGCTTTACTTTTTGTATGATAATAGCTATATTTACAATATAATAAATTACATATTAAAAATTTTCAAAGGAGAGTGTTTATGACCATCAAAACTATAAAAGATAAAGCTGCTTTACGTAAAAGTAAGCAAAAAACAATAAAATTAGGAAGAAGAAGTATAAATGATATAATAAAAAGTAAAAGTTTATCATTTCCTGAAAAAATCGATTATATTCGTCATCATTACACATACTATGAAGGAAATGCTAATCTATTTGATAACCAATATGAATACAGACGTTCTTGGTTAAATAAGTTAATAGAAGGTGTAATAAATAGAAAATACCAACCTTGTGTTTTGAAAAGTTTTAATAGAATCATAATGAAATGGCGTAAAAATCCAAATTATAAACCAAAACGAAGTGAAATATATATAGAAAAGCGATATGCTGATTTATGTAATTCTATAGATTTTTTTGATTTAATTGAGTTGCAAAATTATATATCAAATGATAATAAGGAGAATTTGCAAGAAAATGTTATTGCCTTATAATTCTAATAAATTATATTTTTTCATGACACGTGGTATTCCTGGTTGTGGTAAAAGTACTTTTGTAAAAGAATATATGTCTAAGATATCAAAAGTTGTAGAATCAGATGTAATACGTGAAGCTATAAATGGAAGATGCTTAGAAAACGGTCGTGAATTTATAAATCAAAACAACGGAGCAGCTGTTTGGGTTATTGTTGATAAAGAAATTGAAATGACTTTACAAAACAATCAATCAGTTACGCTAGATGCAACAAATATTAATTTTTGGCAGCTTGATAAATATAAAAAGATAGCTGAAAAGTATAAAGCTGAATATATTGTTATAGATTTTTCAAATGTTTCGTTAGAAGAAGCATTAATGAGAAATTCTTTAAGATTACCGGAATATAAAAGAGTTCCAGATAAAGTAATAGAACGGATGTATAGAGATATCATTAAAGAAAATGATAAATTAATCACATTTAAGGCTTTACATAATAAAAATGAAGTTTTAGATTGGTTATCGAATGTAATTTAGGATACTTAATATAAATGAATACAAGTGAAAGCAATGATCAAGAAGACGTAAAAGATGATGATCTTGTTGAATATTCGGATGCTGAAAAAGAAGAAAAGATAAAACTCATATCTAAGCGTAAAAAAGAGTATATTTCTTCTAAGTTGTTATTTGAATTAACTTGTAGAGGTGCACACGATTAAGAAAGGAAAAACATGACCTGTTGTATAGCTTATAAGATTGAAAATAAAGGTGTAGTATTAGCAGCTGACACGGCTGGAACTGATAATTGTGATAATCAACTTACTAGAGTTGATCCAAAACTTTTTAGTCGTGATGACTTCATGTTTGCTGTTGCTGGATCTTTTAGATTACGTGATGTTTTAATGTATGATTTCGATATTCCTAAAAAACCAAAAAATGTATCAATTGATAAATATATGAGAACCAAATTTATCAATGCTCTTCGTAACACATGCATTGATAAAGGTTTAATTAAAAAGAATGACGATACAAATGAAGAAGAATTGATTGGTGAATTTTTAATTTGCTATAAAGATAAGATTTATAAAATAGAAAGTGATCTTCAGGTCGGTGAATCTGTAGATAATTTTTATATTGTTGGTAGTGGTGAACAATTAGCAATCGGAGCTTTAGCTATTCTTGAAAAAAGAACACCTCAAGCCTTTAATATTAAAAACATTAAAAATACTTTATTTGATGTATTGTCTACAGTTTCTAAATATAAATCGTCTGTGAGAGGTCCTTATATAACAATAAATAATCTTGGAGAAGAAAATGAATAATTGGCAACCACTTTTAGATATCTTAAAACAAGATGATTGGCAACAACAACTTGAAAGTGAACCAAGATATATAAGTATAAAAAGATGTCCTTATAAAGATATTGCTGGTAATTTACTTTATCCAGAATTATATATGCTATCATACGGTGAAGAATCTGATTTTAATGATCCTGTTGTTAGATGTTGCCGAGGTAGCATTGTTTCATTCGATGATAAAATTAATCCAAAAGTAGTATGCCAAACATTTCTTAAATTCGGTAATTATGGACAAGATTTTTGTCCAGAGATAGATTGGTCATCAGCAACGGTTCAAGATAAAAGAGATGGTTGTTTGATTAAGCTCTTCAATTACAAAAATGCTTGGTTTTGGGTAACTAATAATGGTTGGAACATTGATCTTGCTGCAAAAGAAATAACAATGTTACCATCAAAGTTTGAAGAACCAGAAACTGATAGTTGTGTAACATTTATGAATCTAATAAATTATTCAATGAATAAAGTTGGTTTTGACTATACGAAATTAGAAAAAACATATACGTATATGTTTGAATTATGCTCACCAAAATTACGTATTTTAGTAGATAATCCTAAAACAGAACT